CTATTAGTTTGTATAATTCCCCAAGTTTTAAAAGTTGAACTTCTAGGTGCTAAATACCCCTCCCATCCTTTAGGTAATTCTAAAGCAAATCCTAGAGGTATCATAGCATAACCCATATATGGTACAAATACATCTTTATTAGCATATACATCTATCCAATTTCCTTTAGTTATTTTCTCCATTTTAGTTGCTCCGTCAAAATATTTAATTCTTAATTCCATAATTTATTATTCTCCTTTTCTATCTTGTAATATTTTTTAATTAACAGGGAGAATAAATCTCCCTAAATATATTTATTATTTTAAATCTACTATATATTGATTATCAGAACCATACATTGGATTTTCACATTTTTTATCTTTAATAAATTTACCACATATGATTTTGTCAAGATATGTAATTATTTCTTTGTTTTTAACTTCATCCCATTCATAACCAGTCCATAGATAAATACTACAATCTGGAATTTCTTCTTTTACTTTTTTAACAATTTTAGTAGCCTCTTTGATATTAAATGGTGCTAATGGTTCACCACCTAATACAGATAGTTTCTTGCTTTTTTTACATGTTTCAACTACTAAATCACAATCTATATGATAATTTTTGTCATATTCCCATGAACCTTGATTATGACATCCTTCACATCTATGTGGACAACCTTTAAACCAAATAGTAGTTCTAAGTCCATCCCCATTTAGAATATCAAAATCTTGTATTCCTTCTCCTATATATTGTCCATAATGTACTACCCTATTTTGATTTTCTTGATATTTACCATCATTAACCCTTGTGCTACCATCAATTTCGTAATAGCTTAAATATCCACATACTCTATCGACTATTATTAATTTTGTGCTACCACAATGATTACATTTAGGATTTTTAGGATCATATTCCGTTACTGTTTTACCGCAATTCTTACAAGTAATAGAATCAAAATTAACACCTTCATATAATCCTAATTTCATAGCTTTTCTAGTTGATTGACTAATTGCTTCAAGATTATGATTAATAGGATATTCAGTATAGACTATATGCCCTCCATTTGCTAAGTCAAACATAGGTTTTTCTATTTCCATCTTTTTGAATGGATTTATTTTAGCTGCTACATTAACATGGAATGAATTCATATAATACTTTTTATCCGTAACTCCTGGTATTAATCCAAATTCTTCATAATCCTTATTTCTACAAGTTTCCGCATAACCCTCGGCTGGTGTAGAATAAATAGCAAATAATAATCCATATTTTTTTATAGCTTCATTTTTCCATTTATTAAAATGTTCTAATACTTCAATAGCAAAAGAATTATCTTCATGAATTTCTTTACCTGTCATTAATAAACTAGCTTCATTTAAACCAATATATCCGTAAGACCAAGTAAAGGTTTTTATTGCTCTTTCAATAGTTTCTTCTGGTTTTAATTTAATGTGACAACCACCCTCACAGAAAAATAAAGGATTTGTAGATGCTTTAACGTCTTTCATTCTGTTATATGTCCATAAGTGACCTTCTGTAGCTAGATCAAAACATCTTTTAACTTCTTTAAAATAAGCTTCTTTATCTCCTTTATATTTAATAGCTGGTTTAACTGTATTAATAGTTATAGCTCCACAATTAGCTCTACCATTAAATATAGCTTTATCATTTTTATCTAAAGGTTTTATTCCACCTTTTTCAAACCAAGGTGAAAGATATGCTCTACACATGTTTATCCAATATCACTATTGGCACTGACTATATCTTCTCTCCGATTCACCACATCATCAACAAGCCCCTTCCTTCGAATTGGTGCTTATCTCCAATCCTACGCAATTACACTCATCATTGCTAGTCGATACACATTTATCAATTTATATAATAAATTGAATTTAGCACGGTCTCAACTTAATTATATTTTATATTTATAAATAAGTCCTAACCGTTAGCATGATAAACAAATATCACACACCCTATAAGCTAGGTTCAAGGGGTTTTACATGGGCTAGTAGATTACAAACCCATAGGTGCTAACGCATATCCATACTTTTTCCACACTTCACCGCACCAACCATTATCAAGTGATAAGAAATCAGGATATTCACGCTTACTTCTACATTCTATTGCTAATTTATATAAATCTTCATTTATTCCACCTTTACCATGTATCTCTTCTCTATAAAAGAATACTAATTTAGGGAAAATAGCTGTTTGTCTATATTTACCACAACCTTTTAATCTAGTCTCTAATATAATTCTTGAAACCATTCTTGCCCAAAAGCTTGTCCTGTTACCAAAGGCAATAGTTTCAAATGGTACTTGCATATTTGAATTTGATATAGAATTAAGTCTTGTTTCGATACCATTCCATCTTTTTCTAAAAGCTCTTTCAACAAAATTCATAGCTAATTTTTCTATTCTATCTTTAGGAACTAAATCACCAACTTGCTCTGTATAATATTCTATGGATTTATTATAAGCATTTTCTAAGGCATCTTCTAATACATGATCTATTTCATTTATTGTGAAACCACCATATTGATTTGCACTGGCTTCTAATAAAACATCTGATAAAACTCCTAAATAAGCTTCTATACAATTTGCATCATCATATTTTAAACCGTTAATAATAGGATTATTGTCAATGACATTCTTCATATCATATAAACAACAGTTTATACCTTTAAAGAATCTATCAGAAACATCGTGGAATTTTATATCATTCTTTTTATGTGCTTCAGCTAAATGTTTGGGTAGTTCATGATTTAACATTTCATCTGTTATGTACATATCTAAAATTAAACCTTTTTTAGTGGCTATTAAATCAGAATTTTTATTGGCATTTTCTCTGGTTTGTTGATTTAAAATTCTTGTTGTTTCACTTCTTTTTGCTAAAGTTCTTTTATATTCTTGAACAGCTCTATAACCTTCATATTTAATAGCTGTAGTTTTATCACCGTTTTCCATTAATAAATTAACAACCTTACGTTCTATGTCTCTAACCGTTACTTTATTATTATCAAAATTAGTATTTTCAATTTCTTTAGCTATCTTTTTAGCTATATGCTCTTTACCTTCAGCTTTCATAATAGCATTAACTATTTTATCCCTATTAAAGTTTACTTCTCTACCGTCTCTTTTAATTACTTTTAAATCTTTTATCATATATGTAATTCCTCCAATATTTATTTTATATGTTTCTTAGTTGATATTTAACGAATTGTCTTAACACTTCTATTTCTTCATAAGTTAGTGTTGGATTTTTATCTAAATAATTTTTGAATTCATTTTCTATACCTTTCTTTTCAGTTTCTCTAATTTCCTTTTGGAAGTTTCTTATGTTCTCTTGATGAGAATATAGTTTTTCTTTATCATAATCCTCTTTTAATATGTATTTATCTATCATAAAATCAACCCCTTTTATTTTATTTGAACATACCCTTTAACATGAGGTTTGCCCATATTATTAACTCTTTGCTTATAATTTGGCTCACCTTCATATTTTGGAGGTATTAAAACATCTAATCTGTTATAATTGTTAAAATGACTTCCTCCTCTATCTGCTACAGTAAATAAACCATAACCCTCAAGATAGATTTTAGTTCCTAGCGGATATACATTACTAGCAACTATTCCATACCGAAGAGGTTGTCCAGTACAAGTTACTGTACAATTCCCATTCTCCTCTGGCAAAGAACTATAAAATGACAGTATAAAATCAATTTCTTCAACTTCTCCAGTTAGCCCTCTACCTGATATTTCTTCTTGTTTCTTTTGTTCTTTTAATTTCTCTTCATTTTGTTGTTTTAAACCTTCTCCAAGCTCTTTTAACATTTGTTGTTTCTTTAGTTGTTCTGATTCTTCTTTAATTTTTTTAAACTTATTATCCTCTAAAGGATATTGGTTGTCTTGTATATTTAACTTAAACCTATTATGTAAATTCGATTTATCTAATACTTTGTCTGTCATTCCTAGTAGAAGAGGTAAACAACACAAGACACTTACTATCCTTCTTTTCATTCAATCACCTCTTATAATTTTGATATTTGTCTAATTAATTTAAATTTTAGTTTCATTCTTTTAATAAAAGATAAGTTATAGAAATTAAAAAATTGATTATTAGTTATTTCACATTTTATATTTTCTGATGAATTGTTAAAATCAATAATATTGTCCGCACTATTTTTATAAACTATAATCATATTTTTTATAGTTACGGTGTCGTTGCTTATTTTTATCATTATAATCTCTCCTTTAATATGTAATATAAAATTTATTAAAAACTATGTCATAGTGTATTTCTATATTAGGACTACTTTTATTTCTTATCTCTTCTAAAAATTTTTCTAATTTATTTTTTGTGTTTTTATTAATACCAAAATCTAAATACTTAACTCTTTTAATCATTGAATTAACTCCTATTTTATATATTTACATGGTATAACTTCAGTTGACACAGTTTTAAATGTGTAAGGTTTATCACAATACATACCCGCACTAAACATTAAGTCTTCTAACTTTACTGTTAATGTATCTTTAGATATTGTAAATTTAGCATTTATCTTTGTTTCTTGTAGTCCAAAACAAATAGTACCATCATCATTCAAAAGTAATTTAATATTCATAAGACATTTTTTTCTTTTTTTCATTTAATCAACTCCTATATATCTATTCTTAATATTTCTTTTGATTCAATTTGATAACTTTTATCAAAAAACGCTGTAAAGTTTTCTCTGTTATTAACATATACATTTGTAAACATAATAATATCTAATTCCTCATTGTAAAATAATATGGTGTTCTTAGTAGGTTTTAATGAATAACCATATGGTAAGTAAACTTCTACACTATCAAGTACTCCATTTTTCTTATATTTTTTTAATAATTCATATTTGTTCATTTATATCACCTCATAATAAAAAATATAACATTCTACTTCTTTGTTGTTGTTATTAAAGATAACGTTGGTTGAGATAATTTTGTTAAATTTATTGCTATTCAACCATTTTTGAATTTTCATTGTTACAAAGGTCTCATCTATTCTAGAAAAACATATTACTTTCATTTTTAACTCCTATTCTTTTAATCAATTCTTTAATTTATTTTAATATGTCATACAGCCATAAGGACAATATCCTTCATCATCAACAAATTCTTGATAAGCTGGTGAGCCTTGAAACTCTCCAACACACTCTTCATGATAATTATAAATTAATTCAGTTCCGCAACAATTGCAGATACTTTCTTTGCTGCAAAATGTATTTAATTTATCTTCTAAAAATTCTATGTATTGATCTTTATTGTTTGTTAATTCTTTTATTAATATATGTAATAAGTATTCTCCATCTTCTTGATTTTCTCTTATTTCTAATATAGATTTAAATAATATATCTGGAAGAGTTGTTATAATTGGTGGATTCTTTAATTCTCTAAGCTCTAATATTAGTTCATTTTGTTCTTCAAATTTTTCTTTAATAGTTAAGTCTTTTTCAAGTATTATATCTAAAGCTCCTTCCATAATTTGTTCCATATCTTTATTTTTTTCTTCTAATTCAAACATTTTTATATCCCCTTTTGTTTATGTATTTGTCTTTCGACATTTTTAATTATATACCTATTTTTAAAATAAATCAATCAATTATTTAATTTATTTCAACATTTAATAATTTTATATCCAGCTTCATCAAATATTTCGGCTACTATATGTCTATGACAGAAATCATTATTGGACTCATAGCATAGCAAACATATATTTACACCCATATCTAATAAGCTTTGTATTAAGAATAATGTATTTGCAGATTTAATATTATCTAATTCATCTAAAAACTTATTTCTAAAGTCATCTTGAGATATCAAACCATTTTTATATGCTTTTAACAATCCTTCTGATGGTGCTAATTCTAGTAATTCTTGAATTCCTTCTTTATTATAATTCATGTGTGGTGGTCTTTTTCTACATATTGCTACAGTAAAAGCATCTAATTGTTTCCATTTTCTCCAATTACCAAAATAACTTGTATATAATATTCCTTTACTCATGTTTAACTACCTCACTCAAATCATTTATAAATACACATATTATCAAACAGAAACAACTTATTTTTAACGTACTAATATTTGATTGAAACCATACCAATATCATACATAATACTTCTATGAATAATAATAAGGTATGTAATCTCTTTATTATTTTACTCATTAATTTTACACCTCTCTTGGATCTATTCTTATAATATTTTTATTTACTTTTTTAGCATAATTAACACAATTACCAGTACCACCTTTGCTTCCATCCCATACTGCTATAACTATATCGGCTTTATCTACCATATACATATTTCTTTTCATCATCTTAGCTGGATGGTATACTTCATTTTCTATTCCTTTTAAATGATACTTCTCCAATTCATCTACAAATGTAACATCATCAGCAATTAAAACTTGTTTATAATATCTATCTACATCTGTTTTATTAAACCACTTATTAGCTTGATTTTTAAATGGTATTGCTACCTCAAGAGTTATTCTTTCAGGATATTTAGCTCTTAATACTTCACAACTTCTGAAGAACATTTGGTCTACACCTAATGCACCACCCTCTATACAATTAATAGTTTCATTAGGATTTTCTTTTAATATATCTTCTACAGTTTGATAAAGCTTTAACATAATTCGTTGATTTTTATCAGAATTCCAATCGTATCCTCCTAAATTTGGATTTGAAGGTCTATGTCCTGTTACACAAATATTAATCATAATATGTATTCTCCTTTTATTTTATAAAATTATTTTCATTTACGAGTAAATCATTTTAGATATAACTTTAAGCTATACTTAATTCTAATTCTTCTGCTTGTTGTAATAATTGAGCTGCTTGATCTTTCATAGATTGAATTTTTCTTTTTAGTACATCTTTAGATATTTCTAAATGTAGTTTATTCCAAGATATTAATTCGCTTGTTTGATATCTATTCTCTTGTTCCCATTCGTTATATCTAATAATCTCATATTCTACATCGTTATCTTTATATATTAAATTTACAGATGTTATATCATCATATTTATTTATTCTTTGTAATGGTGTTAAATCATCATAAAAACCTTTATATTCAATTTTTTCGTTAAGATTTATATATGTATTAATTTCTCCATCTTGTATGTATATGTTATCCAACGCTTCTACTGGAATGAACATCCCCTCACAATTTTCAAATCCTAAATCTATTCCTAATAAGTCTTTTGTGTTTATTTCTTTATTATCCATATTTGTATTACCCCACTTTGATTATTTTTTTTATCTTTAAAATGTAGATTTTAAATAGATTAATTATTTAATTTATTTTTAAATATAATATCTACAAAATGGCTTGTTTTGGTTGAAATATTATCTATTTAGCTTTATTTTTATATCAAACACATCCCTCTTCACTTAATAACTCTGGATTCTCATATATATTACCTATTTTCTTTAAATCGCTGTAATCGAATTTTAATGCTATACCTTTAAACAATGGTTTAAGATCAAATCCTAAAGTTTTATATATTACTAAGTATTTTTGATTATCCATTCCTAAATTCAATTTAGATTTATTAGTGTTAATTAAAATATCTCCCTCATATATCTCTATGCCATCTTTATCTTTTAAACCTATATATTGCATTATTTCTACGTTATTTAAATTCATTATTGTATAATTCTTATCTGAACAACATTGATGGTCTAAGGGTAGTACTCAATGATTAACTTGTCCTTTATTTTCATACAATTCAAAGTTTAAATACTGCATATTCTTATTTAATGACTCCCAAACTCTAAATTTAATTTCTCTTTTATTCATAATTTATCATCTCCTAATATGTATTAATTAATCATTTACGTACCATTTACCTCTTATTTCATTGTGAGTAAACAGTCTTATTTCGTCATTCACCGTATTGATAGTTTTATCTTTAGTGATATATACACTAACACTATCTCTAATTTTAAAACATTTTCCACTAACCACACTTTCTATTTCTCTACCTTTTTCAAAACATTTAAAAGCCTCTTCAAATGTATATTCTTTTCTTTCTTGTAATGTAAATAATATATCATCTGCTATTGATTTAACTGTTTTAGATGGTGTATTATCCCAAATATTAATAACTCCTTTTCTTTTATTTATATATGAAGTCTCACTTTCCCAAGTTTCACCATCCTTAATATTTGTTATTACTTCTTTAAATGTTAATTCTTCCATATTATTCTCCTCCTCTATTTTATCAAACATATCTTCTGTCCAACAGAAACATAGATTATCTATATCCAAATTATAATTTCTATAAATCTTATCACATTCTTCGTCTATATATTTTATAGTTGCAATTTTCCCTCTAAATTCATCCATGGCATCAGAAAAAGTATATTTACCATATTCCTCACCACATTTTAAATCTTCTCTTACTTTAACTTTATCTCCTACTTTTAACATTATCTATCAACTCCCATTATTTTATTATTTAACTTTTGATTTTTGCTAATTCTAAAGTCTGAAGGTTTATAAAAATGTATTCCCATAGCTGTATAAACTATTAGAGTATGTTTCATTCTTATTTTTGGATTAGCCAAAACTTCTTTTGCAAATATTTTATTATCTTTTCTTAATGGTATGTTCACGCAAGTTCCTCTAATATTCTTATTAGCTTGATAAACTTTAAATTTGCACATAAATTCCTCCTAATACATCTCTCAATAATAATACTAATTCTTTATCATTAAAAGATTTTATATTTGAATATTTGTTTTGAGAAACCCTTTTACTTATATTTTCTCGCCACTCTTGATATGTAACATTATTAGAATCTCTTGTAGATAACCACATTCTTCTAAGTATATCTTCATAATAATTAATCATTAATGATCCTCCTAAAATTAATAATATCCATTTTCTCTTTCTTCTTCATTTTTAGGCTCTCTAAAACAAGTATTAAAATTATCTGATATTATATTATTATCTTTAAAGGCTTGGCTCATGTCTTTCCACTCTTGTTTAGAATCTAAGAATACTTCTAATTCATTAATAAACATTGAATCCATTCCTTCATCATCTAAAAACCCAACTATTACCTCTCCTAATCCACAAGTATTAAACTCGCTTGATAATCCTTCCCATGTTTGCTTTTTATTTCTAACTTTCATTATTTTATTCCTCCTTAATATAAATCTGATTCTTCATCAATTTCATATGTAAATCTACTATCTATATCATTTAATATTCTTTCTTTTATAGATTCCATATTTTTAACTACATCATCTATAACCTTATATTCTTCTCTTTTAAGTTGTTGTTTTAATATGTATTTAAAAGCTTGTCTTAAAGTTGGATGATAAGTTATTTTTTTTATGCCATATCTTTCATTTTCTTTATGTTTAATTACACCATATTCCTCTATTATGTAGTTGTTATCGTCTGATTTAATTATAAAATTATCTAATACTTTTAATTCCATTGTTAATTCTCCTTACTTAGTAAATCTTTTAATTTTGTTTAAACATTCTTGAATATCTTCCCAATTACAATTCTTACTATCTCTGTAATATTTAAAACTAAAGTATAATAAGCTTGATCTCCTACATAAATCTAATAGATATTTTTTATCACAAGTCAATAAATCTATTTCATCAAATTCATTAGCTAATTTTATAGCTTTTGATTTAAAATATTTTTTAATATCATTTTCTGTTGTGTTCATAGGTGTTAGTTGTAGTGCATGACATTTAACAAATCTAGGATATCCCTTTAAAGTCTCTAATTGTGAAATTGTAAGTTTATTCATTGCTATTCCTCCCCTAAAATTATCGGTTCTACTCTTTCTTTTACTTCTGTTGAGTACGTAACTTCTACTTCTCTTTTCCATTCTAAAGTAGCACCACATCCTCCACAAATTTCTTCTCCTTCATCATCTTCATATTCCCAACTATCACTCATTTCATATCCACATATAGGACATTTTATCTCTTGTTCTCCCCATGTATCAATTTCATCTAAATCAAAATTCAATATTTCTTCTATTTTATAATTATTACCTTGACTTGAAAAAATTCTATAATATGATTTGTTTATTTTTATAACTCTATCCCATAACTCAATATCATCTGATACAGATAGAATTTTAAATGGTTTTACATCTTCCCATGATGCTTTCCAGTCTTCAAAATCTTCTAATAAATATAATTTAATTTCTCTCATTTTTTATTTTCTCCTTAAATATGTATTTATTTTATTAATTTTATAATGCTATCGTCGTAGCCATTATAATTCTATTAATATATATCGTATTTTATTAATAATTTGCAATCTTAATTCTAATTAAAACAGTTATTTTATAGCGTTTAATTCTTTAATTTATTTTAAGAATTACTTCATTTCTTTAATTTGAATTGAAGCTTGGTTATACTTTTTCTTTCCCATTCCTACATGTTTAATAAAAACTAGCTTCTTTTTCTTTTTATACCAAAATACTGTATCATATTTCATTTTCTCATATTTGCTTATGTAATTTAATCTTTCCATGTCATTCTTATAAAACTCTGTCTTTTTATTATCCTCATGAAACTCTTCTGGGGATTTATCAAACGTTGCTCTATTATCAACCCACATATTAATACTATTTATGATATCTTCTATTTTAAGTTTACCAAACATGGATTGTAAATCAGATGTTGTTTGTTTATAAAACCTTCTATCAATTTCATTTTGTTTTAGCTTATTAAATAACTCTTTCTCATATTCATCTTGTTCTTGTTGTGAATCAAACACTTTGTTATTAGATAATTCGGTTTCATGTAATAATATTGATCTTTCCAAGTCACACTCGCTAAGTTTATTGTTATGATATACCTTCATTTCTTTTAAACAATTCAATGCAAATGAAATTTCTTTAGTTATTTCTCTTACATCTCTATCTTTATTCTTTTCTATGTATTCTTCTTGCTCTTTTTCTATGTTAGATACTACGTTTATTTCTTTTTCTCTCCATATATCAACCATATCACCATTTCTTGTTATTCCTTTAAATCCTATTGTTGCTATTGTTTTATTGTTTTTATATTTTTCTTTTACTGTATCATAAAATTCTTTCATTGCTTTAAAGTTACTAACATCTATATTGTTGCAACCAACATTCTCCTTGTCTCCATTTATGTATGTAATAATAATTTGATATTTAATACATTTTGTTTTACTCATTTTCCTCTCTCCTTTTTATATTGCTCTTTGTTGTATTTTGTGTTTCTCAACCTTATGTCTTTATTATAATACCGTATTCACACAATGTCAATCATTTATTTAATTTATTTCAACATTTTTTTTAATAAATAAAAACAGCCTAGATTTTACTCTAAGCTGTTTTCTTCTTGTAATAATTTCTTTAGAAATGTTTGTTTGCTTCTTACATTACTTCTTGATATTGCATAGTGTAAAGCTTTATTTTGACTACATAAGATACATTTTTGTTTAGCTCTAGTTAACATAGTATATATCATCTCTTTATTTAATAAACTATAATGTGAATAATCCACACCGCATATAACATATTTGAATCCACTTCCTTGAGACTTGTGTACAGTAATTGCATAACCAAGTTCTATTGAATTTAAATGTGATCCTTTTACAACTACTTCTCCTATGTTTTCAAAATCTATGATTAACGTCCTATTGTCTACATCTACTTCTTTTATGATTCCTAAATTACCATTGAAAATAGGTGTATCTACTCCTTTAGTATTAACTGTCTTGTAATTATTTTTTATATTTATCACTTTATCTCCTTCATATAATGAATATGGAGTTTTTGAACCCTCTAGCAAATTAATACATTTTGGTTTTTTTATTAATCCTTTCTTTCTTTTATTTATTATTTTTTGAACTTCTAAATTTATTTTATATGTACATGATTCCCCTCTACTTTTCATAGGCACTAAAATTTGAAAATCCATAATATTATCTATATTACTCAATACTTCTTTGGTATAATCTATAATTTTATCAAAAGTTTCATTTTTGTTGTTATATATATCTAAAATTAAATCCTTAATCTCCCCTCTTGTTTCAACTCCTGTAAATTTAGAATCAGTTATTTGTTCATGATTACGAATCTTCATACTTTCTGTTATTATAGCACTTTTAGCAGCTTGTCTATGTATTTTTGTTAATGTAGCATGGGCAATTATATTACTATCTATTATATCTTGCATAACATTAGCTACACCTATAGATTCTAATTGTCCAGTATCTCCTAACATTATTAGTTTTGAACCACTTTTAATAGCTTGGATAAGTTTATAGAATAAAATACCATCTACCATAGATAATTCATCTAATATAACGATATCTGTATCTAATTGATGTTTATAGTCATATGTAAAACCTTTTGATGGATTGTAACCTAATAATCTATGTATCGTAAAACCTTCTTCTCCAGTAACATCTGTTAAATTAACACTAGCTTTACCACTTAAAGCTGTTTGCGAAAATTTATAATCTTTTAATGCAGCTAATACTCCAGCCACAGTAGATGTTTTACCAGTACCAGCAGAACCGCTTAAAAGAACTACATTATTTTCTAATATTGTTTTTATAGCTTCTTTTTGTTCATCTGTATAATTCCATCCTTGTTCCTCTTCTTGATCCTTTATATCATTTAACCAATTGTTATATTTAAAGTTATTTGTTGCATTTTTTAATCTTAATAATTCTGTGGCTATATTCTTTTCAAGATAATAATATTTTTTTAATCCTAATTTTGTTTTATCCTTATTACACCACATTTTGGTTTCTGACATCTCTTTAAAAGCCATATTAAGGTTATCTTCTGGTATTTCATAACCTATGTTATCCTCTATACATTCTAATAAATCATTTATATCGACATAAGAATTCCCTTCCATAGCTTGAGATTTAAGATAGTATTCCATATATGCTTTTATTCTATTAATTGAATATTTTTCATAGCCTCCATTTAATGCTATTTCATCTGCTTTAGCCCAACCAATTCCATCAACATCATCTGCAATTAAATAAGGATTTTCTTTTATTTTTGCAATTACAACATCTGGACTACCATAAGATTCAATAAGTTTATTAATCATATTAATAGTCAAACCATAACTATCTAAATATACATAAGCAGAACTATAATCTTTTGTATTATTATATTTCTCTATTATATTTAAAGCTGTTTTTGCACCTATTCCATTAACAGTACATAGTTTTTCAACATCCTCATTTTCTATAATTTCTAAAGGATCTTCAAAACTATTGAATAAGTTTTTTACTTGGTTTTTAGTCAAAATCTTATTGAGAAAAGTTTTTTGGTTTTCAACCGAATCTAAATTTATATTTTTACCTATGTATATTAATTTATATTGCTTACCATATTTATCATCAATAATTTCATCAGCTATAATGGTATATATTTCATTATGTTCTATTTCACACATATTTCCTGTTATTGTTATAGTTCCCCATTTACTTACGTCTGGTTCACCTTGTAATACTTCTTCAACAAAAACAGAGAGTATTCCGTACTCTCCATTGTTGATTTTACTCTTTGGAAAAAGTTGTTTACTTAATTTTACTTTGCATTTAATTCTATTTATATTATTATCCATATTAATCACCTTGTACCCTTTCACTTTGTAATGTTAAAATTCCATTTTCATCTATATCAAGTATTTTTTGAACTGTGTGTTGATAGATACTATTCTTATATTTTTTAGGTGCAAATTGATCCCCTCTTCTATAACCAGTAATCATTAATTTAGTACCTCTTTTAAACCATGATTCTTCTAAAGTTGTTTTCTTATCTTCTTCTTCATCATATATAGAGATTTGTTTATCATAAAAAGTAAATTGACCACTATAAAATTTAACTGTTACTACACCCGTTGGTGTTAATAAAGCAACACTATGTTTATTTTTGTCTCTATCTAAAACAGTACCAACAATCCTAGTTAGTTCAAACTTAGGATATTTCATTCCATTATGATAAGTGAAACCAACAATTCTAGCTTCTTCAGGTAACTCTGTAAAATTGCTAATTCCATATGTTTCTGTATCAACATTTACTAATTCATGTTCACTGTAATAAAAATTCATTGAATCCATTTCCCATTTACTAATACCACCTTGCATAAATTTATTTTTTAGTTGATTAAAACTATCATTGTTTAATAGATTTAAACATTCTTTCGATTTATACCATTTAAAGAAAGGCTTCATTAACTCATCATAAGCTTTTTTAAAGCTATATTTACGACTTGTGCCTAATGCTATACATACATTACCTTCATCATTGTATATATATCCTTTATCCTCTCCCTCTTGCATTAAATATTCAAAATGCTCCATAAAGAAGTTGGTTATGTATTCAGTTTCTTCCTCATCTTCACCTTGTAACACATACCATTTAATACTTTGTTTTTCTTCGTCTTTAAAGAATGGTAAAGATTTAATATATTTATTAAAATTATATAATCTTATGTAATCTTTTAATTCAGTTGGGATAATTCCCATTTCTATAATTTTATCTATTGTACTTTCTCTAATATCTAACTTTGTTTTTGGTGGATTTGTCATGGTAATATATTTTTCTAATAAATCTTTTCTATTTATATTACTAATATTATTAAAAGCTCCAGATTTGATTAGGGATATCATAGCACCATTTGATACAATAGATTGTTGTTTTTCCTTACCATTAGAATCTACTACAGTTCTTTTAGTAAGTATCATTCTTTGATAAAAATCTTCTATAGAAGAATATGGTCTATTGTTTATTATGTCTGTAGCCATATTGTTATTTACATTCATGATTCCTTTTAAACCAAACATTATTTCATTTTTATTTTCTATAGGAGTAAATCCTTTTTCTGCTTCATTAATGTCTGGTAAAGATATTGTAATTCCTCTTTGTTGTAATTCTGATATGGCAGAAGCAACTTTACCATATTGAGTAGTTTTTTCTTTTGCTTTTATGTCACTATCTTCCACCTCTTCTAGTTCTAAAGCCCCTGATTCAACAAGTAGAACAGAAGTATTCCAATAAATAGAAGGGAAATATTTTATTAAATTTAATTGTTGTACTAAAATCCAAGTATATTCAACTGAGTGAATAACACTGAATCCATAACCTTTTTGCATTGCTATTTGCACATCCCATATGTAATCTAATAGTTTTTTAGAAGTTCCACATGCTTGTCCTTTTTCGTAAAATAATTTATGTGCCTCTTCAAACTTATCACCTATTTTTTTAGCTACACCTTTTCTTAGAATATTAGATTCAACTACATTAAAATTAGATATATTTTTATCCATAGACATTAACATCATTCTTTCTTGAGTTGAACATACCCCATAATCTTGTGCTAGATGCTTTTCTACTATTGATATATCTTTTTCAGATAAACCAAAATCTTTCATTTCTTTATACCATTCATTTATATTTATTTTATTTCTAACATATATATCCATAGGCTGATCTTTACCTTCCTCAGCCATTAATCTCATTAAATTATTACCGTTCATAGCCTCTATAAAGTTTTTAGGTTTAATGGATTTTATAGCTTGTTCTCCTACTGGTGAGTCATATTGAAATGCAGAAATTAGCAATCCATCGCTTAATTGTGACCATAATTCTTCACTATCTCTATCTATAACGTCTGGATGTATATATTTATCATAGGTATTTCTTAAAGAACCTTGCCATTGAATTTTATTATATTCCACTAACATCTCTAGTGTTTTTTGTATCATTGAGGCTGTTTTAGTATTAAGAAAGTCATATTTTAAATCTCCAACATATTCACTATGATGTAAATCAAATTGTGATACTATTTCACCTGATGGGGTTCTCATTTTAGCATTATGTTTAGTAAATTCTGAGTTAACGGGAAGTACTCCACAAGCATGTGATGATCTTTTATTAATTAATCCTTCTATTCCTAAAGCTACTTCTAAAAGACTTCTTCCTTTTTTTTCTGACCATTCATCTACTATGTTTTTAAACTCAGTTACGGGTTGTCTATTCTTTTTAGGATTACCATAATAACAATCACCAATTCCCCAAACTTTACCTCTTTCAACTGGAATTAATGAACTTAAATATAAACCTATATCTCCATTAATTTTTAATCCTCTGCAAGCTGTTTGTATAGCACTTTTTGCTGTTTCTGTACCAAAAGTACATACTCTAACTAAATCTCCACCTATACTTTGATAATATTTTTTAACAGCATCAAAAACTTTATTTCTTTTGTGTGATGGTATATCAATATCAATATCCTACTACACCGTTGCTTTCGCAATACTTTAACACTTATTTAAAAGTCGGACTGGACTATCTCTTCTACTTCTACTTGAAGTAGGGATGGCACTTCGGAAGGGTATCTATCTCCCTTCCTACTTCCTCTCGGAATAGTCTCTACACCTTTCTTATTTACTCCAATAATAACCTCTATATCTTTTATTATTTTTAATAGCTTTATTTAATCCACTATGCCCCACAACTCCTAAATACTTCAATGCACAACCAACTGTATTAAAAGTATTAATTAAGTTATTTTTATTTGGATCTAAATATTGATAAACTTTCTTGCCATTAATAGCTTGTTCACCTTTTTTATTATACATACCATTTTTAGAACCTAATGTTTTACCTTTACTATTAATAGACATTAATATTTTACTTTTATCTTTATGCTTCTTTCCATACATACCATTTAATCTGCCCGAAGTAACTTTACTCATCTTTATTTTAAATTCTTCACTATGAAAATATGGATAATCTTTAATTAACCTATTAATAGATATTTTTCGTTTAGTTTCCTCAGTATGCTTCTTTCCATACATACCATTGTTTATACCTTTGGTTAATTTACTCATTCGTATGCGAAAAGATAGCTTTTCTAAATCACTTTTACCAGCCCAAGTATTACCACCAGTTCCACCTTCATGTATATTATAGAAATCTTCTCTGGTGGTTGCATGATAAAATGAAATCCAACATTTTTCTTTTATATCTAATTCTTGTTGAGAAAAAGCATAATCTAAAATAATTCTATTAAAATTATTCTCACCATATTTTTTAATTGCACGTTGTAATAATGTGCCACTCCCTAAGTAATTATCATTTAAATTGGTATGTTGTCCAATATATTTTTTGTCATTGAGATTATTAATTGTCATATAAATTATTCCATAAATATCCATAATATTTACCCCCTTATTTTAAAGGGTTATTATAGAAGTAAATAAGACTTGGCACGGTATCACCTGCTATCTTGCGAAAGACCGTAGGCTCTCTTAGTCAGCTGCTTCGTCTATAAAATTAATCTATTATCTCCTTGTAAGGCTTGAATAGAAGTCTTATTCAACTGATACCGTTAGCATGGTAATATTATATCACCATACACCCCTTGATAGGGTTCACCATCCATCCCCAATATTGTTTAGGGTAATCTGGTCTTTCAGCACTAATGAATCTAAAATGAGGCATTTCTACACCTTGTTTTAATGGGTTTACTTGTGTAATTCCAACTAAATAATCAATAATATATCCACCAGCACTCCCTCTTCCTGGAGGAACTATTGCTTCAGCTTCATTCCAAATAATATCAATTATTTTTTCCATTGTAGTGAAATATCCAGATACAGGTTGTTGTTTAGCTTCAGATATACCCAATAATTCTTTACATTCAATATTCATTCTTTCAAATACTTGATTATATTCTTGTTTATTTTTAATTCTTTTCTCTATTCCATTAAAAGTTAAGTTAATTAAATATTGATTATAAATATTATCCTCACTTTCTATCATTGCTTGTACATTATCGTAATCCTTAGCATATTCATATAATTCTTTATGTTTTTTCCATGTAGACTTTGGAGGAATTGGGGTTAAAGGAATCTCTTGATCGTTAGCAAGATTATATCCTATTACTTTATCTTGTATTTCATATGTATAATTAATAGCTTGTTCAAAATCTTGAACATCTAGATATCTCATATTTTTCATTAAATCTTCCATAGTAAAGAAATGTGTAGATTGATAAAATTCTCCTACTTCCCTATTACTATTGCCTTCTTCATTAGAAGTTAAGTAAGCTTCATGGATACTTTTATTATCCAATGTTAAATAATGTGAGTCAGTTGTAATTATATGTTTTAATCCATAGGCTTTTGCTATTTGAATTGCTTTATTGTTGAAATCTATTTGTTCTTGATTTAATGAAGGTTGTAATTCTATGTAAAAATCATCTTGTCCAAAAATTCCTATACACCACATAATAAAGTCATCTATTTCATCTTTTATGTTTTCTTGTATTATTTCATCTTCGGTGTTTAATAAAGTGGTAACAAGTCTAGGAAAATATCCTCCTAAACAAGCTGTAGAACCTATTAAATGCCCTATGTTATCTCCTACCACTTCTTCAAAATCTGAATAATATGTAGGTACTCTATCCATGTTTTTAAAATTAAACATTCTTAACCAAGCTCTAGTAGATAACTCTCTTAACATTCTATGTCCTTCATTATCCTTAGCTAATAAAAGAAAATGATAAAAAGAAGTAGAATTACTATCATTTATTTCTTCTTTCATTGTCTCTTCATCTACTAAATAAATTTCATTACCTAAAATAACTTTAAAATCTTGAGGAATTTTACCTTCTTTTTTCAATTCTTCAACTGTTAATATGAATTCAATATGTCCACTTAAACTCTCATGATCTGTCAATGCCAATGCTTTTTGTCCTAAGCTACTAACATATATAATCATATCTTTTATTTTATTTATTGAGTCTAATAAACGTAAGTTACTATAATCACTATGGTTATGTAAATGAACAAAATGTTCTTGTAGTTTTTGTATGTATTCTTTTGAAAACGGCATTATGTCTCACCTCTAAAATTCTATTTTTCTTCCTTCTGACACTTCAAAATCTATAATTTCTATTTGAGGATATTCTTTACCCTCCCATTCATTAATGTTGAATTTACCTATTATATTAAACTTTAATTTTTTAGGAGTTTTTTTACTTAAACCTCTAGTTGATTTTAAAATCATCTTGTTATATATATTTTCATTAGCAAAAAATTTAATGAAGGTTATTGTTTTATCTCCAATAGTTTTATTAATTTTGATAATGTTCTTTTTAGTACCTAAAAGCTGTACTTCTTCTGGTTTTACATATATATCAGTTATTGCAAATTGTGGTTCTTGTAATGTATTTCCCCATACATCTTTCCACTTACCTATATCAATAATATTTTTAGGTTTTAATCTACCTACAGGCATTTCATAATCAACCCAATAACAATCTTCTATTTTCATATCTTTTAGTAAATTATTGGTTGTTTGTACTAAATTGTTTATATTACTTTTATTTATGTTGAAACCAAAAGCGTTGTCATGTCCATTAATCCAATTAAATAATTTAGTATTATTTAGGAATTCTTGGAGACTTTCAATAGAAGATAATTTATAATTTCTTCCACTACCTCCATAAGTATCGCTTTCTTTTTGTCTAAGTAGTATTACAGGTCTTTTATATGTACTTGCTAATTTGTTAGCAACCAATCCAGTAAAAGTTTTTTCTAATTCTTGTGTAATATCAACTATTATCATTTTATTAGCGTCTAATTTTTCTTCGTTGATTTTATTATCTACTAACTCTACGCCTTTTTTTACTAACCTATCTTGTCTACCTTTTATATTTTTAATTTCTCTTGCCATATATTTTTGTAAGGATTGTAATTCTATAGGAGGCTTTTCTTTTTCGCCTTTCTTTTTTCTAGGTTGATATTCTCTATCTTCTTTTGTGTTAATAAAAGCCTTAAAAACATCTGTTTTTTCTTCTAGCGTCCCCATTCTTACAACGCCATTAATTAGTGGGGCTATTTTCCAACCAACATCTAAAATATTAAGCTTGTCTAGGTTATTTTTACTCATTATCTCTTTGATAAATAAATTACAATTACCTTCATTTATTTTATTTAATCCATTTAATACTAAATATCTTGTTTCTGGATTTCTTAAATCCATATCATCTGCTATCATTCCAAGTGCAGCTAAATCTAAATAATTATCAGCTTTATTAAATCCATATTTTTTATCAAATTCTTTTAGAAATTTATAAACAACTCCTACACCTGATAATGTATTGTTGGGATAAATCCCATCTTGACAATTAATAATTATAGTATTATCAATATCTTTCCAATCTAAAGGATTAAAATTATGGTGATCTAATATAAGAATATCTTTATCTTTTAATTCTTTACATTGTTCCATATCACTACTACCAGCATCAGGTACAATCAATAAATCGAATTCATAATCTTTTAATCTATTAAGTATAATTCCATGCTCTTTGTTTTTATGGATTGAAAAAGTTATATCGTTATTAAAACCAATATCTCTTATGTAATTTATACATGAAGCTGCTGAAGAATAACCATCAAAATCACTATCATCTATTACGTGTATTTTACTTCCATTTGTTAAATGCCAATATAACATATTTAGTCCTCTATCCATGTTATTTAATAGCATTCCATCATAAACACAATCACTATCTAAATTCATTAATTTATTAGGATCTTTTACACCCCTCTGTTGTAATAATGTATATAATAAATTATCATTATTTAAACAATCTTTATTTTTATTTATAACTTTATATTGCATCTAAAATCTCCTCTTCTAATTCATCCGTAGATTCTATTAAGAATCTTTCATTTAACAATTCTTCAAAAATATCTTGTCCTTTATCTATAGGAGCATCTTTGTAGTCTATACGGTCATCCCAACAAAAGATAACTGATACATTACAATAGTTAATTAGCAATGACACTACTTTTTTTATTTTTTTAATATATTGAACAAATTCTTTATATTCTTTAGTATTCTTATATTCTGGTTTCAGATATTCTAGCCTATATTGTTTATCCCAAGCCAATATAACCTCATCTACACCTAAGTAAAGAATTAAATCTCTTTGTTGCAAAGTAAAATTCATTGACATTGTTGCCAAACTAATATTATTATTTTGACCATAAATACTCCCATATTTAAGAACCGATTTTTCACTCTCAAATAAAATTACTTTTCTCGTTTTTCTAATATTATTTTGGTTTTGATAAATACCATATAAATTCATTGCTGTTGGATAACGATAAGTTAATCCTTGTATTGTAACTGGTATATATTTTTTACCTTGTTCAATTTCTCTCTGAAAAAAATTTCTACCTCTTATCCCTACTAAAGAACCATAAATATCTCTATGGGGAATAATACATTTGAATTGGTTAAAATAAAATTTAATACCAAAATAATCAGCTATATCTTCATGAATTCCTTCTTTTTCCCATTCATCAGGATAATAATTATCAAATATACTCAATACATTCTCATTAAAAGAAGGTAATTGTTTGATTTCTTTTTTTGTATTATGAAAGGTATGTTTTTTTAATATTTCTAAATCTGTGTTATCAGTATGTATCTTTAATCCTATACTTCTTTTTTTATGTAAATCTATTCCCTTAATATCAGCTACATATTTAAAAGCTTCTGAAAACTCACAACATTTTACTTGTGATATTAAGTCATATAAGCTCATAGAACCACAGTTTGTATAACACATGAAACTTTTAGTATCTGGATAAAACCATAGTTTATGCTTCTCCCCACAATGACATATTGTTTGAAAACGAAGATTACCTTGTTTATCTGGAATAGGTTCATTACTTCCCAGATCTTTCATTATCTTTTTTACATCTTCTGTAGTGATTTCTTTTAGTAATTCATCCCTATCCATCTATTTCATTCTCATCCTCCCTTTAATTTCTATATCTATCTATATTAATTTGTGTGTATTTGTGGTCTGTACAAAACATATCTATAAAACGCATATTACCTAAATTCTGATAACCCCAAATCTTAACGTTTTTAATTCTTCCTCCTCTATTTTTATAGAAAGAATAGCATACATTAGGTACTTTCCCCTCAATTAATCCATTTCTTCTTTCTAATTGTTCTAATATAGGTTCTATTAAGTCTAATTCTTTTTTTGTGGGTTCAAAAGTAACTAAACCAACATCAGCTTTGTTAGGTAAACTTCTAGCCCCCTTTACCGCTCTTTGATCTCTTATGTTATCTCTTCTAGCTTCATCGGTAGTTTGGGTAAAAGAAAAGAACGCAACATTAAATTTTTTAGCTATATTTTTTATGTTTCTTGATAAGTTTAATAAGACTTGATCTTCTCTAGCTCCCATACCTCTAGTTTCTTGTATAAACTCAGATACCAAAGCATTATTTAATTCTATGTAATCCAATGCAACTGCACAAATATTATATTCAGTAACATACTGTTCAACTTTATACCATAAATATGTAATATCATAATCTTCTTCATCTATTAAAAATAACTTAGTTTTCTTTAGTATTTGAATAGCTTTATCAACTCTTTCCTCTTCTTCCTCTGTTAACTCATTCATTCTGATTCTATCTTCATCTACACCTGATACAAAAGCCCACATCATAGGTTCGATTTCTTCATAAGTATCCATTTCTGTACCAATATACAAAGCACTATTTCCTATTGCTGCTTCATTCTTTTTAAAATCTTTAATTTCAAAGTCCCAAATCTCTTCCGCTGTTATTTGTAATAATCTTTTAATAGCTACTCTTGTTTTTCCCATTCCACTATCTCTAGTTTCAAGATAAAAACCTTTTCTTCTCCATCCTCTAGTTATAGTATTAAAATATTCACTTTCTAAAGGAAAACCAAAATTGGGTTCTTGTTTTAATTGTTCTCTTAATTCCTCTGCATTGTCTCCACATTTTCTATCAGTTTCATCTTCTTCTACTATAAACCTTTTCTTAGATTCTAAGTTTTTTTTGTCGAAATACTCTAATAAATCTTTAATAGACATATTATCTAATCTTTCTAATTGTCCACTTGTTATATTAGCGTCTAGTTCATTCTTATCTAAAATATCCCCTACATCTGTACCAGATTCAATTTTGCTTCTTAGTATAGACATTTTAATTACCGTATTATAATAGTAATCAAAATTAGCTAGATTAGAATCCTCTTTTAAACCTACAATCCATTCTACTCCATCAAAATCTTTTTCAAATATTTGAGCGTAGTCTATTGGTCTTGAATTATGTAAATATGTTTCTACATCTGCTAAAGTTATTTCTTCAGCACCTTGTATAGCTAAATTATATATAGTTAAAAACAAAGTCTTGTGATATGGAGTAATAAAATCTAACTCACTTAATTTATATTTTCTTGATTTTATTAACTGAGGTTGCTGCATTAAACAACCTAAAATCTGCATTGAAGCTCTATTATCATAATATTTTTTTATTAATTTACTTTGTCTACTACTCTTCATCTATTTCACTCCAATCAATGTCTATATTTAACTCATGACGTTTAAATTCTTGCTTGTTATTGTTACTTACCTTAAATGTTTTAATCTTTTCTTGATTAACAAATAGCTCTGCTTTTTCTTCTAAATCAAATCTATTTTTGTAATAATTTTTTGCTTTATCATAAAAATAGGGAACTATTCCCAAACCTACATTATCCATTACAGAATTCTCTAATATTTCATAATAAAATTTAAGAGTGTATTTAATACCAGAGTTAGTGAAATTATATTTATCTTTATAATCTTTAATTTGACTCACCATTTGACTAGTAGGAGATTTAATTCTATAAATTTCACATATTGTTGATATTAAATCTTTATATTCCTCTAAATCTTCAAAACATTTTAAGCAATAATAACTTTTACCATGTTTTATTGTATTTTCTTTTTCATTTTTAGTACCACATTTTGGACATTTTACTAAGCTCAATCTTCTCTCCCCTTTTTAATGAAATAGAGGCTAAATAGCCCCTATCACCTATTCTTCTAATTCCTCTAATAAATCCTCAAGATCATCTAATATACACTTTAATGCTTCTAATTGCTTGCTTGTAGCTTCACTAACAGTAACATCTCCTAAATGTTCTTCTACAATTTCACCGTATTTATCTAATTCTTCTTCCCCTATTTCTTCTAAAGCTAAGTATTTCTCTTTTATTGCTTCCTTGATCTCTTCTAGTGACATATCTTCTGTTTCATATATTTCTTGTTGTTCATCAAAAGACACACTTTCTAATCCTTTTTCATCTATCTCTCTTTGAATCCCTTCTACAATTACTTTTTCAAGATTCTCTGCTGTATATTCTGGAATAACTGTATCCATACATGTAAATCTACTTCTAGCAAAGAAATCTTTTGTTTCTGCTAAATATCCACTTGAAGGTATCTCATTTCCATTTTCATCTACACCATTTGATTGTAGGTAAATAACTATATCAGCATTATCTTTAATTGGATCAATGTTTCTTTTATCTCCTTTTATAGTGTATTTATCTTTATCTTTATCATAAGATTCATGACCTAAGAACATAACTGTATATCCAAGAGAAATAATACTATCTACCCAACTGTGCATTTCATCTTCATATGGTTGCCAAGCACCATATCCGCCCTTAGCACTTGCTATGTCTCTAGCATCATATTTACTAGCTACATATTCTCTACAATATCTTCCGACATTTTCTATACCATCAATAATAAGGGTAATTTGTTCGCCCTGTTGTAGTAATTTTACAAAGTTTTTACCTGCTAACTTTTTAGCATGTTTTCTCGCTTGACTCCAACTTCTAGTGGTTAACACCATAGCACCATGTACACCGTTCATTCCTTTTTCAAATGGCATAAATACTGGGTTTTTCATTCTTGAAGCTTGTAAAGTTTTTCCTAAGTTATTACTTCCATAGACTACTATAACTTTTCCTCTTAAATCTGCTGACAGTTTAGAAACTTTTGCTTCACCTTTAAATTCTTTATTAAATAATGTTTGTAATTCATTTGATAACATATGTATTTCTCTCCTTTAATCTTATATATTTTTAAATTTTGTTTAATTCTTTAATTTATTTTAAGATAAGGAAGGAGATATTAAAACCTTCCTTATACTATTTTATGTATTTATTAGAATTTAGGTCTTCTTCTTTCAGTCTTTTCTGCTTTATCTTTTCCACCTCTTAATCCTGTTCCTTTTGAACTTTCTTGTTTAGCCTTGTCCTCTTTTTCTTTTATATCTATTGCTCTTTCTTTTAATGCTTTTTCTATTGCTTCTTCTTCCCATTCTTTTTCATCATCTAAGACTTCCCCACCTGTAGCAACAAGCTCATGTATTGTAGTTCTTTTTTCTTCGACTTTGGCTCTACCTAATGAACCACCCTTCTTTTTCTTTTCTAATATGCTTATGTAATTTATATCTCCCCAGAAATTCATTGAATCTCCTTCGCTAACATTTTCTCTGATTTGTTCTGCAAAATCGAACTCACCTTCTTCATCTACCACTGTACCAGCTATTAAAGTTATTGGGAAAGCTTTACCTCCATAGCAAGGTACACATCCTTTAATCTTAACTCTTCCTGTTTCTTCTTCATCATCACCATTTTTCTTAACTTCTTCTTCTATTTCTTGAACATACATTTCTATATCAAATGTTGCTTTATAATCTTCTTCTTTTATTTTGTTGTTTTCATCAACATAAATATTTCCAAAACCTAAGTCTACTGAGATAACTGATTTACACTCTTTTCCGTTCTCTGGAACAAATAGCTCCTCTCTAAATTGTGGTGTGAAATCTCCTGATCCATATACTCTTATTACTGCTGCTTCATCTTTATCTTTAGCCATTGTTAGGTATTCTTCTTTTATAAATTTATTTAATGTTTCATAAGATTTTTTTACTTTTCCTTCTTTTGTTTTTTCACCAACATAAACTTTTAATTTTACTTCAGCTTCTCCACAAGCTACTACTAATGATCCATTTATGTATTTTCCATTATCACTTTTACCTTCTTTTAATTGATGTTCTTTAACTACTCCTACTAATTCTACCTTGTTCATTGCTGTTCTGTTTTCCATAATAAAAATCGCTCCTTTTAATCTTTTATTTCTTTGTTTAATTCTTTAATTTATTTTAAGATAAGTTTTTGTTTTAAATTATCTCTCATACAATCAAGATAACCACACCTTTCTTTTTTAAGGTTTTTATCTTATGTCCTTCGACAATATTAATTATATTACTTTTAGTTTAACTTGTCAATCAATTATTTAATTTATTTTAACATTTTTTTTGTAAATGAATTATTTATCCTTGGTATAATAGTCCTCAAACTAGCCTATATTCTCCATTTCAGCTATTCCATCTAATTCTATAGTATATTTACCCTTTGAAGATAATTTAGCTAATTGTATAGTTGTAGTATTAATTTCTTTAATTTTACCATAATAATTAGCTTCATTGACTTTAACCCTTACAAAATCACCAATAGTATATTTCTTACCATCAAAAGTAATGCTTATTTCAATTTTGTATTTCGATCTATTAATGGTTTTCTTAGATGATATGCTGTTAGCATGTACTTGGTCTGTACATAGTCTGTCTGATAATGGTACAGTTTTTCCAATGACATTGTTACGTGCTTCTTTATTAAAAATAGCTCCATAAATTTCTTCACGCCATCCATCATCACATTTTATAAATCCAATTCTCACACAACATTCTAATAAAGCTTCTTTAGGTACAACTATAGGTGAATAATAATATGGAGTTGAAACAGAATAAGTTTCACCCTCTAAAACCTTCTTAATTTTTATAACTTCTCCTTGTCTGAGCATAATCCCGTTTCCTTTATAATTCTTAATAACCTGTAATTTTGTTCCTACTTTTAAATCTTCTATTTTCATCTTTCATCTCTCCTTTGTATTCATCAATTATTTAATTTATTTAAAATCTTAGATTTAAGCAAATTAAATCACATTATATTGTATATATGTATTATTATAAACACTATATGTTGTGTTATGTTTAGAATAATTTTATTAACCAACCTAAAATTGCTATTGGTATAGTGAATTCAGCAAACACTAATCCGATTAATATATCATAAAGCATGGGTATATTCTTACCAAACCATGATGCTATGTAATCTACTGATAATCCTCCTATAATTCCATTAAATATTAAAGCTGCTAATATTATTCTTCCACCTAATTTATTAACCATATAAAACCTCCTAAACATTATCAAAATGAAATTCATCACATTTTATTATCTTATGCTTAGTTGAACCAACTGCCATAGTTAATCCATAATCTTTTATTGCCTTATCATCTAAATAATCTAATGTAAACAATATTTTACAATTTGGTAAGAAAGCATATTTGCATTCACCACAACAATGATTGTTACACATTTTTGTATATGCAGTACATATTTCATCTGCTAATTTTAAATGTTTATGATTATTTAACTTTTCCATTACTATTCCTCCTCTAAATACCAATCTATATCTTCACCAACAAAAGAATCTAATACATTGCAAATCTTATCTATAAACTTATTAGTATAATCGTTTATAAAGTCTTCAAGTACACAAACTTCATCTTCTCCCCAGTTTATACTACACTCATCTAAACTTAAAGTAGCATCTCCCATTTCTTTTGCTTTTAACATATTTGTTTCTGAAACTATGTCTGATATTACTTCATCTAAATCATATCCTTCTTCATTTTTTAAATAATTTTTAACTGCCATTAAAGTTTTTTTATTTGCTTTCATATCTTTTATTCTCCTCTCTTAACTCTTTAATTCTATTTTTTAATCTATCTATTATAAAGTCTTTATTTACTAACATACTATCTCTTTGTTGAATTGCAAGTTTATAATCCTCCATTTGCCTCTCATATATCTCTTTTTCATTCTTACAATATTCAACTGTAGCCAATACTTTATCTGCTGTCATACTTGCTATTTCTTCTAGTTGCTCTTTATCTAAAACTACATTAAATCTCATTAAACAATTCTCTCCTTCAACAATCTTTTTCTAGCAGAACATGATAGCTTTAATAATAATTCTGCACATTCTTTATATATGTTTCTTTCTTCTTGATTTTCGATTTTATCTATACATTGTAAACAGTATTCTATATGACCATTTTCTATATTTCCATCATCTAATACAATATGTAATTGTCCACCAACACAACTATATTTGTTGTAAATTATTTTGATTAATTCTCTTATTCTTTGTTTGATTTTAAAATTATTCATCTTTTAAATCTCCTATCATCCTAAATAGATTCACATATTTAATTCTTTCTTTATGTTATTTATTTCATTATTATAATTTGTTAGTTGTTTATCTATTATCTTGTTTCTTGCTTTTATTAATGCCATATATATTCTTTCGGCTTCATTTTCTTTATCGTTAAATAATAACCTTTCTTTTTCTCTCGATTTATTATTGGTGATAAATAATAAATCTGCTTTTACATTATATGTTTTATCTCCTTCCCTATATTCTTTCTTATTATAAAAGTCATCAGATTTCAACCGAACTATTTTCTTTTTTAACTCTTCTATTCTATATAATTTCTTTTCTATATCTTCAATATTTTTCATCAGAATATAATCTCCTTTACTTTTTCAGATAACGGCTCCTCACTCTTCATAAAGCTTTCCATATCTTTTATTATATCTACATACTCTTGTCTTATATTCTTCATCTCTTCATACATAGCTCTAGCATATATCTTTTTCATATCATCATCTATTTCTTCGAATATATCAATAAGTGGTTCTTCTCTAGATATATATAATGGTTCATCTGTTGTTGTAAATCTAGAACCGTATGATAGATAATCAAAATATTCTACTCTTACTTTTATATCTTTTAATTTACATCCCCTTTTACTGATAACTATAGCTTGTATCTTTTTATTTATTTCAGATAATAAACTTTTATATTCTTTATAACATTCTAAGAACTTTCTTAAATATGTAGGTGTTTTAGATTTAAGATCTTTTAAATATATTGTTTCTTCCATAAACTCATTTATATATATCATTTTAACTCCCTCTTGTCATTTTTCTATTTTTGATAAAAAGTTAATTTTAACTATAATAATTCTCCAATGCCCATTCATCTACTTCTCCGAAACATTTTATTTTTTGAATCATATGTAAACATAAAGTCATATAGTCTTTAATCTGATCTTCATCGGGTAACTTATCTTCTTCATATGAGCTGATAGATAATAAAGTGTCGCAACCACTACAAGAACCATAATCTACTACAGTATAAAATGTTTCATCTTCGCTAGGTTGATACGCACATGTTGAAAAAGTCAATATAAGAGTTCCTTGATAATCTCCGAAATCTATTGTTTGAATATCTGTGTTAAAAGGTCTACCTACTCTATTATCTTCATTTAACACTATTTCAATCACCTGTTTTAATAAATCTTCATAGCTATTAGCATATTCTTCTTGTTTATGTGTTCTTATATATTCCTCTAACTTATTTTTGTTTTTATCCCATTTATTTATAAAATATTTAATCATAATATCAATCCTTTCTATAATCTTCTTTTCTCTATTCTAAACTTTCCATATTTATTGCCATTTACGTATATATAATCATTATCCACATGGTATATAATTCCATTTATACCTTTATAAAATATTGTTGTAGCTATAATATTATTAACTACTAAATCACCGACAATACATTCTTGTTTTAATTCGAAATAATCTCCCACTTTAAATCTTTCTTCTTCAATTGGCAACGGTTTTAACTCCAGTATTTCTTTATAAGGTAATATATGTAATCCATCTTCAGCTTTAATAACTATGTTATTACTTGGGCTAAAATTTAATATTTTACCTGAAATTGTTTTACCTATCTTTGGTGTACATAGGTATCTATTATCTACTTTTATCCCAAACTCTTCATATAACCATTCGTCTTTTTTAATATTTTCCATTATTTATCTCCCCTCTTTATATTCTTCTTTATATTTATAAAATTCACTCATCTTAATAGGTATCATACCTTTAGGAACATCATCTTCCTTCAATACTTTACTTTCAAGCTGTAAATAATAACCTTCTTCGCAAGGTATATGACAATAACTAAAGCTACAAAGATCTAAAGATTGAAAATAATTTCTCAAATTAGGCTCATAATTAATAATTTTTATTTTATTATCCATACACTTTTGTTGAAAATCCTTTAAAAACTTACTTCTTTTCTTAAAATACCTTAACCTTTCTGAAGTGGGTTTATTTAATATTTCACCAAATTTAACCTCATCATTTTTTGTGGGTATTATATCTAAATAAATATCTGATTGATTAAAACCATCTTTCTCTAAACAATATTGTGTAGATTCTATACCCGCTTCTTCAAAGAAATGTTTAATAAAACTTCTATTAATTTCATCATGTTTTAAATAATCATTTAATGCTTTATAATAGTCGCTATTCTTTGTTACTATAAATGCTCTTTCCATTATGTATCTCTCCATTCTTATAATACTAACCCTAAGATTATTAAAGTAAATCCTATAATTACTGTTTCTATTAATCCATATTTACTATTGCTAAATATTTTCTTTATCATGTTTTTGTCTCCCCATAACCAAAGCTGAAAAGAATTCGTTATTATTTATTTGATATTGTATCTCTACTTCTTGTTTGTCTTCTTGTAATATATTTACCTTTTCTATTAAATCTCTGTAGAAATCTTCTACATCTGAATTTACTATCATATACATTCCTTTTATTTCCACGATCTCACCAACCTCTTTTAATTCTTTAATTTATTTTAAATTTGGTTAAATGTTAAGTTTTAAACATATATAGCCATCGGTAATATAGAGATGTCTCCTTCTTTTACTAAAGACATTAAACTATTATATTCATTTAGTGTATCATTTAATTGAGCAATATCATTCAAAATGCCCTCATCATCTTTTTTAGGTTTATAATATTTTTTGTTATTACCATCATTTATTGGCTTACGTAATATCTTAAAAAGAACAGTTCCCCTAAGCCCCTCTTTGATGATTCTTTTAAATTCTATATTACCAACCATTAAATTAGATCTATCAAGTAAACCAACAAATCTTTTTCCATTTGCAACAATAACCATATATATATTATCTCCATATGTATCTTCTATGAATTTAGCAAAACTAATTAATTGTTGTTTTGTAACGTTCAAATTATTTATTTTAGCCATTTCTTTGAATTCATTTATGCTCATTTTACCTTGCATTTTATGAAACAATTTTAAATTGTCAAACAAATGTCTATAATCATATGTTATTTGTTGAAAATCAATAAAATAAATATCACAATTACTAATTTTGCAAACTTCTCCTATTTTAAAACTATCAATATTCTCTTTAAAATGTTGCTCTAATAAATTACACATATTAACAGATTTTTGTTCATACAATTGTTCACAACAGGAATTGAATTTATTCTTATTTTCTTTCGTTATTTCTCCTTTTCCTTCTATTCCAAAAATACCTTTTATTTTTGCTTTAAGTTGTATTTCTCCTTTCTTCCCTTTTGTTTCATCGCTTTCATTTGAAATTGTTTCTTTTGAGCTATTTAACATACCTCTTTTATCTATTTGGGCAAAATAGTTACATACCCTTTTCTCATTCATGTAAATATAATCTTTCATTGTACTCCTCCTTTTTCAATTTCTTTTTTATAATTATCAAGTGTACTACCTGTTCTATTGCTCATTACTATTCCATTCTTATCAAATTTAACTTTTGTTGGTACTAATAATATTACCTCATCTTCTTTTAGATCTTCTCTCATTTCTAACCAATCTTGGTTGTAAGACTTATTCCAAATATCCATGTTAATCATATGTATTCAACCTCTTTCTTTTTAATTAATTCTTTAATTTATTTTAACTTCTGTCTACATTTATTATTATAGTACCATATTTATATCATGTCAACTAAAACTTTAATTTATTTTAACTTTTTTTCAAAGTCTAATAGTTTGTAATCTACCTCTTGTATTTCTGCATTATCTATAAACCATTGGTAAGGAGCAGATTTCCTACCTATAGTGTCCATACATTCGTGCATAACTTTACTAGGAACTAAAAACACCTTCTCATTTGTTTTAAATCTAACCATATAATATCCTAAACCACCTAATTCTACCCACTCTTTTAAAAACTCTATTTGTGTATCTTTGATATTATTGAATGGAAAGCTTGTCTTGTTTAAAGTTTCCTTAGCTTCTATACCTATAGCTTTTCCCTTGAAAATCCCTACAAAGTCTATAAAGCGTGAGGTAGATGTCGGAAATGCTGAATATATCTCAGTTCTCTTCTTTGCTGGACTATATTTCCTCAATACTTTCCAATCCGTAGGAACTTTAGAAATTAAAGCTATACCCTCTTTTCTCAAATAATCGCATCTCTTTTGTATTTCCTCTTCAAATTTTAAACCTCTATTAGCTGTACTACTTTTAGCCATATAATCATCCTTTCATTTTAAAATATAAATAATATAAAGAACATATAAACAAAGAAAACTAAATTTATACTATGTATTAAGAAAGTTCTAGCTGTATATTTCCATATTTTATAATAAGACTTTTTATTTATCCTGTTTTTAATACTATTTATTATCTTATTCACTATCATAATTATTACATAAATAATCCATACAGTCATATTTGAATACTTAAACGCAAATAACACATAAAATATTTGAATAATCATTATTATGATTGAACAGATCGCTATAAAAGATAATAATAAAACATCTTTATTATTTGTTTTGATACCTGCTTTAATTTCATTGTCTATTTCTTCTCCTGTTTTATTGGCACATTTTTTATTCCATAAGGAAATAGTATTTTGCTGTTTATTTAGTAATCTCCACCCATAAACCAACATAAAAAATATTGTTAAAAATCTCATTCAAATCATCCTTTCTTAATGGTAGTCAAACGTTAATTCGACCACCATTTTAATTAATTCTTTAATTTATTTCAACTTTTAATTTTCTTTAAAATTGCAGTTTTAACATAACCACCATTCGTAAAATAACCATTCTAATCCTATTACTATTAATAACATTAATATAAACATTCTCATATCTTACTCCTCTAAGTTTGATTTAACTCTATCTATAAAATCTCTAAGCCATACCTTAAATGAGATTATTAAATCTATGGTCAATATTATAAATAATATTATAAAACCAGGTATAGCTAATAATAATGCTATGATTATTAATAATATATTAGGAGAAAATAAATCTATTATCAGAAAAGGAAGTGATAATACCATTAATATTATTCCTAAATTCTCAAAGAAATTTTTTATATTACAATTAATACTCTTTCTTATAGCTCTTAAATATCTTCTCATGTTAATCCACCTCTACATTAGTTATTAAATCATTCTTGGATCTTGTATTATAAAGAAAACTTCCTTGGTTTCCTGCACGACCTTGTAGATGGTTGAACCAATTCTTAGATTCATTACTAGACACATCATCTAACATAATAAATATCTCTTTGCCTTTTTCTGTATGTATTGTAAATCTATCATCTTTGGTAACATTAATAATGGCTGCTACAACTTTAAATCCTTCATTAAGTTTAATTCCTATATTACCTAATACATTTCTATTTGATTTAACACCTATTTTATCAGTGTTGCATATTAACGCCTTACCTTCAGAACTTAATAAGAAAATATCCTTATCCCCTTGTATATTTTTAATATCCATTAAACCTATGTTATTATATTTAAACTTTTTAGTAGTCATATTGTAAGCTTGAATATCAACTTTTGCTATCTTGCTATTATCAAAAACACTTATCATATATTCATTTTTATTAAATTGTGTAGATACTATAAACTTGATCTGCTCATCTTTATCTAAATCATGATAACTACTGATTAATTCTCCCAATTCTCCTGGCTTCAACTCTTTTAAATCTTTTGCTTTAATTTGATACGCATTTCCCTTATCTGAGAACAATAATATAGTATCTTTATTTGTTCCTTTTATTTCTTTAATTATAAAATCTCCATCTTTTAATCTATTTTTATTTGTACTTTTAACTGATGTTGCTCTTAATTTCTTTATATATCCTTCATCTGTTAGCTGAATTATTGTGTTATATTGTTCTATTAGCATATCATTATTTATAACTTCTCCCTCAATTAATTGAGTTCTTCTTTCATCACCAAATTTATCTTTTATCACGTTTAAGTCTTTAATTAATTCTTCTATTAATACATTTTCATTCTCTAATATTGAATTTAAAAACTTTATATCATCATTCAATTTTTCTACTTGTTTATATATACCATCTTTCTCAAGATTAGTTAACCTTTGTAATTGCATTTGTAAGATAGCATCAGCTTGTACATCATCTATACTTAGTTCTTGCTTTAAATATTCTTTTGCCTCAACCTTTGTTTTTGATTTCCTTATTAATGATATTGTAAAATCCATTTTATCTAAAGCTATAGTTAATCCCTCTAATATATGTAACTTACTTGAAAATTTCTCTTTATCAAAATGAGTTTTTCTAATCATAACATCCTTTTGATGAGCTATATAATAATCTATTAGTTTTATTAATGATAGATTGTCTTCAGGTAATCCATTTACCAAAGCAACATTATTAACATTAAAATTACACTGTAGATTAGATTCTTTATATAATAATTGTAATACTCTTTTATATGTACCTTTATTTTTTAATTCTATAACTATTCTCATACCTTCTCTATCAGATTCATCTCGTATATCAGTAATCTCAGGTATTTTAGCTTTTATTTTTATTTTTTTACCCTTTTCAACCTTTTCTTGATCGTTTGATAATTCATATATCTTTTCTATTAATTTGGCTTTATTGACTTGATATGGTAATTCTGTAATAACAATAGCTTCTATTTCTTTGCTTTTATCATTTTTTAAATATTCCACATGATGTTTACCACGCATAATAACCTTTCCTATACCTTGTTTATATATATTCTTCATATCTTTTGGATTAACAATAATTCCTCCAGTTGGAAAATCGGGTGCTTTTATAAATTGCATTATTTCTTCTAAACTGCACTCCTTATTATTTAATCTATATTTAATTGCATCTATGACTTCACATAAATTATGTGGTGGCATATTACTAGCAAAACCAACAGCTATTCCAGTTGCACCATTGACTAATAAATTGGGGAATTTAGAAGGTAAAACTGATGGTTCTGTTTCTTCACCATCAAAGTTAGGAATAAAATCAACTGTATTTTTATCAATATCTCTAATTAATTCTAAAGCTATTGCTTTCATTTTAGATTCTGTGTACCTCATAGCCGCTGCTGAGTCTCCATCAACAGACCCAAAGTTACCATGTCCGTCAACTAATGTGTATCTTAAAGAAAAGTCTTGAGCCATTCTAACCAATGCCTCATAAACCGATGAATCACCGTGCGGATGATACTTACCTAAAACTTCCCCAACTATTCTGGCACATTTTTTATATGGTGTTTCTGGAAACATCTTTAATTCATACATACCATATATAATTCTTCTTAGGACTGGTTTTAAACCATCTCTAACATCTGGTAATGCTCTATTGACAATAACCTCTACTGCATATTCAACATAATTTTTAGGCATTATTTCTGCTAAATTCACTACTTCTATTCTATTATTCATATTATTTTTCCTCCTGTAAGAACTTTTTAATAAAATCTTTTCTAGGTTTTACTTCTTGTCCCATTAATAAACTTATCATTTTATCACATTCTATTGCATCTTCTATTGTTACCTGTTGTAATATTCTTGTATCAGGATTTAGAGTTGTTTCCCATAATTGGTCGGCACTCATTTCTCCAAGCCCTTTAAAACGTTGAATATTCCCTACTTTTTTATGTTCATCTAAAAACTTTAATTGTTCATTTTCTGAATAAGTATAGTGTATTTCTTTTCCTATTACATTCTTGTATAAAGGAGGAACATCAAAATAAACATGCCCTTGCTCTATTAACTCTCTCATATGTCTATATATAAACGTTAGCCATAAAACTCTTATATGCCCCACCCCGTCACTGTCTGCATCTTGTAGTAAATGTATTCTTTCATATCTTAATTTACTAATATCAAAATCTTCTCCTATTCCAGTACCTATTGCTGCAATAAATGCTTTAATTTCTTCTGAATCTAATAATCTATTTAATGTTGTTTTTTCACAGTTTATTATTTTACCCTTTGAAGATAATATAGCTTGGAATTTTCTATCCCTTCCTTGTTTTGCAGAACCACCAGCAGAATCACCTTCAACTATATGTATTTCACATTTCTTTGGATCTTTTGATGAACAATCAGCAAGTTTACCTGGTAATTTATTTCTATTTAAAGATTGTTTTTTCTTTTCTAAATCCTTATTTTTCTTCATATTCTCTCTAAATTTTTGAGTTTGTAATAATTTCTCTACTATAACCCTTGTTGTTTCTTCATTCTCTTTGAAGAATATTTCTAAATAATCCGATACCATTTCGGAAGTTAAGCTTCTAGCAAAACTACTTCCTAACTTGGTTTTAGTTTGTCCTTCAAATTGGGGTTCTTGTAATTTTACAGATACAACTAATGACAATCCCTCTTCCATGTCACTTGTTATAAAATCTTTTTTGATTAACTCCATATCCTTACCAATAGTGTTAATTGCTTTTAAAAATCCCTCTTTAAAACCACTTAAATGTGTACCACCTTCAATTGTATTAATGTTATTAGCGTAGGTATATATAGATTTAACATAATCATTAATATATTGAAAAGCACATTCTATACCGAAATTATTCTTATTATTAAATTTTTCTATGTATATTACATCATGAAGAACTTCTTTATCACTATCCACATATTCTATAAATTCTTTTAAACCACCTTCAAAATGGAATTCCTTTAATTGTTCTCTACCCTTTCTTTTATCTTCTAATGTTATAGATATAGATTTATTTAAAAATGCACTTTCTCTAAATCTATTCATTAAAGTATTATAGTTAAAAATAGTAGTTTCAAATATTGTATCATCAGGTAAAAAAGTAATTTCTGTTCCTGTATCTTCACAATTACCTATAATATCAACGCTTGTTATAGGTTTACCACATTTATATTCTTGTCTATATATATTCCCGTCTCTATGTACTGTTGCTATCATGTGTTTAGATAAAGCATTAACTACTGAAGAACCTACACCATGTAAACCACCAGATACCTTATATCCTTTACCATTAAATTTACCTCCAGCATGTAGAACCGTAAGTATTACTTCTAATGTTGATTTATTCTTTTTAGGATGGATACCACATGGAATTCCTCTCCCATTATCTTTAACTGTTATTGAATTATCTTCATTAATTGATACATATATTAAACTACAATTCCCTGTTAAAGCCTCATCAATACTATTATCAACAATTTCATAAACACAATGATGTAAACCTCTAGTATCAGTAGAACCTATATACATTCCTGGTCTTTTTCTTACCGGATCTAATCCTTCTAATATCTCTATATTTGATTCATCATATTGCTGTTTCATTTCTACCATTTATTATTCCTCCCAAACATAATACTCAGTTAAATCTTCATCTAATCTTAAACAACCAAGTTGTCCACCTTTAACATCTATTCCACAATCTATATAAATTGTCCCCTTTCTATGCAATATAGTATTTCTACCTTCTTCTATAGATTGAACCCTATTATGACCGCATATTTGAATATAATGTCTATAAGATTTTTCTTTACCTATTGTGTATCTATGCCATAAAAAATTATCACCTAATACATCAACCAATGTTTCTAATTCATAACTATCACCATTAGGAGGAATATAAATTCCAGCATGAGATAATATATATTTATCTTCTAATATTACATATTTAGGTCTGCTTTTTAGATATTGATAAATAAATTGTTGTTGCTTTGGAGTTTTCATATTGAATTGTGTATAGGTTTTAAATCCTCCATTACAATGCCAACTATACCCATCTTCAAACCCATCCACATAGTCTATTAAAAATCCTTCATGATTTCCTTGTAATAGATGTATATTTTTATGTTTTAATATATACCCCAATATATTAAATGGTTGTTTACCTCTATCAAATATATCTCCTAAAATATATAATTCATCATCATTTTGAAAATCAATAAGTTTTAACATCTTTAAAAACTTAGTATAATTCCCATGAATATCACTCATAACATATGTACTCATTTATTCTTTTTTCCTCCTTATTTATATGTATCCATAACGCTACAGCTATTATTATTTTTAATATAGAATTACTCTTATAGACTTCAAATTGGTTAAGCCATAAAACAAAATCTACTCCTATACTAACAAAGAAAAATAATCCTACCCATTCACATAAACTTCTCATTGCCTTTTTAATATCATTTTTAATTCTTGCTATTCTATCTATAATAACCACCTCTTATTCCAATATTTTACCTAATATAAACAATCCTACATTCAATCCGACTATTGTTACACATGCAATAATACCACTCCAAATAGAATTATTATTTATAGTCCAATCTTTAACTAAATACATTAATATGATTGCAAATATACCAGATAACAACATAATGCTAAATTTACCAGTTGATATTAAATCTTCTTTTAATTTTCTCTTCATAAGAAATCACCTCTTATTTACCTAAATTATAAAAATGGTATCTACATACTTGCTGATATTCTTCATTAACATTGCTACCTTCTACGTTTACCATATCACCGTTATGAACTGGTTTTCCATTTCTTAATAATAAATTATGTGTAGCTTTCTTATTACAATATCCACAAGTAGTTTTGATTTCTTGAATATCCTCTGCAATAGATAATAGTTTTGCTATGGAAGGGAATAAATCCCCTGTGTAACTACTTTTTAATCCATAGCAAATTATAGGTGCTATTTCAGATAATTTAACTAAAGATTCTATTTGTTTTACTGTTAAAAATTGAACTTCATCAATTAAAATTATGTCTAAGTCTAAATTTGACTTATCTTTAAATATTAAACTAAGATCATCCATATCCTTATCAACTATGTAACACTTCAACTCTTCATTGGACATTCTCGACTTTATAATTCCACAATCTCTACTATCTTGCTTTGCTTTTATAATAAAAACATTATTACCATTAAATTTATAGGTTTTTGCAGTAGAAATTAAGTTTAAACTTTTACCACTAAACATTGTTCCATATTTAAAATAAATTTTATTATACATTTTATTTCTCCTATCTTTTTAATTAATCCTTTAATTTATTATAACTTCTACTATCTCTTTACTTTTCTTTGTGTCATATTCACCTATTGTACTTAATAAATCTCCTCCAATCATCCATCCTTCTTTTTGTTCTACATCATCATATCCCCATTCAACACTACAAATATTTTCAAAACTGACTTTGCCACATCTTAAATATGTATATTTAACTTTATCATCACTATATATTGGTTTTCCATTACAATCTTTTATCCCTGTATATACTCTATTCATTCATACTCCTATCTTTGTTTTATTTCTTTTAATTTGACCTTGATTAATTTAGAAACTTCTTCAAGTTTATTTTGTATTTCACTAAAATCTATTTCAATTCTTTCTTTATTATTTTTTATATTGTAATATTCATACATATTTATTCTACTTAAATTATCTTTTGCTTCTGAAATCTCATATTCTAAGCTATCTATTCTATCTAAATATTTAAATTCTTCGGTTGTACTATTACTTAAATTACTACTATTCCAATATTTCTTACTAATCATTATCTTCACCTACTATTTTAAACCTATTTTGTAAAAACCCTCTTTCGACTCCATCATTACATATTACAAAACACCATTTTAAATCATCGTCTTGTATTTTGATATTGTAAATTTTATTTTTTGTAAGAAGTATCTTTTCTCTAGTTCCCTTGATACATATTGCTTTATATTCCATTATAATCTCTCCTTATGTATTAATTATTTGATTTATTTAAAATTTCCAATTTATTGTTTATTTCTTCATATCATCTAAGAAGTTTTTATATTCTTTTGTAAGTTTAATTGATATATACACATTATCAAGAAAATTCTCTCTTTCCCCTAACAATTCTTTAGCTTTAAATATTGCATCTCTTAAACTTTCATCTTTATGTAATAACTTCTTTTGATTATCTCTGACATCATATTGATAATTGATTTTGCCTTTCTTTTCTAATATAGAACAAATATAAATGATGTCTTCCATATTGATTTTTAATCGACTTGCTAGTGTTCCAAAATTTAAATTATCTACACCTTTTCTAATATAAATATTTTTTACAAAATCTTCTACTGTCCAAATATTTTTATTATCCAACGGCTTCATTCCTTTCATTTATTACAAATATATTTCACTCTTTTATCTTCTAACCACTTCTTTTCCAATTTTTAAATCTTTAATTATCTTTTGATATAATTCTTCAGCTTTAATTTGTGTTTTAAATTTATATTCTATCTCTTTTAATCTATCTATTATATCTTCTTTTTCACTTATAAAATCATTCAACATTTGTTTTTCTATTGGTATTTCATTTTGAAAAATACTCTTTAAACTGTTTATTCTGAACTCAATATTGTTCATATCTTCCCATAATTCTTTTCTTGATTTTTCATTTAATTTTACCATATGTATTATCACTTCTTTCATTTATTATAAGATTACTATTTATTTATAAGTAATTAGCTTTAGTTTAATATTAACCAAATAATTATTTAAACTGAAACCAATTACTTACTATCTATTAACACTTTAAGAACCACTCATTAATAAACTCATCCTCAAACTCATCTCTAACCTTATGTCTTATCATAATTCCATCATTCACTTTAGCTATTACTATGTATTCTTTCTCAGCTTCAACATCTTCCATAATTCCACTTAATAAACATCTAAAATCATATCCGTTCATGCTTTGTTTTAGATAAACAGATTCATTATCATAGATAAATCTTTCTAAATTAAGTTCTTTATTTTTAGTCTTACTAAAGAATTCCTCTGGATCTATAAATATCTCATCGTAAATTTTAAAATTTAAGTTTGTCATATGTATCTCCCTCTCCCACTTTATAATTAAGGGAGTAAAAGAGATACTCCCTTTTATAATAATTATTTTATAAAATTAAATATTTGTTCTTCAAAATCACCATAAGTAAGTTCTTCATTTCTTCCAACAGAATAAAAATGTAAGTATCTGTACCACAACTTTACAGTATATTTTAGTTGTGTAGTTATGTTTTTATATCTAAATTTATCATAAAAATATAATGGTTTAATTTGATTATATCTTGGTAAGGATTTAATCTTGTCTTTAAATCTTTTTTCAAAATCATCACAAAGCAAATCATTTTCAGACACAAAATCTTCTAAATCATCAATTCTACAAATGACCTCGTCTACAGATTCCGTGAAGTCTTTTAAATAGATCTCCTCAAATTCTCTTTTCTCTCTAGTGCTTCTATAAGATTCAATTATGAAATTAAAATCATTAATAATTGAATCATAATTTTCAATGTCTTCTTTATTTAGTTCCAATTCATCTTTTATATCTTCTTTCATCTCATAAAAAATTTCATAAGTTGTTTTTAATATAAAATTTTTGAAATTTTCTTTTATTTCTATATAATCCTTTTTACTATCCAATACAATATCCATAATGTTTGTTATATTGTTCATATCTGGGTTTTCAATCTCTATAAGTTCTCTTATAGAAAAAGTTCTATCTTCTATGGTTAATATATTAGCATTAGATATTATCGCTGCCTCAATCATATCTCTAATTATTGAAGCTTTAGTACAATTGAAATTTTCTCCTATGGAAACTCCTATTCTATTAGCTCCCTCTGCTACGGAATCTATGCAATACATAGCTGGTTTGGATGTTTTCATACTTAATCCTTGACTGTTTGGCTTCGGTTTGCTTTCATATTTCATAATATCTCCTCCTCATATTTAATATACTACATATATTTACTAATTTCAATATTAAATTACCATTTTCTAAAAATAAATTACTTAATACTAATTTTAAGTTACTTATAACCTTGTATAGGTAATCTAATATTAATATAATTACAGAGGCACTATGAAATTATATACCTTTAAGTGCGAACATATGTTCTTATTTGATTATACCTATTTTCCGTTTTATTTGCAACTATATCCATTAAATAAATTTTATAAAACTAATGCTAGTTGATACCAATCTTTTATTATTCCAGTTTTTATCTTATGTATAATCTCTTTTTCAAACTCTCTTCCTTTAAGTTTAACTTTAGTAATTATATCTTCTCTTTCTACCTTATCCTCTTTGAAAATCTCTCTATTATAAGTATTATTCTTATACCAAACTAAAGTTTCATTTATAAAACCTTCTTTAACATCATCACTGTGTAAGTATAAGTAATTCTTTAATTTATTTTTATTAAGCTCATGAGGGAATACCCCTCTAAGCTCTTTAATTTCATTTGTATTAATTATTCTCACCACACTTTATTAGATTTCTTACAAGCTCTAAGACAGTCATTACACCAACGCCTCCAGGAACTGGCGTTACACTATCAAAATAATCATAAATATCTTTTGAAATATCCCCACATAACTTATTATTCTTATCTCTATTTATTCCCACATCTATTGCTATTATATTTTCTAAAAATTCTGGATAAAAATTATTATCATTTTCCATGAAAAAGCTTTTATTAAAGTAATTAGGTTGTCCTATAGCACTGATAAATATATCAGAAAGAATGATTTGTTGTTTTAATACTTCTCTATCAGTTTTACTGTTACAAACGGTTACCGTAGCCCCTTTATTTATTAATAATTGTGCTAGTGGTTTACCTACTATATTACTTCTTCCTACTATAACTACATTTTTACCTTCAACATCTATATTTTCATGTTCTAAGGTTGTTATTATTCCTTGCGGAGTGCATGGAATAATTCCAGTTTCATCTCCTATCATTAATTTACCTTTGTTCACATTAGTAAATCCATCTATATCTTTATTAGGATCTATAGCATTTATAACTTTTTCCTCACTTATATGCTTTGGTAATGGCAATTGTACCATTATCCCCGTTACACATTTAGTTTTGTTTAACATATCTATTATATTTAATAATTCCTCTTCAGATATATTCTCATCTAGTTTAATATATTCATAATCTATTCCTAATTCCTTGCATAACTTACATTTGTTATTAACATATAAGTTACTAGCTTGATTATCTCCTATCTGAATAAAAACTCCTTTTATCTTGCTTAAATCCTTTTTCTTCAATTCTTGTTTTATTTCTTCTCTTATCTTTTTACAATCTATTATCATTAGTTATTTTCTCCTTTTAATCTCTCATAATCTTCTTCTATACCATAGAATATAAGTTGTTTAGCATAAGGCAGCTTAGTTATTTCTCTACAAAAACATTCTTGCCACTCATATTTTAACCTATGATTCTTTCTTTGAATTATGATATTTCTTAATACTGCATAGTTTAAATTTACTGTTCTAAGATTTAAATAACTTTCTGAAAGTATTCTCTTAGCTGTAACCAATATTAAATCCTTTTCTTGTTGAGTTGTTGCTTTAAAATAACTATCTCTTAATACATTTAACTCTTTAATTAATTCATTTATTATTTTCCTCTCAAAATCACTATGTACTTCAAACATATTAACTTTTATTTCGGTTTTCTTATCAAATAATTTATGCATTGTGCTTGTACTATTAGCGCTCGTTCCTATTTTATATGTATCAAACTCTGACCACCAATATCTCGGTGCAGTTATATTTAACCACACTTGAATTTGTCTCATAAATTTACAATGTTCTGTTCCACCATCTATTAATCTTTGAGCTAGCTTTAAATCTTTTTCACCTATTATATCATCTTTTGTATCACTTAAACCCCAGCTATTAAGTGGGTTTCTCATGCCAAATAACGCTTCGTTGATTCCACTAACTTTTAATATTTCTACTTTCATATATATTCCTCTCTATTCTTTGATTTATTTTTAAATATGTGTTAAAATTCTCTTAACATCTACTATTATACTCTCATTATAACAAATGTCAATCAATTATTTAATTTATTTCAACATTTGTTATATTATTTACTAATTTTAATATCTCTAAACCTTCTTTCATTTCTCTAATGTATTCATCTATGCTTTCATTAAGATAACTTACCTCTACTAAATTATTATCTATATAGTATTCTTCTTTACCTCTATCATCATAAAATATGTATTTAATATTTGATCCGTTCAAATCATAAGTTATTTCTACCATTTTAACATGCTTCCTTATTTATCATTTCTATTCTTTCTTTCGCTATATCAAAATATTTATCATCTAATTCTATTCCTATAAACTTCCTATTGGTATTTAAACAAGCTACTCCAACACTACCAGTTCCCATAAATGGATCTAGTACAACATCTCCTTCATTCGATGAATTTTTGATATAAAACTCCATTAATTCTACTGGCTTTTCACATGGATGTGTTTTCTTTCCTATTATATTATTGTATTTATGTACTGTTTTGCTTCCACCTATATCATTTATCCATTTAGCTTTCCCTTTTCTTAGGAATAAAGTATATTCACAATTCTTCATATAAAATTGAGATGGTGTGCAATTATTTTTCTCCCACACTAGAATATTGTGAAGTTTAAAACCTGCTTTCCTACTTTCAGTTAACATTTCCTCCATATTTAAACTATTTGTCATTATATAACAATGAGAACCTTCTTTTAAAACTCTATATATGTCACCCATCCAATCTGATATTTTTAATTTTTGATGTTTGAATAATTTTCTATTCCCATCTAACATACCTTGAGGTCTTTTAGAGTTAGCTCCATCACTATTTCCTCCAGTTATAGTTTTGTATGGAGGATCTGTAACTATTAAATCAACGCTACACTCCTTCATCTCTTTTAAATATTCAATTGAATTATTATGTATTAACATTATTTCACCTCTAACTTTAATTTATTATATTTTCTTAATTCCTTTTTTGTTAATTTTTCTTCCCAACACAAGAAACAGTCTTCTATGTCTTGATTACAACTTCTATTAGGATTAGTTGAGTAATCTTTTAATCCCCAATATTTAGGACAATAGTTATATTTTATTTCCCCATAATCTTTAATTCTTAAATCCCCAAATTCTATTTTTTCTTTTAAATAAGCAAAATCATTTTTTGTTATTTCCATCAAAACATCTCCTCCTCTCATTTCTTTAAAAGTATGATTTTATTTACTTCTAAAATATAAATATTTGAAATTTATATTTTTGTTAAACATTCAGTTTTCTTAATTAAATAATATATATATTTTTGTATTTCATAATCTGACTTTATATTTTTTAATTTTATAAAGGTTGATCTTCCTATGGATTCGGTATTAAATTTATATTTATATTTTGAAGTGCATTTATCCCCTTTATATATACCTAACATAAATTCAGATTTAATAATACCATTTTCTTCATATAAATTTTCAATTATTACATAATTATCATCTTCATACCATCTATGCCAATCTAATATTTTATTCTTATTCATTATTATTCTCTCCGTTCAATATTTTATCTATTAACAACCTAATCGCCTTTTCATTATTATGTCTTGGTATTTTTATATCAAAGTTATACTTTTTTAAAAGTATTTTTTGATAGAATTTTAACTTCATACCTAAAAATTGTTCTATAAATTCTATTTCATCCATTATTAATTCTCCTTTGCATTTAATAGTTTTTGTTTAATTTCAAAGTATCTTTTTCATAATATATTTTATAAACCCATTTTTCAAATATTTCTGAATAATCCTTATACATTTTATGTTCGATAACTGTATAGTCCTCTAATATTTCTTGATATTTCTTTAGTGCTTCTTTTCCATCATCAAATGTTAATATTATACTTTGTATTTCTCTAAGCAACATTTTATATCATCCTCCTTATATACTTATTTTTATAGTTTTTTGATAATTTTCATATCTCCAATAACACTTAGAACTATATTCATCTACGTACTCTTCTATTTGTATTCCTGTTATTTTATTTTTCAATGCTTCTTTTAAAAGCGATGTTAATTTTAATATATCTTCCATATTCTCATTTCTATCATTATTCCAACACCAATAATTCAATACTTTGTTTTTTATCCAATAAGTGTTCATAGAATTGATAAATCCATAAATTCCTTGATATTTATATTCATAATCTATAAATTTTTGACATACTGTTATTTTCTCGTCTAATTTTCCAGTTTTCTTTATTTTTTTGATAACACCTTTGACAACTAAATTAATCACTTCTTTATCTGTCAACTCCTCTGCGGATTTCTGATTATTTTTACATTTTTCATGATCTCTTACATCCAAATAATTAGCTATTGGCGACATTAATTTATACCATTGTCTTTTTAACTTATCTTTTCTTTGTCTATTTCTTTTGATTTTCTCAATATTCAATTATAAATCCTCGCTTTCTTTAAAATTAATCTTTTATACAGTCGCATATATAATATATTCTTCTTTGCTTTTATAAGTTGAACCAATTGGATTTGATTCTCCATAAGAATAATCATATATATTAATTTCTTTATCTTAATCTAGCTGCTGCAACTCTTTAATCAATTCTTTAACCTTCATTTTTTCTTTCCCCTCCAAATAAATCTCCTAAAAAATCCATAAATTCTTCCCTGCTCATATTCATGAGTTCTTCTTCATAAGATTTCCTATTTGCTTTTTGTTTATCTGTTTTTAATAAAAGATCCAATATTCTTTCTATCCAATCCCTTCTAGTTGATAATTCTTCTCTATCTTTCATCTTCTCTAATTCTTCTAATTTTTCTTTTTGTTCTTCTTGGGTTAAATCTTCATCGGTAACTATAAACCATTTACCTTTAGCAAATGCATCTCTTGTCACTTCAAATGAACATCTTGATACAACATTAGGATAATATCTTTGAGAGAATCCTATTTCTCCTTTTTTATTTTTACCATATGTAATATCATATCTATCACCATCTATCTCTACCATGAAACTATCTAGCAACAATCTATTGATAACATAATCTATAGTTACTTCCTCTAATTTTTTAGTTGTGAAACTATATGATAAATCTCTGTCATCTATTTTTTCACAAAACTTTTTAGTTAATGTTTTATCTGTATTCATCTTTATGTTCCTCTCTTTCTACAACATCTTTTACAAAATAATACCACGGAGATTGTCTTCTTTTTAAAATATCATCTAATTCTGTTAATACATCTTTGTCAAAAGTATAATCCTTATATTCCCAACTTATAAGCTCTGAAAATAAATTCCATTCCTCATATTCATTATTATCAGTAATAATTTCATCAGCTTTTAAATCTATAAAGTTAAATCCTTCTATCCTTTCTTCAAAAATCCATTCTTTTTTCTTTTCTATTAATTCTATTAACTCGTCTATATTATTAAATTGTCCTATATATCCTTTTGCACCACCAAACATATCAGTGAAACTTTTTACTCCAAAAACTAAAAAATCTTTTTTCATACTTTATAATACACCTTCTCTTTCTTCTATTTTAATATTACGAACATATGGCTGTCTTCTTAATAAATAATATCTATCATAAGCATCTTCTTCATGTGTATATTTTTCTATTTGTGTATTAATTTTTGATTCATAACAACCTCTAAATCCATAATCAATTATATATGTAATAACAAACTCTTTATTTTCTCTTGATTTTCTTCTTCTAAGTTGTAAAACGGGAATTTCGTTATTCTTTCTTCTTTTGTTACATTCATTAAATTCTATATTTAAACTTGAAGTATTTATAGAAAAATAAGTTTGTTGTTCTCCATATTCTGTCATAGTCATAGCCGTTATTTCTTTTTTATTATCAAATTCTCCTTCTCTTATGACTATTTTTATAGATGGTTTAGAATCACTTTCATATATCTTTCCTATGTTTTCTTTCTTTAATATTTGCCAAATCTTCATATAAAACAACCTTTCTACCAATTAATATTCTATTTTTAATCATTTCTTTTATCATAACTAAAAAATACTGTGTTATAATACTTATCAGATTTACAAATTTCGTTAAAAACATGAAAATCATCACTATAGCTTTGATTATATATTTCAAAACCATTCTTTCTACCTAATTCAATTATTGATGTTAACATTTTTATCCATGTATCGATATCTAATTCCATTTATATCTACTCCTTTATTAATTATTTAATTTATTTTAATATTAATTAAAACTAACTTTTTAATCAAACAAACCACTATCATTTTCCTTTGTATTATCTTCAATATTATCAATTAATTCATGAATATTTTCAATTATATCAACCATAAAATCACAAATTTGTAATCCCTCAGATTGAGTAAAATATCTTTCATGATGATAATTGTTAATATTGTATTTTTTAAAATCCTTTATTTCATCTTTTATTTTAGTTAAACTATCATATATTTTATCATTATTCATAATTATTCCTCCAATAGTTTCATTAACTCTTCTTCGGTAAATAATTTAACACCATCTTTAATAGCTTTATCTTTTTTACTACTTTTACTAGAATCATTAGCTAATATTAAATAATCTAGTGATTTTTTATATCCACTTTCAACTATAGCTCCTAATTCTTCTAATTTAGTTTTTAACTCACTTTTCTTTAATGTAAATTTTCCTGTTGGATAAACTTTCATACCTTTTAATGGATTTTCTTTAGCTATAACTTCTACTTTTTCTTCTATTATAAAATCTATTTCATCTATAAAACTACTAACTAGATTTATATTATCTTTATTGTGAAACCAGTCTATTATACTATTAGCAACTATTTCTCCACAATCCTTCATTTTCAACAAATCATCTACCGTTAAAAATTCAATATTACATAGCTTAATATATGGATTACCTCCTTTTATAAATTCTATAAATGTTTTTGCTGTTGTTTTACCTACGTTTGGAATACCTAAAGCATATATAAAATTTTCTAATTTACATTTCTTAGATTTTTCTATATTTTTAACTAGATTATTAAATGATTTAATACCAAAACCTTCTAATCTTTTAATTTCTGTTTTATCTTGTAATTTATAAATATCTCCGATACTACTTAGATATCCTTTTTCAATAAATTTTTCTATTGTCTTTTCACTTAAACCTTCAATATTCATAGCATTTCTACTACAATAATGCTTAATTTTTTGAACTAATTGAGCTTTACAATTAGGATTTTCACACATTAAGAACTCAGCATTATCACTTATTTTTATATTGGTATTATGACCACATACTGGACATTTACTAGGTATTTCTAATGTGTCTGATTGAGTTAGATTTTCTCTGATTTGAGGTATTATTTGATTTGCTTTATAAACTGTGATTTTGTCTCCTAAACCTAGTTTAAATTTCTTCATTGTACTAACATTATGTAAAGTTGCTTTAGTTACTTCCGTACCATCTAATTCTACAGGTTCAAATATCGCAACTGGAGTTATTACCCCTGTTCTTCCTACTTGCCATTGAACTTCTCTTAATACTGTTTCTTCTTCTTCGTCATAAAACTTGAATGCCATTGAATGATTAGGGTGATGAGCTGTATTACCTAATGACTCCCCGTATAGTTTATCATCATAAGTGAAAACTAATCCGTCTATTGGGATTTGCTTGTTAGCAGCTATATTTTTTAATTCTTCAATATCTTCATTAAGATTATTTACTATCCTATGATCGACTACTTCAAATCCTTGTTCTGATAACCACTTTAATTCTCCTTCTTTACTTATAAAATCTTTACCAAAAACATTATAAGCTAAGAATAGAATTTTTCTTTCTTTACATACACTGTTATCTAATTGTCTTACACTTCCTATAGCTAAACCTCTTGCATTCTTAAATCTATCTTCTTTCTTTAATATTTTAGAATTAACTTCATTAAATACATCATACGTTGCTATTGATTCTCCTACTATATGTACTTTTCCTTTATATCTAATCTCTTGAGGAACATTAACATAAGTTTTTACATTGTGTGTGATATTTTCCCCTATTTCTCCATTTCCTCTTGTACTTCCTTTTATTAATTTACCATCTTCGTATATAATATCTGTTGTTAAACCATCTAATTTAAGCATTCCTACGGCTTTTTTATTACCAATAAAGCTATTTAATTCATCTATATCTTGAGTTTTACCTAATGATCTTAAAACATATTCATGCTTAACTTTTTCTAGTTTACTTTTAACTTCATATCCAACATTAACAGAAGGCGAGTTATTTAAAACTATTCCAGTTTCTTTTTCTAATTCTTTTAATCTATCAAGTTTAATATCCCATTCTTTATCACTCATAATAGTATTTGAAGTATTATAATACATATCACTAGCAGTATTCAATTCAGATATTAAACTTTTCATTTCTTTTATCTTAGATTCACTTCTATAACTTTCCATCTCACTCTTCCTTTCTTTTATCAATTTCTTTAACTCTTTCGCATTTCTTACCACAATGCATACAACCATTTTTCTTCTTATGCACACAATGACAAGTCATTAAATCAAAAGGACATACTTCTAAAACATCACCTATTTTCTCTACGACATCAAGTCTAGGAAATTTTTCTTTATCATTTTCCAACCTTGATATTTTGGTAATGCTAGTCCCAATTTCTTCAGCCAATCTTGATTGGGAATAATGTTTCATTTTTCTATACATCTTTATATTTTTAAAACTGATTTTACAATTACCCATAATAAAATTCATCTCCTATATGAATTAAATTCATTTTAATATTCTTTTTATTATATCATTATTTTTCAGAAAAAAATATGGTAATTTAAACCAAAATACATATATATTAAAAATATTTTGTCGTAATTATTCGCATTTAGTAAATAAATCTTGTGTATAATTAAAAAGTTGCATTTGATTAGCAAATTTACTACCTTTTATTTTATACATTAATGCCCCTCTATCTCCTCTGAAAACTATAAAATCTTCATCATTTACTCTTTTAAACTCTACTTTTGGATTTGTTATTAGTTCTGCTACAACTTCTAATATTTTATACTCTTTCACTTTCAAACTTCTCCTTAAAATAATCATAAAACTCATTATTATTCTTAAATGTTAAATCAGCTTTAAATCCTCTTAACTCTTTTCCATCATGTTTTAATCTATATATAATATCTTTTATTTTATCTCTCCTTTTAAACATTCTATAAGCTCTTTTAAAAGGATTTACATCTATATAAACTGTTATAGTATTGTATTTATCTTTATCCTTCATATTATGTACACCCTTAAAATCAATCACATAAAATGTTTTATCGATTAAATCTTCTTCTAATACATAATATCTATTATTATTAATTATTGTTTTTGCTATTGCTTTATCAAATTCTTTATCTGCTTGTTCACTATCAACGAATAGATGCGTACCTTTTTCATTAGGTCTTCTTGCTCTAGTGGTTCTTGAAACCACTTTTCCCTTCTTAAACTCTTTACAAAGTCTATCAATAGAATAGTCTTTTCCACATCCAGACTCTCCGATAACAAGAAATAATTCTTTTTTCATATGTAACACTCCCTTTATGCAGCTATTTCTAAAACTTTATTTAAATTTTCTTTCTCTAATTGATTTATGTAAATATTTCTTCTTTTATCTAAATTATTATAAATATTCTTTACCTGGTAATCTTCCATATCAACTATTATTTTTAAATTACCAAACATTCTTGCTTGTACATTTTCTACATTATCTGTCCATATCTCTTCCCCTAGGATAAAATTTCTAGTCAAAAGCTTTCTAATTTCCAATATGCTTTTGGTTTCGTTTCCTTTTACATATGTTCTGTACTTGTGAATTATTCCTTTGTCTATTTTTAATAAATTAGTTCTCATAATAAAACATCTCCTTATATGTATTAATTATTTAATTTATTTAAACTTTCTGAGTGCAAATTTATTCATCATTTTTCTTTTAACCTTACGCTCAGCTTTTCCTCTAAGGTATTGTTTAACCTCTTCATTACTCATTTCTTCAAATGGTTTATGTATCATAATATTCTCTCCCTCTATATGTAATATATTTTTTATTTCTCTTAACAATTATTAGTATAATACCAATTATACTAAATGTCAATTGAAACTTTAATTTATTTCAACATTTTATAAAACTATCATTTTAAAAGATTATTTATGAACGACTGAATCCATTAAACTTCTCCCATAGGTATAATCTTTTGCAACCTTTACTCCAGTTAAACTACAGACTCCGTTTAATTTTACATGAACACATTGTAAATAACTGCTCCATTTACAATTTTTACACTTATCTCTATCTCTATTGGAAATTTTAAACTCCATATTTGCTATTTCTCCTTATAAACTTTTTCATAAATTTCATTAATTTCATCTTTATATTTTTCAAAAAATTCATCAATCTTTTTCATTTCTTTTAACATACCATTATGTTTTTCTTTATTTTCTCCTTTTACTACTTCAAAGCAACAACTATTCCAAGCATCTTCTTCACCATTATCATTAACTATTCTAAAGTATTCATCATATGGATTAGAATTAAATATTTCGGTACATTTATAGGTATTTCCTAATGTTAATCCCTCTGGAAACGTATCGCTAACCCAAGGATTTTCTATTAATTTAACTATCATAATTGTTAATTCTCCTTTATTTCTTTAATTTATTTTCTATATTTTTTAAAATATCAACAAGATCTATATTTATACTCTTATCTTTATAATTATCAAAGGTTCGATTTATAAAATAAGCATTACTTATTAATAATAAAATTATTAAATGTTTTAAGTCATTAACATTATTATTAAAGATACACAACACGCCCAATATAAATAAACAAATATCAATAATTACAAGCATTGTTTTAACTTTCATCTTTTAATCCTTTTTATTGTTTAATTGTTGTTTGGTAAGTATAATAATGCTGAAAACATTTATATTCTTCTATTTTTGTACCATTGTCATATATATACTCATAATCCTTAATTAAATATTCTCCACAATAAGGGCATTTATATTTATTGCTTCTATTTTTTATTCTATAAATAACCTTTTTATAAATATCTAATATTTGTTTTAATTCATAATCAGATAAATCATCATTATACCTTTGAAATTCTGATAAGCTTTGTAATTTGTTTCCTCTACTCATTAATATTCTCCTTATCCAATATTTCATCTATTTTACCAATCACAAAATCCATAGCAGCTATATTACCTTCCCAATACCCCTTACTCCAATGACCAGTATCGCTCAAGTTTTTCTTATTTAAATTGTCAACTTCGATTTCTTTCATAGATATTCTTCTTTCTAAATACTTTTTAAGTTTTAATAAATCATCCTTCATATGGCTTTCTCCTTCAAATAATACTATTTCAGTATCTTGCGATATATTATCTAAACATTTAACGTAAGCCTGTTCTTCCTCACTTGTTAAATTCCTAAATCGTTCTTTAACCCATTTTTCGTATTCTTCACCAGTAACGACTCCCTCATTGTTGGTATCAAAGTCAATGTCAACTAAATCATCATATACCTCTTTGAAAGTTCTAACCTTCATCTATATCACCACCTAAAATTCAAATTCTTCAGTAAGTTGATTAAACTTACATCTTTCGCATATTTCATCACCATTTTCAAATAATTCAACTCTTAGTCTTCCACAATTAATACACTCTTCGTCAGTATAACCTAGACACTTACCTCTATCATTACATGAACAAATCTCATTTTCTCCTAATTCCTTACCACATCTTGAACAACTGCTAACTTTATACATCAAATATCACCTCTTGATTATTCTTTAATTTATTTTTATTTAAAACAAGCAATTTATAAACTTCTTTTGTTATTATTCTATTAATCCATCTTTCATCAATTTCACCATTATATCTAAATCACATAGTTGCAATAAACCTGTGTTTTTAGCCATAGCTAATATTTCAAATTTTCTAGTATGTATATTGACTACCAATCTAAATTCTGCACTATAACAACTTTTAAATTCATAATAGTAATTATTTTCTCCGTAATAATGTTCTCCTTCTTCACAATTATCTGGATCTTCTATAAAATCATATTTCTCTAATTCTTTAAAGTCTACATTATCTTTTAATTTCATTTTTTATTTCTCCTATTTTATATATTTATCTTCATTATTGAATTCTATATCTATTTTTAATTTAAGACATGTACAGAATAATATATTTTGTATCTGTAAATGTGAATACCCCTTATTGATTAGTTCTTTATAAAAAGGATATATTGATTTTGTAAATTTATCTACATCTCTACTTGTCTCATCAGAAAATTGTTCTAATCCATTATTTATTATTGTAAAATTATCTTTCACATTATTTCCTCCTATTCTTTTGTTAGTAGCTATCCCATCAACCTTGAGAATAACCTAAATCATATACTCTATCCATTAATTTAACTCTCTTTATAGCTTTAGAATATGTATCTGCTGAAGTAAACTCTTTACCATTTCTTTCTATACCAAAATAATTATTACCTTTCTTAATGACATCAAAGTTCCTTCCTTCAAAAATTATTCTTCTCATGTTATCACCTTAAAACACCTTTTCTATTCCCAATTCTCTCATCTTATCAAATATTTCTTTTTTAGTTCCTATGAAAACTGTTGATTTTGTTTCTTCATTTTTCAAAAACCATTCATCTTCATTAAAAAATGGTGAATCAATTCTCCAAACGGGATTTATTGTATAGGAAGTTGAACCTTTTCTATACAATGCTAAAACATCAAATTTCATCTAAATATCCTCTCTTTATATCTATTTTTCTATAATTATGTTTAAATACGCCAATTAATACATTCAACACAATCATTTTCGAGCATTATTGCTTCTGCTAATTCATAATATCTTTCTTCTTTTTCTATTAGTGGATTTACTAGAGAAACTATTAATTCTCTTTTACCATCAAGGAATAAATCTTTTTTGCTTGATATATAATATCTATCTCTCCATACACCATTTATTTTAGCTTTAACCTTCTCACCATGTTTAAGAAATTTAAAATCTATAAATGTATCAGCCAAAGTGAATTTAGCATTTATAATAATATTATAAGGTTCTAAACATTCACTTATTTTCCCTGAACTATATTTCCTAAAAATTTTATTATTTTTAATAAAAAATATAGAATTTGTATTAATAATATCAAGTTTTTCTCCAAACTTACCTAGTTGATGATAATATTTGCCTTCTTTAAAATCATTTATTCTATGTACTTCCATAATCAATATTCCTTCCTTATTATTTTATCATTATATTCTTCATCATATAAAGCTCTTATCTTTATGATCTCACTATCTATTAATCTTAATAAATCTATTGTATAAAACTCTTTTCCTTTATATTTATTCTCTATAGGTTTACAAAATACTTTATATGATAATGAGCTAAAACTATTTATTGATTCTATCTCGCACCAAATTTCTTTTTCTTCACCATTATATTCTCTAACTTCTACTCCAAATGCTTCATATATAGAACTTAATTCCTTTAATTTAATTTTTACTTGTATGTGTTTATTTTCCACTAAATTAACGAACTGCCTTGTATTCATTATCCACCCCCTATTCTTTAAAGAGGAAGGAACAACTATCCATTTCCTCTTTAAAGTAAATATTAAATTTTAAGATATATTTAATTTGTTGGCTCTATATTCAAAGGCTTCTCCATTTTCTATATATCCGATAGCAGTATTATCGATTGAAAGAAATAAATATCTAACCTTAAACAGTACGCTAAGTTCTGTTATAAAATCTTTTATTTCCTCAAATGTTGGATCATATATTTCATCGAATACAATTTTATCATTAGAATTAGCTTTAAAAGTTAATATTACATTGGACATATTTGAAGATAGATTTGAATCCCCATATTCATTATAATCCTCGCTAAAATATTCAAATCTATGGCGTACCTTACAATATATTTCAAGTTCGTCTTCGTATGCATAAAAACAAAAAGCTAATCTGTTATTATCAAACACATTTTTATACATATCTTCTGTTGGATTAGTACCTTTTTTTAACTCATGACACATAGCATTTTCTAAAGCAGCTTTATAACACATAATGAACCCTCCCATATAAAAAAATAATTATTTCAATTACTATTTTATCATTTCATCTCATTTATTTCCAATTAAAAATTCTAATTTATTATATATTTAAAAGTAAATCCTTTATATTGAGATTTTTTGCTATTACAAACATCTGAAATACTTTGATTTAATAATTTTATCCCAAATAACTTCTCACTTTGTCTTTCGAGTTCGGCACAAGATGAGAATATTCCTAAGCTTTTATTATCTTTAAATACTTCTACTTTCTTATAATGTTCTTTAGGATTATATTCACACCAACCAAGCTCTGTTCCTTTTTTAAGATACCTTATTATCGTTATTCTCGCCAAAACAAATCTTCTCATTAAATCGCTTGTTGTCTCATCTTCTCTTTTATGATTCCAATAATCACATACTTCCTTAACTATATTTTTATTAGCAAACTCTTCACAGCTTGTCCAATCTATATTTGATAAATCAAATAACTTATTTAATTCAGAGTTGATTATTGATTTTTTTATCCACTCCATATTAGATTCTCTACAGTCTAATTCAACGTAATACTTAATTCCATTCTTTAATGCCATTTCTCTCTTGTACTTATCGTTTTCTTGTTCTTCTTCAAGTGTTCTTGATCTCTCCCCTCTTCTTGATGTTTGTTTATAATGCTGTTCGCCATGAGTTTCAATAATACAACTATTATCTTTAATATGAAAATCGTATCTTTTGTTATCGATCCATTGTGGTTTATACTCTGTTTCAAACTCTAAACCTAATTGTTCTAAGAAATTCATAATAAATTTCTCAGGGTAACTCTTTCCATCACCACATGAACAAAATATGGTTTTATGTTGTAATATAGCATGAGGTTCGATTTTCTTTTTTCTCCCACAATCGGGACATGTTACAGTGATTTTTCTACTACTGCCTCTGCTATATTTCTTTGCATCTTCCTCAGAAACACCTAAATTACACATCCATCTGTCGGTATCCCATATAGTGTTAATACCTAATTTGGCTTCTCTACCACCACAAACTGGGCAACCATGTCCTTTTAACAAATTATTAGGTAATGTTTTCCACTCATGATAATTACACTTATCGGAATTATGTCTTATTAATACTTTTTTATCATTGCTTACATATTCTCCCAAAACCTCATAATCATTACCATATTTATCTTTAATTTCTTGAATAAATTCCTCATGCGTCTTCTTCTTAGTACCTCCACATACAGGACAACCTCTACCGCATAATAGTTTGCTAGGGGTTATTTCCCATTGATGATAATGACATTCTTTACAATTATGTTCAATCAATATCTTAGAATTGGTATTTTTATATTCTCCTAAAACAATGTATTCATCTTTATATTTATCATAAACTTCTTGTTTAAATTCTTCTGTAGTTTTTTTAATATTCCCCGCACACTTTGGGCAACCATATCCTCTCAATAAATTACTTGGCGTAATATTCCATTTGTGAAAATCACATTTATCACAATTATGTCTTACCAATATTTTAGTTTTTGCATTTATATATTTTCCTAAAATCTCGTATTCTCCATTATATTTTTTTCTAATTCTCTCAATAAACTCTTTATGTGTCTTTTTAACTCCACCATTGCATATAGGACATCTAGTTCCTCTTAATAAACTATCAGGCGTAACTTCCCACTCGTAATTACTACATTTATTACAGTTGTGTCTAACTTTAATTTTATTTTTCGCATTAACATACTTGCCTAATATCTCATACTCATTCCCATATTTATCTTTAATCTCTTTAACAAACTCTTCATGTGTTTTCTTTCTTGGCATCCTATCTCACCTTCTTATATGTATAATATTATGTATTTAATTCTGGTTAAAATTTCCCATTTATAAAAAACATCTTCTTTTCTAAAGTAGGAAGATTATAGACTACTTATAATCCGTATTTTACTACGTTTCTATTTTATTTTTAATTATGTACTGTAAATTATGCTTTTTGGAAGTTGTACTCGCCTCCTATAGAGATACTATCTTGAATATCTCTATAGGAGGGAATAGTCCCTCCATAATCAAGTTTGATCATTTCTGACTTTAATTCTTTTAGATAGACTATATATTTAACTATTTCTTCATCGTATCTTTTGATTTGATTTAATATACTTATTGTCCAATTTAGTTTATACCTTTCTAATATTTCCACTAAATTATCTTCAATAAATTCTATTAATTGTGAATTATATTTATTAGATAACTTGGTAAAACAGGTTAACAATGTAATCTTATTTTCTAAACTATCACTAGATATAAAATATTTCTTTTTTATATCTTCTAAATTTTTTAACCTTTGTTGAATAACACTTTTTGATTCATTTTTAGCTATTGTTTTTTCAATCAAAAAATTTTCCATAAAAAGCTCTTGACTAAACTCTTTATCTATATTACAACTAAGCTTTTTTACTATAAAATTATCTAAATTATTCTTATTTTTTTTACTCTTATAGTCCCCCAATATTTTAACGATAGCCATATTTTAACACACCCCTATTTTGTTGCTTTTTTTACTTATTTTTCTTTTGTTACACCCTTTCAAAAAATCATTATGATTTAATCCATTAGCTTTACAAAAAGCTTCTAAATCCTCCATAACAGCCTCTCTTTCTTCTATTAAACCTTCAAAGAAATTTTCTATATCTACTCCATTTTTGATCGCATATCTTATGTGTGAATCTATTCTTTCAATTTCATTAACTTTCTCTTCTATTATTTCTAAATTCTTTTCTTCTATAGATAATAGATTTAAAGATAATGCCGCTGCAACATTTATTTTCTTTCTATCTTTTGGGCTTATTTCCCCTATTTTTTCTTTTAGTTTTCTTTTATCTAAAACTCTAATTTGTTCTAACATTGCCATACTTTCTTTTGGTAAACCTATGTATTCCCCGTCTAGTTTTACGTGTGTAGGAATCTTATTTTTGTTTATCTTTGTTGTTATTGGTGCAATTATTGTAGTAGGACTATATCTGTTTCCTTTATTATTTTGAATTATTACAACTGGTCTCATCCCATATTGTTCGCAATCTTGAACTCCTTCTGGTTTTTCTCCAAGATTAGCATAAAATACATCTCCTCTTTGACAATTTTTAATCATTGTTTCCATTTAAAATCGCTCCTTTTTATATTATTCTTTGTTGTATTAATCTCTTTATCTTATGTCTTTATTATACAATAGATAATATTATTTGTCAATCAATTCTTTAATTTATTTTAACTTTTATCTATCGTAAATTATATGTAATAAATAAGCACCTATAAGTGATGTGGTTATTGTTCCCAACAAATATATTATAACAACTCCCAATATCGCTATAACTGTTGTTAATCTATCTATTATATTTTCTTTGGTTTTATCTCTCATCAATTCCATATTTATCATCTCCTTTGATTATATATTAACACAAATATCACTATAAATCAAGTAATTATTTAATTTATTTCAACAATTTAATAATAAAAAAGACTGATAGGAATTTTATTTCCCATCAGTCTAATATTATTCTATTTCCATTTTCATCGTAGTTATATTTCCCATATATAATATCATCATCATTTGTAATTTTTATATATAGATCTTTTAATTTTAAGGCTATATTGTAGGATTTTTTTAATTCATACTCTTCTATGACTTCTATAAAATCTTTCATATCTAATTTGTTCCATTTTTTAGTTCTTTTTATTTTTATAAGTGTATCTATTTCTGCGTTTCTAAATAAATCTTTGGCAGGTATATATTCCCTATCAACTTCTGTAAAAAAGTCTATTATACCTTTTCTTATAGCCATCAAATCTATTACTTTACCCTTTGTAGATTTTAATATATACTCTGTGTCTATAAATTCTTCTTCAGATATTTTATGGTAAGCTTTTTTACGCATATATTCTTGCTTATCAGCTTGAACTAAAACATCTAAAATTCTTTTATCTATATTAATTTTCTTAACTACTTTAATATCTTCTAAATTATTTTCGTCTCTATCAGTTACATTGATAATGTAACTATCTAAATCTATATCTTGCATTTTAAGATATCTTAATTCTTTATACTTAGATCCTTTTAGCCCCAACCTTGCTAAAAGTACAATTGCAAATTCATGTACCGTAATAATTTCTGCCCTATCTTTTGTTTTATCCCATAAAGCAAATAAATCATCTAAAGAAATATAGTTTTTTCTTATTTTTTCCTCGTTGATAATTGCTATTTCTCTTGTGTTCCAATTTATGCAAGGGTTATAGGTGGGATTTAAACCCGTTTCTAATGCCCATTCTTCATAGCCATTGATTAAGCTTTTTAATGAAGCTATTGTACTTAAATCTGTTGTCATCCTTGTTTTTATTATGCTTAATGCTTCCATCTCATTAAACATCGCCAAATCTTTATCGTACATAACTTCAAGATCATGTATATGATTATTAAACATACTCCAATAATTTTGTTTTGTAGTATCTGCGTACCCTTGTTCTTCTAAGAATTTTATCTTATTTTTTGAAAAAGTATCTAAATTATTTATTTCTTTTAATGCTCTATTATAATCTACAATATAATTAGAAAACATAAATAATCCTCCTTTGAATTTTATATTAAATCTCTAAAGAAATTATAAATATCACTAATAATAAAGCTTTTATAATTTACTTTTAATTCTTTCATTTCATCTTTTAATATTATGGCGTTATTAATCACATTTTTAATTAATTCATACTCTTCAAGGTCATCTAATTTATTTTTTCGTAAATAACTCCATATTGCAAAATATCCTAGCCAAATATTTTCACTTTTAAATATTTCCATTGTTTTGCTATCTACTTTTTTATCTTCTAATATCTCAAATATGGTATTTACAATTCTCACATAGTTTTCAACACCAAAAATCATTATATTTCTACCTTCAATTTTTATTCTCTCATTTTTTTCTACATACCTTAATCCTTTTTCAAAAACTTCATAGTGGGTTAGTTTTCCCATTTCTATAAATTCATTTCTTGTTTTTGCTATTTGGTCATGTAGAACACCTTTACTGGCATTAACCTTCTTAATAAAAGTATTATAATTATTATCTTGTATAGCTTTTATATATTGTTTACTAGATACATTTGCTAACATTTGTCTTCCAACAAATTTTGCTGCTCGCTCTGGTGTAATAATAGAAATATTTACGGGAAAGCCTTTGAAACTTTTTTCTACGTCATACCCTTCATTATATAACTCATAGATAGCAGTATCTCTATGCCATCCGTCAGTAAAGTCAACCACGGTATAATCTACTGCATCTATATCATAATTTATTCTTATTCTCAGTTGTCTTTTATTTTTATCATATTCTACGTTTGCTACTTTGTCTTCTAAAAGTAAAATATTCAAACTTAATACGTCAGGAGGAAAATAATCTCCTTCTTTAATCATTTTTTTTATTCCTTCTACGTTTGGTCTATTCAATGTTATTTCTTTTCTTATTGCCCCGTAGTTGGTTCTTGTTATAGTTGCTTCTCTTTGAGTAGCAAAATTATATCTTACTAACCTTTCTTTTCTAGCCCTATATTGTTCGTGAGGTTGCCAGTAAGTACAACAATAAAAATCATCACTATATTCATCTACATTGTCAAAAACTAAAACCATACTATCATCTTCTTTAAGATTAACATAAGTTTCATATGCTCCTAGTTCATTTGTATTAAAATAGCTACTTGGTTTAAATTGTTCTAAGCCATAATTATATAACCCCTTTGCAATTGCTATTTGTTCGTTTGTTTCCAAATCACTTATATTTAACCCGTTTTCTTCGTTCATTACTTCATTAAAAACAAAAGGGGCTAATTTTTTCTTTATTAATTCATTTTTTACGGATCTATAAATTTTCTTTGTTTCATTAAAATCTATAGATCCCATGTATTTATATACATCAGATTCAAATTTTTGAACTTTACTATTCATTTGTAACACCTACCTTTTTATTTATTTTGTCCTTTTATGTCGTTTAATATGTTTTTATTATATCATCTTATATAATTTAAATCAATTACATTTATTATTTTAAGATAGAACCTCACCACCATAATAAGGTTCTATCTATTATATATTAATTAGATTATATAAAACTTATGTATCCCCTCTTTGCTATTTATACATAGCTCCCCAAACTCTAATAAACAAGTTAGATGTTTAATAATATTGTCCACTGTTATTTCTAAAGTATCTAATACAACTCGTACTGCATTTGGATATATAGTATAATCCTCTACGCAACCGACTGTAATGTTTCCCCTTACATTTTCATAAATTACCTCCTCGTATAAATTTTCCTCCATGAATTCTTTAATTTTTTCCATCTTCTCCCTAACCTTTCCTTTAAAAATAATTTGAATTTAATTAACATCTATTGAACAAAATAAGTATATCATTTTCTTTTTGTTAAAACCATTGTTAAATTTAAAAAATATTCGCTTTTTTTCCACAAAATATTTATGTTTAACATTTTATGGTATATATTTTTATTGTTATTTTATTCTTATTTAATTTTTCCTTAAAAGAAATATTTTAACTAATTTTTTGATTACCCCATGTAATATTGATTCCATTTTCTGTTTCTTCTTTAACCATTAATCCTTCTAATACTATTGGATCAATATTAAATTTTTCGTATATTTCTTCATCCATTAAATCTTCATTTTTCATTAATGAACATAATTTATCTTTTGCCATATTAAGTTTTAATAAATTAACCTCAATACTATTTTTGTAAAATACATTATATATTTCTGTTATTTTTTCTGAATTCATTCTTGAAAATCTAGCTTTATATTGGCTACAACCTGATTCATTCCATTGCATTTCTGGAATAATGACTTTATTAACAAATCCTATATTCATACTGCATGATAAAGCTTGTTGAGTAGATAATATTATACAATCATTGTATTTTTTCATTTCCTCAACCATTTCTTTTCTTTGCTTTAAAGTTGTATCTTGCCCTGTAATAACAAATATTTTTCTATTTGGGAATTTTTCTGCTAATATATGTGCATATACATTTACAGTTTTTATCCTGGTGCAACCTATAGCAACTCTTTCATTTTTAAATTTTTCTACCATATCACATACTTTTAATATTTTACTACTTATATTTTTACCTTCATACTCTTTAAATTTATGTGGTGTACTACATGATTTTAACAAAGTATTTAACTGTGCTAATATCTTAAACATAGCATCCTTTCTACTATTTCCAGTATGTATATGATACTCAGCACTCATTTTATAAAAATCATTTAGTATTTGATTATATAAATTCTTTTCTGATTCTGTAAAATCACATGTAACTTGATGGATGTTATATAGTTTTTTTCCTATAACATCTTCTAAAGTTCTTGTTATAATTGTTTTATCTATTATTTTTTTCAAACTATCTTTGTTATATACATGCTGCTCAAATTTTGCTACACCAAATGTACTTACTTTTTTAGGAATATGAGATTTTGTAAACAATTCATACCCTTGTTTATAAGGTGGATATTGTTTATTATAATACTCATTTACTTCTTTTTTAATTTTTTTCTGTTCCTTGTCTTCAGCATATATATATTCATTTTCACAAAGCATATTTAAACTGTTGTTATATAATAATTCAATCTGTGTATATATTTCATTTATTGAATTTCTAACGCTTGTACCTGTTAATAATACCTTATATTTAACATTAGTTTTAAAACAATTTAATACAGCTTTGCAACGTTTGGAATTAATATTGCTAATACTATCAGCTTCATCAAGTATTAAAGCGAATTTTTTTCCATTAAATCTGAAAAATCTTTTTAGCCATCTTTGATTTTTAATAACCATATTAAAGGTTAATAATAAAAACTCTCCTTTTTTAATTTTTCCTATATCTTCTTTATTATTTAGAATTCTATAAGGTAAATTAAAATTTTCTAACATATCAACATAAGTATTTTTGATTGCTATAGCTGGAGCAACTACAAATATATTTTTACATAGATTTTCTTCCATCCTATATAAACCATAATATAAACTTGAATAACTTTTACCAGATCCCATCTCCCATTGAAGAATTGAATATTTTTTTCTCAAAACTTTGTTTAAATCATATTTTTGTAAGTTGTTTAATTTAGTTTCTACATTTTCTACTTCATTATATAGACTTTTTTCACTTAACCATTTATCAATGTTTTCATCAATTTTCATTTCTTCAAATGGTATATCTTGTCGATTTTTTTCTCTTAATTTTTTTCTCATAGTCTTTTCAAGATTCTCACTTTTAACAGTTTTTCTCTTGTGTTGACTACTTAAAGTGTCTTTTAATTTTTTAATTACCTTTTCTTTAGTAATTCTTATCTTTTGCCATTCTTCGTTTGATAACGTACTAGGCTGACTCTCATTATAATATAACTGATAATAATTAAAACACTCATTATATAAATGTTTTACATGCTTACTTCTTTTAATATCAAATAATATCTTAGTAACTTTTTGCTCAAAATCCTGATCCTCATCAGTATAATTTTTCATGTTTTCTAATTTGATACTAGCACGATTTTTTTCTTTTATTTGCCTAATCTTTGCTATATCTTCTTTGATTTTTTTCTCTGTTGTAAACTCATTTATATACATTTTTTCTTGTAAATATTGAGATTTCTTAGCAAAAAACATCATTTTAATTCTAAAATTAGAATCTACTCCAACATGATCAAAAGCCCCTTTACTAAGCTCAAATTGCCCTATAAAATTAAAATGTTCATTCATATATTCAATATCACTCTTATTACTAAATTCATCGTTTAAGAAGCTATAAGGGACAATTAAACCCATAATAGCACTTGTATTCATTAATTCATTTGCCTTTTTAACATAAATCATTTGGCTGTATTGATCTATACCTTCATATTTCATTCTTAAATTAAAAGGTGGATTACCAATAATAACATCTAATTTATGAGTTAAATTATAATCTCTCATGTCTCCATGTTTTATTGTAACCTCTGGAAATAGATATTTACATACTTTATAAGCCTTTATATCTAATTCATTACAATAAACATTATTCATATTAGGTAAGTGGTTAAGTAATGCACCTGATCCGCAACTTAACTCTCCTACTAATTCATCATTATTGACTTGTAATATATCAATTAACTTTTTAGATTCATTTTGTCCTGTAAAAAATTGACCATTTTCAAGTGACTTTTTTTCTTGACTATATTCATAAAAAGAATTATAATCTTTAAACTTTACGTCAAAAGTTCCCCCATCCCCTGTATAAAAATTAAAAATTATTTCTGGTGTGAATTTATATTGATTAACTAAATTATTATCAATCATATAAATTATTTTATCATTTATTTCTTTTCTCTTCTCATGTGGTACTACTTTTCTCATATCTTTATATCTTGCTATATATTCCAACCTACTCACCTCTAGTCGTTATTATATTTTTTCTCTATATACACTTTATTAAAAACATATATAGAGAATTTTATTATGTATTAAGCTACTTCTTTATAATTTAAATATTCCTGTGCGAACTCCAAAGCATTTAAACCAGAATTGAATGTTATTTGTATAGATCCATTTTTAAATATTTTTATCGACTGTATTTTTTCTCCTTCTAATTCATATGTATTTGTAATATTTTCTTTTGCATTTTTTATTAATTCTTTTACATTTACAAAACAATCATTTTTAAAATTATTACATTCCGCATATGTTAATAATTTAAATATATTTTCAATTCTTTCTGATCCTGATAATATATAATTATTATTACTTTGAATTTGATACTCATTGAAATTTAATATTTCTTTTAAATTAACTTTTTTACCTTTAACATTTACACCCCAACTGTAATTTAATATTTTTTCTTTTAACAGCTTAATTTCCATTTCTTTAAAACTGATACCATTTAATTTATTAAAAATATCATCAATCAACATATCAATATTAAAGACATTCATATACCATTCAAAATCCCTTTCATAAGTATTGTATCTTTTAAATTTGTTATAGTTTTTTATTAATTCTTTTGTATTTAATTTTTCAATATTTAAACTATATTTTTTATTAAAATAATTATAGACATCACTTATCAAGTATTGAAAATTCGGTATAATTTGATCTTTTTTAAAATTATAAATCATATTATTAATTTCACCATCATATCCTAATAATTTATTATTTTTATAAAACTCTAAATAAGTATTAAAAGATTCTTTCATTTTTTCAAGGTTGTTTTTTTTCTCTTGTATTATTTCTAAATCTTCACTACATAACCTATTTTCATTTTTTATTTCAACATTTTCAAAACTTTCTAAAATATCATCAAAATTCATTTCCATTTCGATTTTTTCCTCCTCAACTTCTTCAATAACTTTTTTCTCATTCTTTGTATGTTCCCATACTAACCCTACATATCTAGCATAAGAATAACCTTGAGCATCAATAATATATTGTAATTCATTATTAAAATATACTGCTATTCCTTTTAAATACCACTCCACGGTGTCTCTTTCTTCATCACTCATATTCCAATAATCTTTTATATCATTTATTCTTTCGTCATCTGTGCAACTTCCACCAGTTCCGTTAATAAAATCAAAATCTAACATTAAACTATTATTGAAACTTTCTAACTCTTCTATATTATTAAAATATAACTCTCTTGTAATTTTTACATCTTGAAAAAGATAATCACCTTTTACAATTTCTTTTTCATACTCTTTTATTGTATTTCTTTTATTTAAGTTTGCGAATTTAACTGATTTTATGAAATATTGATCTTGTTCTTTAACTTCCACAACATCTGGATTTATAACGATATCTTTTATATCTTCAGATTCGTTTCTATAATCATTTAGTTCTATAATATTATTTACCTCTTTTCCATCATTTATTTGATTTATTTTAAAAGTAGTATTAATATAATTAATTCTCTCTTCTGTTTGTTTAGCATACCATACTTTTTTAACTCTATGCCATCTAAAACCATTAACTTTTAAATCGTTAATTACTTCTTGAGCTGGTTTAGTATTAAATTTAACTTCTATGCCGTTTTTCTCTTTATTGTATGTAATTTCTACTTCTTTAGATTCTACGGTATTTAAAGATTGTTCTTCATTTTCTTTTAAATCTGCATATAGAGTTAAATAACTATAACCATACTTAATTGTAACTTTTAAAACATCATCGTCAACACTTGCCCACATAGTACCATCTGTTAACCAATAATTTTCTATATTTTCTAATACAGCAGCCATTCTAACTGGTTCAATATCATAAACTTCATCATATCCTTTATATATCATATAATCAAAAGCTTTTTCTTCTACAGCCTTTTTTATTTGATCTCTTCTAGGTGTAGTTAAATTATTCTTACTTTCTTTAGCTTTTAATACTATTTTTTCAATTCTCTTGTTCATATGTATAAACCTCCTTAGTGATCCTCAAAACCACTTTTATAATACTTTTAGGGCTAACCCTTCTTACAATATTATAATATCATAAATAATATACTAAGTCAATCAATTATTTAATTTATTTCAACATTTATTAAAATGTGCAATTTAAGAAGCTATACACGTAGATTTTTCTAAAAAAATAAAAGCCACCTTTAGGCAGCTTTTAAAATATATATGGTTCTTTTGGATCTAACAAATTATAAATCTCTTTAATTTCAACAACATCATCTATAATCTTAAATTTTACGATTACTCTTTTATCATCCTTAGTAAATGTCATTTCTTTTTTCTCTAAGTCTAATCTAACATTCCTAAAATTAAAATCTATAAAGTAAAATCTCTTCTCTAATTGTTTTTCAATATCTTCTATTATTAAATTTTTATCCATTAATACCACTTTCCTTAAAATTATACATTTATTAAATAATTACTCTTCATCTATGATTTCCTTAATCCTTTTTAGTTTATCCAAGCTAAATCTAGCACTCCCATATTGACCAATCTTATCTCTAATATAATCATTTATTCTTTCAGCTTCTCTCTCATTGTATATTTCTTGAATACCCTCGTATAATTTGTAATTAGGTGAATACTTGCTTTTTTCACAATAATCATTTTCTACATCAAATTTATGTTCAAATTTACTACATCTTTTAACTGTTATATATTTCCTACCAACAGATATAACTTCTACATATTCAGTCCATTCGTTAATATTATCTAAGCTCATATCTATTCTTCTTGAGGCATCACTCATTGGTATAATTGCCATTATGCAAATATCGCCTTTTTTAAAATTTAATTTTCTATCCATATCTATCCCCCATCTTATATATTTTTATTTTTTTTATCTAACAATTATATCAAAATCACCACATTTATCGAGTTCAAATAAAATGTAATTCTCCTTAAAATCTAACCATAAAACATCATAATTATATTCTTCATTAAAAGATTTCCATGCGTGATCTGTATTACAAGCTACTAAATATAGAGTATAATTATTTTTATCTGTTACTCCATATAATTTAGGTGTCCACATTTTATCTACTTCATCAGCAATATTCTCATCATAATAATACCAACCCGTTTTACTATAAGTATATTGTACATCTGCTTGATTTCTATAAATTATAATTTCTTCATCAGTTGGATTTAAACCCTCAAACTTATCATATCCAAATATACTATCACTGTTATCGTTCCATATTAATTCGCCTTTATTAATACTATCCCAATCTTTTATTGGTTTTAATCTATCTATTAACTCATTTCTTTTATATGATTCTAACATATTTAATTCGCTTCTTTTCATTGTTATCTCTCCCTTTTATAATTGCTTAAAATTCGGTTTTTAACTAATTATTACCATATTTCTATTTTATTATTTTCAACTTTTTCAATTTCATTATACAATTTTTTAATCAAAAATGCCTTAGCTAATATTTTTATATTATTTTCTAAAATATCATATGGAGATCTTGCCAAAGTTATCTTAATCTCATTATAAAGTTTAGTAAAGTATTTATTATCCAAAGTTTTCATATATTCGACTATATCTTTTATTTGTACAGTGTTATTTTTATCTACGCCATACTCATTCATCTCATAAACAATTTTCAGAAAATCTGTAAGCTCTTGACTATCCTTAAAATTATTTAATGAAAGAATTAAATCATCTGCAAATATATAATCTCCCTTTATATTATCAGTTATCTCTTTTATTTCATTCTCATCTAAAAAATTTGTATTCAATACATATATCATAATAATTACTCTCCTTATTTTTCTTTTTGTCTCTTAATCTTATTATATAGTTCTTCAGCATCTTCTAATAAAACTGGTCTATCTAACATTCTAATTTCTAAACCAAATTCTCTATGGATTTTTTCTAAAATATTGTCAATTTCTTTTTGTTCGACTGCAAATTTAATCCTTTCATTCTCCTCTATCTGTCTACGTCTATTAAGTTCCTCAATAGCTTCTGATTTATTCTTAAAGCAATTACTCAAAGATACTAATATATTTTTACTTGAAATATTACTGTCTATTATAGCTGCCGTACCCTTTTTATTAGTTTTAATAATTTTACCATTATACACCTTATTATTTCTTATAAAATAAACATCCATTTTTTTACTCATCTCCTTCCTTATTTTCTTTTAAACTCTCTAAAAATGGTTTAATTATTTTTTCTTCAGCTTCCTTCCTGGCGTTTATTGCTTCGTTTTTATCTTCAAAAGAACCTAAATTATATCTTTTTCCTTTAAATTCCAAATAAGCTCTCCATTTACCTTTTCTATTCTCAAATGTAACCCCTGTTGCACCACTTGTATTAGTTCTTATTGGTTTTTCTCTTTGTAATTGTGTTATAGAAGTTCCTTCTATCCAATCGTTTTCTTTTAAAAAATTAAAAGCTTTTTTACTATTTATAGCACTTTTTTCTTTATGTAAACAACCGCATGACTTTGTATGACTGCTTATTAAATCATCTCTACAAACTATCTTTTCATTACCGCACTCACATTTACACAAATATTCTTTTTTTCTACGTTTAGACTTACCTTCAATTTTATTAATAACTGTAAGTTTTCCAAATTTTTTACCTATTAAATCTCTATCTCCTCTACAACCACAGCTTTTAGCATTACCACTTTTTAAAGCATCAGACCTTATCCATTTTTTATTACCACATTCACATTGACATAAATAATAAATCCTATTGCTTCCAGCTTTCTTTTCAGATTTTTTCTCCAAAACTGTTAACAATCCAAATTTTTGACCTATTAAATTTTTTCTTTGAGTCATTATTTTTTTCTCTCCTTGTCTTATAATTTTTTTCCACATAGTTAATATAAAACAAGTATAATAATATTATAATTATATTTTAACATTTATTCACTCTTTAAACTAGATTTTTTTCTAATCTAAAGAATGAATAAATGATTGATTTTATAACAATATTGAGTAAGCCTTAATTAGCCTACTCAATATTTAACAAATATGATCTCATTAAATCCTTTCTATCAGATACAAGAATTATTTCTCTTAAAGAGTTTTTAGTCATTCCGTCTATGCTTTTTAATTCTTGAAAAGTTATTGTATTTAACTTTTCTCCTATTCTTTTTAATAAGTTTTCTGTTCTTACACTAATCATTTTCTATTCCTCCAATATCCAATTAAATTACTTATTTTATAATCCATTAATTATTTAATTTATTTTAACAAGCTTTATAAGTAGGAAACTTAAAGACTAAAGCTTTTATAGAGTTAAGATTTTAACTCTTAGATATGTATTGCCCTACTCTGCATTTATAGAGGCTTGTAACTCTCTAACTCTTGTTAGGCTGCATTAAGGCGGTTGGATCACCCAACCATTTTATCTATCTAATTTTATACTAACGATTGTATAATCTATTAGATCAAGTTTACTATATACTCTAGCTTCTTTTAAGTTATCTGCTGAAGTCATAGTTTCATATAATTGACCTTCTTTATTTCCTTTTTCTCTGTAGATTACTTTGTAATTTTTCATATCAATCAAACTCCTTTTATTATAAATTTTATTTATCTCTTTTTTATGTCTTTATTATAACATATGTAAGATGATAAATCAAATAATTATTTAATTTATTTTAACTTTTATGGAAGGAAGCTTTAAGGATTAACTTCCTAGAACCTTTTTACTATTAAGCTATTGGACTATATATAACAGCCTCATTATCTATCACAATGTCGCCCTCATCTGTAAGAAAACCAGCTATTGAAAGTGTATCAGTTAGATCCACTATACATTCTCCTTCTCTTGCTTGATCTCCAGTTTCTCCATCGACACAATTTGCAAATGTTAAAAGATCATCTCTCTTTTCTTCGCTAAGTTCTCCCCATCTTTTTCCTACTAATTTACTCATAACTATCAATCTCCTTTATATGTATTTTTATCTCTTTCACTATCTTAATTATAAACCTTTGATCCCTAAATGTCAACCAATTCTTTGATTTATTTTGAGTTTTTTTGATTTATAATTAAGATTTAAGATCTTTAGAAGGTGTATCCCCTCTACACTTATTATATTACTCTATTATAGCATGAATTTCAAGTGTTTATTTAATTTATTTCAATAATTTTTATGATTCTTTAATTTGCGATTATAAGACTATTTAATTTATAAAGATGTAAATATACTATAATATATATAAAACGCTTAGAATTGATTCTGAAGGCTTTTAAGAGTATATAGAAGTATAATAAGCCTATAAAATATCAGATTTAATCAAATAATTCTGAACAACGTTAGTTGTGAAGAAAACAAGTATTTAGCGTAAGCGTTCCGAAGGAAAATACGCTGTTAAGCTTTTATATTCTACATATATTATATATTACTTATTTATATCTTTTCTTTAAGGGACAACCTCTGAACCCTAGTAATAGAGCCATTCTTTTTAAATTTTATAACTTTTAACATCTTTTTTGTTTAATTATTTTTTGAGTATAGAAATAGAAATACCCTATATTCTTTATGTATATTTAATTTATTATAACTTTTTTAAAAAAATAGGTTATAAACTAATTATTTAACCAATCTATTAATAAATTTCTCATTCTTTTTGAAGGTATAAATAAATTAATTGGTTCACCCTTTCTCACTCTACTTCTCCATATCCATTGTATCAATTCACTTAAAGCGTATAAATCTTGATTTACTGTAACACCCTTAGACACAAAGAAATTGCTTATAATAGGTTTAGTAAAAATATTAACTAAATAAGCTAAATTGAATCTGTCAGAATAATCGTTTGTAGCTCTTATGTTAATTGATATAAAGCCTTTGGTATATCCTTTCCCTTTTAGTTTATCCTTTTGATCTTTATAAGTTGTCCATAACAATTCATTTGATTTACTTTTAGTCTTATTAATAAAGAAATTAACTACATTATTCTTTAATTGTTTAATAAGTTCTTTATTGCATTCATTTCTATACCACCCATGACTAAGATCAAAATTTTTACTACCTATTAAATTTATTTTTTCATCATCAATAATAGTTATCAATCTTTTTAATTTATCTTTTATTTCTCTTTCAGAATATGTATTATCTTTATTTTTTAATATGTAAATATCATTTTCTTTAGCTGCATATAAATACTCATATTTAACATTATGCATATTATAGTAATAACATTGCTCTTGAGCTTCAAACATGTATGTTAAAATATAAACCTCTTTAAAAGCCTTAAATATTTCTACTGGAAATGTCCATATAAAAATTTTATCTCCATATATTAATATACTTCTATTCATAGCTAGATACTGAATATTTTCAAACTTACCTGAATACTCCTTTTCTTCATTCCATAATAAAAAGCCATTTTCTATATATGCATAACCCTCACTTATTAACATGTCTATATCTTGCATACTTACATTTTCACCAATTTCATCCTGTAACAGCTTAACTACACTAAAGACTTCATCTAATACTAATATATAATCTTTGCTTTGTATAAGCTCTACTGTTCCCATATTCGCCTTATGGAATAAACTGTGTGTGCTTACAACGTTCTTTCCTTCTCCTATAAGCTTGTTGAGGTTATCAAACTTATTACCATATTTATTAAATTTAGGTTCTTTAAATTTTTTATTTTTACAACTTTTCTTTACTCTCTCAACCTCAGTTAAAAACGGAGTTATGTATATATATTTATCCTCCTTACTACTTTCATTTATTTTATTAATTATTGCACTTGTTTTGCCTGATCCTGGAATACTATCAACTATTTTTACTTTACACATAATTACTTAATCATTCCTTTCTAATATATCTTTATTTACTCTTATAAGTTTATTGCTGCAATGTAATCACCTCCTAATATTATTGCACTTGATATTTATATAAACGCCTAAAAGGTGGCAAAATACCACCTAAAAGCTTATTATAGATTAATTCTTTAATTTATTTAAACAATATGTATATTATATATTTTTAAGCAACCTTAAAAGTCATTCCCAAACTATTTAAAATTTCTTTTTGTTTATTATTTATATCTCCAAATATAACCAATGCACTTGGAAAAGGTGCAGAATCTTTACTATTACCAAACTTTAAACGACCTTTTATAAAACATATCTGATTAGCATTTTTTAAAATAACATCATGCCATACCTTTGTGTCTGGTCTTGCTGGTATTAAACATGCTATGGTTGAATTATGTTTTATTGCCTCATCTTTAGCTTTAGTTATCCATTTAACTTGTTCTCTGCCATACGGTGGATTCATCCAGCAAATTCCTTTCCAATCTTGTTCTAACCCATTAGTCTCAGGTGTAAAATACTTCTCACATTTTGCTGTTTCTGGTACTGCACAAACATCAAGTTTAAAATTAAATACATTATCTAACTTGTTAAATAATTCCTTTGGTGTCTCCCATGTTTGATCTTTACTACTAAACATACTTTCATTTAATTTTCCCATAATAAAAAACATCTCCTTTTTACATTAATTCTTTAATTTATTTAAACATTTAAAACTAATTATTATATTTAGCTTTAAATACTCTTTTAGCATCTTCTAGCTTGTCCCATGCACCAACGCAAAACCAATCCTTAGATTCTATAGGAACGTTAAAATTGATTTGATAAGGGCATTTATTCCCTTCTAACTCTACTAATACATAGTTACTATTCTCTAAAACTGTTTTAATGTTTTTATACATTTTTCAGATCCTCCTCTTATTTAATTAAAATGCTATAAATCTATTTTCTACTAAATAGTTCCATACCTTTGTTTTATATTCTTTAACTCCATTTGCATTTAATAGAATTTCATTCAATTTTAACTTTTGTTCCATTAATCTAAAATCATTTTCACCGATCCAGCTTTTAACTGTTTCTTTAAAGTCAACTAAATACATATCATATATTTTCATTTTTTCAGATTCTCCTCTATATTTCTTCTGGTAATTCCCCATAATTGTTTACTATTCCTTCAATAGAATTCTTAATCATATTTATATTATTAATATTTATTCTATCTTTTAATTTTTTCAATAACCTTGTTTTGTTAGTATCATCCACAATTTGCAACCCTGTTAATTTCTCAGTAATAGAATATTTATCATCCTTATCTTTATTAATATAAAAAGTAAATCCTAAATAATCTAATTTCTCACCTTCAACTACCTCTAAATTAGAACCATCAAATCCTTTTCTTATAATAAACTTTTCAAGTTTAACACTCTCTTTATTGTTATTTCTAGCTTTAAATTCTTTCATACCTTTAAAGTTTTTACTTGTAATACTTTCTAAAAATTCTCTTGTACCCTTTAAAGTCTTAGGTAATTTTAAACCAGTTACACATTCAAAAATTTTTCTACTTGCTTTATTGTCTAAATGTAACATATTCTTTATTTCATCTTTATATAATTTTTTATCAAAGTTTTCTATTAATACTAATATTAATTTTGCACTTCTTAAATAAAATTCTCCATATTCATTTATATGTATATTTTTAGCTAATTCTAATTTTTCTTTGTTATTATAGTCTATAACTTTTTGTTCTAATTCTTTTTTAAAATTCTCTTCAAGCTTTTTAAATTCATTTTTCTTTGCTATTTCCTCAGCTTCTTTTCTTTCTTCATCTATTTTTATTTGTTCAAGTTTTTTAAAAGCTATATTATCAATTTCATTTATTTTTTCTTTAGTAGTAAAATTATTGTTTATTAGCCATGCTGCAAAGTCAAACAAAGTTTTATTTAATTCTATATAACTATTTTCACTACTATTTTCTAATAAATATAAAGTTTTAGGTTTGCTTATTTCTCCATTCCTCTTATAATATGTATAATTTTCTTTTATTTTAATAGTGTTAAATCCTTCTAAGATTCTTACAACTATATAATCTTTGTAATTGTAAAGATCATTATTATATCTCACTATTTTGTCAAATTGTTTTACAATTCTCCCTCTTTGTAAATTTGTAAACCCTTCTAAATATCCTAAATCACTTTTTAACTTAATCATTTTAAGCACTCCTCTTATTTAATTAAAATTGTAAATTTATAATTTATATTCTATATAGATAAGTTTTCACTATTATTATAATTGTCTATATAAGTCTGTAGACAATTATCAAAATCTTTTCTATTGTTAAAAATATAAGTATAATCGCCAAGTTCTGGAATACTAAGTTCATATTTATTATTCTTATTATCTTCTATAGTCCACGCATTAGTAGAATATTCAGTGTATATTTCATCTTTAGAAATTCTTACCTCGTCAGTTGATTCTGTTAATACTTTAGTAATTCTTAAAGGCTTTTTAACCATCTTATTTAAGTTGTTTGTATTCTCTATGTAAGTTGATATCATATTGTTTAATTCTTCTTTACTGTTTGCAGTTATGTCCCAATCTCCCATACAAGTTGGTTGGAATGTATATTCCTTTGTAGTATCGTTTTCTAAGCTATATGAGTTATCAGAAAGTTCTCTATAGACTTCATTCTTATCTAGCTTAACATCCTCTGTACTTTGTGTTAATACCTTTGTAAGTCTTACAGGTTGGTTATTACTTTGTTCTTGTTGTATTGCTACTGTATCCTTTGTATTAGCTTTAACGCTTTGCATATGGTTGCTTATTAGCATACCAATTATAATTCCTATTACTATTAATAAAACACTTGTTAATATATTTCTTGTTAATTTTAATTTATTCATTTTTTATAATCTCCTTTGTTGTATCTTGCTGGTTAAAGTTTAAACCTAATTCCCTTTAATTATTTAATTTATATCAACTTTAAATATATGCTTTAAAGGTATTTAAATAATGCAATTCAGAATCACTCATATTAAAGAATTCAGTTTCCTCAAATTCATCTTTATTAAAATTATGGTACTCTTGAAATTCGCATTCCATAAAGTCTTCTACATATAAACCTACACAATCAAGATCGTCATTATCTTCAATGTAATTTTCAATTATGTAATTAACAAACTTCTCTATAGTTTCTTCCTTTTTAAATTTTAAACCTTCTACCTTTATGTCATCTAGTAAACACGCTCTGATCTTTTCTTTTAACATTTTCAACACTCCTTTTTATTATTTGGAGGGTAAACCCCTCTTGACAATATTAATTATAACAGATTCTAAACTATAAATCAATCATTTATTTAATTTATTTAAACATAGATATTATATCTTTATAATTTATAAGGTTTTAATCCCCTTTACTTATTACTAAAAGTAAATGCTAAAACATGCAAGTCATATAAATTATATTTTATATTTTATAAATTGTTTTCTGTTGCTAAACAATAATTTTTTAAAGAATGATCATTTAAGATTCTTAAAACCTCTTCCATAGCATCTCCAATTGGATCATATTCCTCTAATATTTTTAATAACTCCTCAACAATTTCATCAATTAAATTCTCTTTTAACATTTCTAACACTCCTTAATTTATGTATTTAGGAGGATGATCTTTCATACCTCCTCCTTACATTTATTATTATAACATGAACAGTTTAATAAATCAACCATTTATTTAATTTATTTAAACATTTTTAATATAGTATTAAGTTATCTGTAAGTTTAATACACGTTTGTAATTGTTGTTTAATCTCTTCTACTTCTTCCATATCTCCGTCCTCTTCAAATACTTTTAAATCGTCTAACATATTAGTGTAAGTAGAAATAATACATTTGTTATCGTTGTATTCTTTACCTATCAAGTTCATAACCTTTTTAAAATCCTTTAGGGTTTTACACTCTGTAAATATAAACCTAAATGCTCTCAAGCCCAACTGTTCTATTTTTATACAATTAATATATATTTCTTTTAAGTATGTATTAATAAATTTGTTTAAAACTTTATGACTTTCATGTGTTCTTATATTTTTAGAAGCTTCAAAGAAAGTATTTTTAATAAAGTTATATAGACTCTCTGGATCTTGTAAATCTTCAGGTTTTATATTATCATTCTCATCAGTAACTATTTCCTTAACAGTTTCTAAGTTCATAACACTAAATCTTAAAGAATCTAATTCTTTTACAAAATTTTCATATCCTTCATTCTTTAAATAATCATATAAGTCATTGTTTAAAGAAAAGTTATTTTTAACTAAAAGATCTTTTAAGAAACTATAATAATTATTGTCTTTAATTTCCTCTTTAGATTCACCAGCTGCTATTCTATCTGTTACATAATCACAAACAAGATCAGTTAATAAATCATAATTAGTATTTATCATTATACTTTCATTGTCAGCTTTAAAGAAAACTGTATCAGTATTATCAAAATAGTTCGCTGGATCATTTGCTTTAAGATCATATGTAATATCATCTATTTGTGTTTCTATACTCTTATTTATATCGTGTAATCCTTTTAGTATACATATAGATTCATGGTTTAATACTGTTAAGATATTGTCTTTTCTTCCTCTGTAAGCTCTGTATCTTATTTGTAAAGCGTTGTTATATTGTGCGTATTGTACTAATTGGATATCTTTTATAGTACATTTAATAACTTGACACATAGTAGATCCTAAGATGCTGCTATCACTTGCCACTATTGTATATCTTTCGTTTAATTTAATATTTTCTAATTTAGTCATCTTGACCACTCCTTTAATATGTATTTTATATCTTCTCTACATTTATTATTATACTATAGAATAAGATATATTTCAAGTGATTATTTAATTTATTTTAACTTTTTTATTATTATTTATAAGTATTTTTATATTAGATATAGATTAAGTAGTGTAATGTGTTCCTGGTTGTGTAGATAATATTATAATAGTAATGCAAGTATTAAGTTAATCGTGTTTATATTTATATATAATGAGAAGGTTTATAGTTTAGTTAGTATTATATTAGATTTTTTCTATATAGTTAGATTATAAGAGTTCTTACATTATTATATAGTGCTGCAATGTTGTTTGGTTGGTATAGTTGTGTAGGGTTATAAAAGGGTTAGAATGGTTAATGTGTATTGTTAGTAAGGTAAGTGTTAGGTTGTGTATGGATAGATTAGAGTTGTTGTGTAGATTGGTTTTGGTTGTGTGGTGTTTGCATCTGTTTTTTAGTGTTGTGTGCTGTTATAAAGTCCTAATTTTCGCCCTTTAACTTATGCACGAATTTTCAATTTCAGTCAAAAGCATTCATATTAAAAGGGAATTTCTTCCAATATCAATCACCACATTTTCCTATATTTTACATTTATATATAATTCCAGTTTAAGAGCAGCATAATTTAATTATTTATCTATTTTCCTAATTTTTACCAATTTTTATTCGCAAAAACTGTATTTTACGCAGAATAATAGCCATTTTATGGTAGTTATAGAGTGCCAGGTGGGGGGTATTTTTACAATATTTAGGGGTTTTACTGGAAGAAAATGGGTGCTAACACTTCAACTTCCACACCAACTTTAAAAAAAATTTTATCTTAAATTCTACCCTTATTTATTAACATTCTATTTACATATTATTAACATTTTATTCATAAACTACCTATCTTTATTCGTACTGCGTTTCGTACAAACCTAGTGATACCAATGCTTAGAGCCTATTTCACTTTACTCTATTTTTACTATTTTACCCTACTCAATACCCTTCAAACACGCATGAATACTAGCTTAGAACGAATTCGACTTAATCACAACTAAAACCAACTCTATTTTTAGCCTATCAAACATATATTTTTATTCGATATTCCCTACTATTTTCTATACTCAATTGACACATTCCACGAATCACCACAAAATTTACTACGAACTAACATTTAGAAAAAGCCCACTCCTTTGGGTGTGGAATGAATCGCCAAAAGAACAAAGTTCTAAACAGATATTTTTTTTAAACAACTGTGTATAAAAGTATTTACAACATACACAAAAAGTATTATAATTAAATCATGAAAAATAAATATAGAAAAACTAAAACAACTGTAAGCTTAATAAATTATCATTTTATTTTTTGTCCTAGATATAGAAGAAAGATATTTGATATACCTAATGTTGAAAATCGTTTTAAATATTTGGTTAATTATATATGTGAGGAGATGGAAATTGAGATAATTGCTATTGAATGTGATAGAGACCATACTCATATGTTTTTGAACTGTCTACCAACATTAGCACCATCAGATATAATGCAAAAAATAAAAGGGATAACAAGCAGGATATTAAGAGATGAATTTGTAGAATTGAGAAAAATGCCTAGTTTATGGACTAGGAGTTATTTTGTTTCTACTACTGGAAATGTATGTAGTGAAACTATCAAAAAATATGTTGAAAGTCAAAAAACAAGATATTAGGAGAGGTGGTGAGTATTTTGAAAGAAAAGAAACAAAGATATATTTTAACATTAAAATTAGAAACTGAAAAATACCAAGAAGATATACTATCTAAAAGATTTGAAATAGGAAGACAAATATACAATTCAGTTTTAGGAAAGTCGCTAAATAGATATAAAGAGATGATTAAAACCAAAAGATGGCGAGAAAACCAAGAGAATATAGCTAATATATATAGGGTAGAAAAAGATGAAAAATTAAGAAATAAGTTAGCTAAACAATATTTCGAAATTAAAAAATCTATGTTGAAAGAGTTTTGTATTTCAGAATACTCACTTCATACTGATGTTAAGCTGATGCAAAAACATTTCAAGAATAATATTGATAGCTTTACTGCTCAAAAAATAGCTTCCAATGTATGGAGAGCATATGATAAATTGCTTTTTGGAGATGGTAAGAAAGTTAAGTTTAAAACTTTTAACAATGGTTTAAATTCCTTAGAAGGAAAAAATAATAAAACGGGAATTAAATATAAATTAGAATCAAATTCATTAGAATGGAATGGTTTGAAAGTAAATGTTCAATCAAAATTAAATGATTATGAAACAAGTGCTTTAAGGGATAAAATTTGTTATTGTAGAATAGTTAGAAGATTTATTAGAGGAAGATACAAGTACACTTTACAATTAGTATTAGAGGGAATTCCATCTCAAAAAATTAACAAGAATACAGGTGAAATTAATTCTATAGGTGTCGGAGATGTTGGAATAGACATAGGAACTCAGACTATAGCGTTTGTAAGTAGTTACACTTGTAAATTATATGAGTTAGCCCCTAGAGTTCAGAATATAGAGAACGAAAAGCGTAGAGTCCAAAGATATCTTGATAGAAGTAGAAGGAATATGAATCCTAATAATTTTAACAAAGATGGAACTGTTAAAAGCGGAGTTAAATTACATTGGATTTATAGTAATAGATATACAAGAGCAAAGAATAGATTAAAAGACTTATATAGAAAACAAAGCGATATAAGAAAGATGGATCATAATATAATAGCTAACGAAATTATAAATCAAGGAAATGTAATAAAAGTTGAAACTATGAATTTCAAAGGACTTCAAAAGAGAACTAAGAATACTACTATAAATGAAAAAACAGGTAAATTCAATAAAAAGAAAAGATTTGGCAAAAGTTTAGCAAATAAAGCTCCTAGTATGCTTTTAGAGATAATAAAGAATAAAATGGAGTCAAAAGGTGGTTTATTCATTGAAATTAATACTTATAAAGTTAAAGCTTCTCAATATAATCATTTTGATGAAGAATGCAAAAAGAAGAAATTAAGCCAGAGATGGAATTTCTTCAACTACAATAATAAAAAAGTGAAAATACAAAGAGATTTATATTCAGCATTTTTAATTAAGAACGTTGAAAATTTAGACACAATTAATAATGAAAAGTGTAAGAATGAATTTAATAGATTTAAAATCAATCATGATAAGGAAATAAGTCGACTTAGTGCTTTTAAAAATTTAAGTAGCATAGGTATATAAATAAATTCTAATAAGGTTTTGAAACGAGCCTTAAACTATTGTTAATAGAATCATTGATTTTATAGATAGTAAAAGTCTTAGGAAAGTTAATTAATCCTTATACCTTTCGAGGTATATTGGAAGTTAAATAGTACCTAAGAACCCCATGCTTTAGGCTTGGGAGTTTCAGGAATCACTACAAAAATTACCACGAAGTACGTTTTAATATCATAAAAATGACAATAATTATAGTAAATAAGGAGGATTTACGATGAGCAAACGAATGTTTTTAGACAATTTTGATAATAAAAATGGTTATTTATACTTTGGAACTCATGTATTTTCTATAGAATTAAGGCAATTAATACATATAGATCAAGCCATAACACTAGAATTAAGAAATAAATATCCCTTCCTGACTAATATCCAGATAGCTAAAATAATAAATAATCAGAATAAAATAAGTAATAATTATTAAATTTAGACAAAAAAAAAGAGACTATATATCAATTTATATAGTCTTTAAATATTATTTAATGAGCTTAATTATAAAAATAAATTAAAATTAAAGTGATTATCTTAATTATAAACCAATATTATAAATTTTATACATATCTAATCCTATAAATCTGCATTTTTTATTAAATCTTCAATATCTTTTTTAGTAATTTTCTTAATAGTCTTATTCTCAACATCTAAATAAATATTACTATACTTACTACCATTTCTACCTTTGTATATATCAGTTTTGTTTATAATTTCAAAATCATTATTAATTTTAGATAAAGCTTTTTGAAGTTCTTTGTTGCCATTTTCATTATCTACAAAAGTAATTCTAAGTTTTAACATATATTTTACTCCTTCCTAAAACAAAAGAGCTACAAATAATTATGTAACTCTTATAATATATTGTTATAAATTTCTATACTTTTCTCTTAAATCAATTGAACTACTTCTTCTACGTCTTCTTCTATTATCTTCTACAGGTTTATTAGTTGTTGTTACTGTAGAAGTTCTTCTACTTCTTCTACTAGCTTTAACAGCATCTATATCTACACTAGTTTCTTTTTGTATCTCATTAATTTCATTCAAGGCTTCTTCTGCTGATTTAAGTCTTTCATTTTCTATATCAGAAATTTGTTTCTTTAAATGATTTTCAGCTAATATAAATTGTTTTTCAAAATCCACTCCAGAGGATATTACTATATTAGAATCTTCTTCCCATTTTGATTTATGAGTTATTTTTGCAAAACCCACTACCTGTCTAGCTGATAATAAAGCTTCTTCCATATCATTCTTATCACTTACTATCATACCTAACACTTCTGGTAATTTAGGAATTCTAAAGTAAACACTATTATTTACAGCTTCCATTAATCCATCTAAAAAAGATTTATCAGATGAAAACTCATACATTGCCATTGATCCTGGTGCAGTAACAACATCTATTTGTTCTTCACTATCTAAATTACCATCTTTATCAAAGCTATCAAAATCTAAAAATCTTGTATAAGTCATTGAAAAATTTTCATTAACAGCTTTATAGTTTCCTTTATTATTATCTAGTAGTTGAATACTATTAACTATACCATCTTCATATAACTTATTTAAATGTTTTAAGCATCTTAAAGCATTTAATTGTATTATTACATCTTCATTTTTATCAGGTAATACTAATACAACATTCATAATCTTTTCAGGATATATTTCTTTCATAGCTTCAACTATATAGTTACCCATAGTTCCACCTGTACCACCACCAGCACTATAACCAAAAGTTACAATTTTGCTATTAGCGTATCTTGAATGAATATTATTACATAAAGAATCTATAACTCCATCTTGAAATAAAATTTCTTTGGCTATTTCTTCATTTTTTGCTGTACCCTTAGCTCCTGGAATATGATACTTCTTATCATCATCAGATTGAATACAATCTAAATCTTCTGAAGCTGTATTGATATAATAAGCTAATCCACTCTTTTGCTCTATACTCCAAGCTATATTACCACCACATTGTCCTACTCCAACAAATACTGAATTCTCTCCTATCATCTATAATCCCTCCATTTTTAATCATTTAAATCTTTACCGAACTCTAAATCTAATTCTTCATCGGTTAATCTATAAGCTTCTTGAAAATTATCTATGCCCTCATCTGTAATGTAGTAAGTCTTTTTCTTACCATCCTTAGCTCCTTCTTTAATCATATTTAACATCAAAAACATAGATAAAGAATTTCTCACTTTTGATAATGAAAAACCTGTTTTATCTATTATTTGTTCTCTAGTAAAAGCAGCTATGGGGGAGGTACAATCATAATGTATAAAAACTTCTAAAATTGCATAATCAGACACATTAAATAATCTATGTCCCAAAAACGTCACCTCCATATCATTTAATTTCAATTAAAAGCTTAAACTATTTCTATCAAAATGTCAATATAAAACATTTTTAAAATATATTTATTATGTATAATTGCTTACTAAATGATGTTCTTTAATATCAAATTGTTATTAAATTGTTGTATAAAAACATTAAAATGATATATAAATGATTTAATATTGTTATCAAGTTGTTATTTAAGTGTTATATAAATGCCATAAAACTGTTACAATATACTTAATTTTTAAAATAATTAAACTAAAGTAAAGTGAAAAATATATTTTTATTAACTAAACCAAACTTAGAACACAACTTTATTCATACTAAAATTTTATTTTACTTTACTTTTAAAATATTATATAATTAACTTTACTTTAGTTTAAAAAATTTATGGAGATGGTTAATATGAGTAATAATTTCACAGATGTAAAATTTGAAGAAGTTAAACCTAAAATATATTACACAATACCTCAAATAGCTGAAATCATAGGCGAAGATGAAAAGAGAACTAGGTATTGGGGAAATGAATTTGGTGAAGAACTTTTGGTAGAAAGAGTATCTGGTAGAAGAAAATTTTCTGAAGAATCTATAGAGAGATTTAAACAATTAAAATTATTAGTTGATGAACATAATTTTTCTAAAATACAAATTCAAAAATATTTTAAAGAATTAGATGAAAAAAGAGGTGAAAAATATTCTGATTACAAGAATGCAACAGAATTAATAAACCCTCAAGATCCATTAGGAATGGAAGTGTTAGCAACTCAATTAACGGTTAAAATGAATGAACAGATTGAAGAAAAGCTTAATGATTTTTTAGAAAAGTTTATAACATACCAAGAGGAGTATAAGAAAGATTTAGTAGTGCAAATAACAACAGATGTAACAAATGATGTTATAGATAAACTACAAGAAAATACAAATAGTATAAATTCAGCTTTAGATAATATAAATAAAGTTATATCTAATACTCAAAATGATTTATCCAAAACAGCAAAAGAAACAATAGAGCAACAATGTGAGTTGATTAGTAAATCGCAAGAAAAATTTTTAGATAGCTTTAATATAGACCACCTAGAAGACGATTTAAAGGCTACTAAAACTGAGGTAAGTAATTTATCATCGGATATATTAAAAGGGCTAGAAGAACAGAATAAATCTCAAGAAAAGCTAATTAAAAACCTAACTAAACAATTAGAAAAAAGAGATACTGATATTTGCAATAGATTAAAAGAATCTTTAGATAATCAAAAAAATCTTCAACAACAAGTCAATGAAAAGAAGGGATTATTTAAAAGAATATTTGGTTAATGCGTTATATAGTATTAAATTATTCCTAGAATGCTCTACAATCAATTTTAAATATTATGTAATGTAAATTGTTGTCTAAAATTAAAACCTCTTAGAAAGTCATTTAAAGGCGTTCTGAGAGGTTTTAAAAAAAATAAGACTTTATATAACATTTGTTGACTTGATTATATCATATATTATTTTAGCTTAAATAAAGGGAAGGATAAAGTTGATGTATGTCCGATTTTATCGGAAGAAGCTCTCACTTGATACTAATAACATAATGATACTAATAACATAATGATACTATAGTGTAACTAGAGTTCTATAACTATTGATATAACTAGGGTACAGAAGGTTAAATGTCAATTCAAGTACAATAATAAAAAATTCAAGTACAATAACTTGTTAATTCAAATACAATAACTTTTCTTGATTTGTTAATTCAAGTACAATATAATGTTAATTGAAATACAATAATAATATGTTTGGATTAAACCTGTTTTATATTGTATAAATAACTATCAAAACGGCTTATATACTAAATTTAAGTATATAAAAATTAAAAATTCTTTATGTAGAGAATAAAAATGTTGACAAGGAGATTGTGGATATTGTGGAAAACATGGTCAATATAAGTAATAATAACGAATTATCTGTGGATAATTATGTGGAAAACCCTATCGAAGAACAAATGTCATTTTTTAAAATTAATAAGAATCATAGCTTTAATGAAACAAATTTAATGACTTTACCATTTATTTCATTAAAAAGAAAGCGAGAAAATATTATAGAAAGAAGTTGGAAAAAATCTAATGGTGAAATCGTAAGTATTAAAGTTGTAGGAAGTGCAGAATTTGGCGTTCCTCAAATTTTTGAATTGGATGTATTGTTAGCTCTATTTCGTATTCATTTAAAAAATAACAATAATGGCTTCTATAAGGATAAGATTGATAACAAAACAGAGATTCCAGCAAGAATACACTTTACTTACAAAGAATTATCAGATGAAGTTGGATACTCTGAAATTAGTGGAAGAGTAAAAACTTTACTCGAAAGATCAATAAAGAAATTAAACGAAACAACCATATATAATTCTTTTGCTATATATGATGCCGAAGAAAAAAATTATGTATCAATGTTTAAAGGGGAAAGAAGTTGTAGAATATTAAAAAATTATGCAAGTTATAGTCAAGCGGATTACAAAAGACAATATGGCAAGCTAATAAACCCAAGAGAAATTAAAGAAATGCAATATGTTGAAATAGATGATTTCTTTTTAATAAATATGTGTAATAATTACTATAAAATATATGATTATGAAAAATATAAATCTCTTAAATCTTCGGTAGCGAAAAAGATTTTTTTGATACTTAGCACATGGTCAAAAGGAGAAAGTAAATTTTTAAAATATGCAACATTAGTAGATTACATTGGTTTAGATTATGATACATCTACCGAAAGAAGATATGCTGTTAGTCAAATCAACAAAGCATTAGAAGAATTGGTACAGATTGATTTCATAGATGGGTATGAGAAAACCAGGGGAGAAGGTGTAAAACTTGTTTTTAATAAACGAGTTACTGATTTAAAAAAATACAAAGATTTAATTAAAAATGAATTTGATCTAATGGCTGAATTAAGACGAGTGGGTATAGAATGGGATGAAATGTCTCAATTAAGTAAGTATACAACAGAAGAATACTTGATTGGTGTCTTAAAAAGCATAAAATACAAACAAGAAGTAAAAAAAGAACCAATTAAGGATTTAAAAAAATATTTCTTATCTGCATTTAATATAAATAATAATCCCAATTATATTAAATGGGATGTAAGAGATTTTTTATAGATTTTAAATTAGATTTTATTATATATTGTAAAACTTTATTGTACTTGAATTAACTTCGTAATATTTTTATGATAATTCAAGTATTTAAATATTGCCATATAAAATTAATGTTAATTCAAGTACAATAAAACACTATAATTATATATCATTATAAAAGCACCAAAATAAATTTATAAACACTTGGTATGAAAGCTAATGTTTAACTTGTACTTGAATTAACTTTTAATAATTATTAGACATATATGTAGATTTTTAAATAATTTATTTTTATTAATATTTATAATGTTAATCCAAGTACAAGTTGATTAATGATTACCTTACATATTTAAAAGTAAATCCTTTATGGTGTTTTTGTTTACCATTGCAAATATCTGAAATACATTGATTAAATAACCTAACTCCAAATAATTTTTTACTTTGTCTTTCTAACTCCGCACATGAGGAGAATATTCCTAAACTTTGTCCATCTTTGAATATTTCAACTTTCTTACCGCAATTATATCCAATTTTCTTCATTTCTTCTTTAGGATTATAATTACACCAGCCTAGCTTTGTTCCATTTTTGAGATAATCTATTATAGAACTTTTACTTAATTTAAATATCCTCCCAACATCAACCGTGGTCTCACTATCTTTTCTATTATTCCAACACTCACATACTTCCTTTATAATATTCTTATTAGCGAACTCAGCACATTTATTCCAATCAATATTGGATAAGTCAAATAAATCATTTAATTCTGAGTTTAGAATAGAGTTCTTAATATAATCCATTTCAGATTTTCTACAGTCCAACTCTATATAATATTTGATCTCATTAGATAAAGCCATTTCTTTCTTATATTTATCATTTATTTGTTCTTTAGTTAAACCTCTACCACATCTAGAAAATATTTTTTCTTTATAATGTTGTTCACCGTGAGTTTCTATAATACAATTTATACCCTTAATATGAAAATCGTACCTTTTATTATCAATCCAACTAGGTTTGTATTCTGTTTCAAAATCTACATCTAACTGCTCTAATAAATTAAATACAAACTTCTCTGGATAAGATTTACCATCTCCGCATGAACAAGATATTGATTTTCTTTTATATATACTATTTATCTGCATTTCCTTTTCTCTATCACAATTAGGGCATTTAACAGTGATTTTTTTATTGCTTCCTTTACTATATTTTTTAGCGTCTTCCTCACTTACTCCTAAGTTACACATCCATCTATCTGTATCCCAGATTGTATTTACTCCTAGTTTAACTTCTCTACCAGAACACACAGGACAACCATTACCATTTAATAAACTTGTAGGTTCTATAGCCCATTCATGATAGTTGCATTCTTTACAGTTATGTTTTACTAGAATTTTTGTTTTAGCACCTTTATATTCTCCTAATATTTTATATTCATTGCCATAAAGCTCGTAAATTTCTTTCTTAAAATCTTCTGTGGTCTTTTTAATATTCCCGAAGCATTTAGGGCAACCTTGCCCTTTTAATAAATTTTTAGGAATTATATTCCATTCATACCCACATTGGTTGTGTCTAACTAATAATTTTGTGTTAATCCCATCATATTTCTCTAATGGCATATAAGTTCCTTCCCTATGTATTTTATTTAATTGTTCGACAAATTCTTCATGTGTTTTCTTTTTACCCATATTATCACCTCATATTATATATATATAGATACCAATTATTATTAATTAATGTCTACATATACTATTATAATATCGTTCAGAGTTATTATCAATAACTTTCAAAGATATTTTTTAACTTTTATTTTGATTTTATTAACTTATTATGATAATATATAACTATGGGAGGTGATAATATGTTAACTTGTAAAATTAGTACTCTATTAGGATCACATAGAATGACACAAAAAGAATTATCTAAACTTACAGGCATAAGACCTAATACAATAAGTGGATATTATAATGACACTTTCAAATTAATAGATAGAAAACACGTAGAAAAATTTTGCCAAGTGTTTAATTGCACACCTAATGATTTATTTGAATATATTCCAGATGAAGCTGAATAGAAATACTTAATCTAGTTTTAATGGTTAGATTTTATTTGTAATATCTAAAACTTTATAGATAAAATACCGAGATTATAATAGTTTAAAAGGTTGATTCTTTCTATGTTGAGAATTAGCCTTTATCTTTTATAATCCATAGCTGGAATGTTTGTAGAGTTAAATAATATACTTATCGGTAAACTATCTATTTTTATAAATTAATATCAACTAACAGATAAAATACCGAGCATACATATCTAATCATAAAAATATCTTAACATAATATTCTCAATGTCAACCACAACACGCTTATACGCTTATCTAAGAAGTTTTATAATTATTTAAGTATAATTTATCCTAAAGATTTTACTCTTCTCAGAAAGCCTTTAAATAACAAATAAAACTATATGATAAAAATAATACCTATCGGCAATTAATCCACTATATAAAACAGTCTATATAATTAAAACTTACAACAGATGATTTACCGATATAACTCTCAACGGTACTATGGTCAAAAAATGAGCTATATTTTAAATTTAGAAGCTCAGACTTATAATTTATCAACTCAAGCAAATAAATGAACAGAATCTCATTTTTGCCACGAAACAATGCGACCTGAGAGGGTATGGATAAGACTTGAAAAACTAAAAAGTTGAAATAAATTAAATAATTAGTTGAAATTATAAAAAATAAAGAGTAGAATAAAAAAGAACAGAACAAAAACCAAAAAAAGAAATAGCGTAGCGAACTCCTCTCTAGACAAATTAGCGTTTAGCGTTTTGGCTGAGAGAGAATATTTAGTATTTTATTATATATTAGTATTTTATTACACCTCTGCGGGTATGGGTTTTTACCATACTCAAATCCCAAAAATCACAATCTGAGTATGGGTTTTTCCCATACTCGTTAAAATGACACATTATAAAAATATAAAGAAAGGGGGAGATAAAATGAAGATTAATAAGGGGAGTAGTGCTATACCTAATGACCTAATTATTGGTGATAAAAGTATATTAAACCAATATGGTGAAAAAGCCTTTTTAATCATGTTATACATAAATATGCATAGAACTGGTTTTAATAAAGCTTATATATCCCTTGCAAATTGTATAGAAGAATCGGGATATAAGTTAAATGATACTAAAGGTAAAACGAATGATCAATTTAAAGATGTATTAAAAATACTAATAAAAGATAAGCAAATTATTACAAATACAAATAGATTTAAGTTAAATGACTTAATAGTTTGTGAATTAGAAGAAATAAATAACAGCTTTTTTAAGCTAGAACAATATCAATATGATTGGATAATGAAATCTAAAACAAAATCTAAGAAGATAAATTTGTTGAAATTGTTTTGTTTAATAAAAGCTAGAATTTATAAAAGACAAAAACATGAGGATATAAATGATGGATTGTATGAGGTAGGTTTTCCTTCCTACAAAGATATAAAAAATAATTGTTCTATTAGTGAGGGTAATATAAAGAAATATATTGATGAATTAGTAAATCTAAAATTAATAAAATATGATAATATAGGGCAAATACATAATACTATAACAGGAGAGATAAAAGAATCTCGTAATACATATGTAATATATAAAGATGGTTGGGAGAATGAATTAAATGGAGCAATGAGATTATACAAACAAAAGCTAAAAGAGGAAGGTTGGGTAGTAGTTAAAAAGAAATAATAAAAAAATGTTGAAATAAATTAAATAAATGATTGACATTTTGAAATTAAAGGTGTAATATAATAAGTGTCATAGGGAATGACATCAATTTAAAGACTAATATAAGCTTGTGTGAGAGGTTTTGTAGAATAAGAGGATAAATTATATTCTTAAAAATAAAATTGATTACAAAGGCTTATAGAATAAAATAAAACTATTGTTAAAATAAATTAAAGAATTAATACATATAAAGGAGAAGGATAAAATGAATGAACTAATTAAAATTAAAGAAGGAAATGGACAACATTTGGTTAGTGCTAGGGAATTATACGGTTTCTTAGAACTTAGTAAAAGATTTAGTGTATGGATGAAGCAATACATAAAACCTGATAATAAATATGGATTCGAAGAAGGAGTTGATTTTACAAGTGTACTTACAGGTACGGTTGTAAATAATGGAGCTAATCGAGAATTACAAGATTATGCTATTACTACAGATATGGCAAAAGAAATTTCTATGTTAACTGGAACAGAAAAAGGAAAAGAAGCAAGAAAATATTTTATAGCTTGTGAAAAGAAATTAAAAGAAAGTTTTACTAAAAGATTACCTCAAACATATAAAGAAGCATTACTACAGCTAGTTGAACAAGTAGAAAGAAATGAAAAATTAGAACTAGAAAATAAACAAAAAGATCAAGTAATAGGAGAGTTAAAACCAAAGGCTGATTATACAGATGTAATATTAAAATCGGTAGATGCTTTAACTATTACACAAATAGCCAAAGATTATGGTTTAAGTGGACAAACAATGAATAAAACATTGCATGATTTAGGAATTCAATATAAACAAAGTGGTCAATGGTTATTATATAGCAAATATCAAAGTTGTGGATATACAAAATCAGATACATATAAATATGAGAATAATAACGGTGAAGTTAGAACAAAGATAAACACTAAATGGACTCAAAAGGGTAGATTGTTCTTATATAACTTATTAAAAGAAAATGACATATTACCTTTAATTGAAAAAGTTCAAGAAGCTGCATAATACATATTTATAAAATAAAAAATATAAATGAGAGAGGATAAAATACATATGGGTAGAATGAAATTTAATAATCAACAAGAAAAAGTTATTAACTTTAAGAAAGGAGCAGTATGTGTTTTGGCTGCTGCTGGAAGTGGAAAGACAGCTTGTATAATAAATAGAATAAAAAAACTTGTAGAAGACGGCGTAAGTCAAGATAAAATATTGACAGTAACATTCACCAACAACTCAGGTAATGATTTAAGAAAGAAATTAAAAAAAGAATGTTTAGAAAATGTTCAAGTAGGTACATTCCATGCTATTTCGAAAAGAATATTAATGTCTGAGGGTATAGATGTATCAAAACAATTACCAACTTATGAAATAGAAAATATATTTAAAAGAATAGATAAAAAAGCTAAATGTAAAGAAATAATGAGTTATATAGCTTTACAGAAGGTATCTGGAAATGGTGTTATGGATATTGAGACTGATAGCGAAAGTTATACTGTAGAAGACCTAAGAACGTATTATAAGGCTTATGAGGATTATAAAAACTCTAAAAAAGCTTATGATTTTACAGATTGGATGTTACAAGCAATAAAAATACTAAAATCTGAGAGAGGAAAATATTATACTTTTGATTATATACTAGTAGACGAACAACAAGATAATGATGTAATACAAAACGAATTAATAGATTTATTATGCCCAAGTGGAAACATTGCTGTAGTTGGAGACATAAGGCAAAGCATTTATAAATTTAAAGGAGCTTCACCAGAATTATTTATGAACTTTGATAAAAGATATAAGGATGCAACAATACTAAACATGGATATTAACTATAGATCTTGTAATAATATTGTTCAAGGAGCTAATAACTTTATTAAAAAGTATTTAGGGGATTTTAAATATTATTCAGATTCCATAGCTAATAATAAAAAAGATGGAAATATATCAAAGTTTTTCTCGGTTACAAAAGAAGAAGAGGGAGAAAGAATAGCTAATTTAGTAGCTAAAGATATAGAAAATGGTATGAAACCAAGTGATATAGCAATATTATATAGATTAAATAAACAATCTTTTTACATAGAAAACGAATTAAAGAGTAATGGAATAGATTATCACATAGAAGCTAATAATAATTTCTTTGAGAGAAAAGAAGTTAAAGCTATAGTATGTATGTTAAGACTATTACAAGATCCAGAAGATGATGGGGCATATGAATATTTATACAGATTAAGATGTCATCCATTTAACTATATGAGTAACGCTTTAATAAGTGATATTATTGATTTATCTGGAAAAGAAGATATTTCATTGTTTGATGCTTCAAGAAATGTAAGGACACACAACAGATATGAAAGAGAGAATTTAGATAAATTCATAGATATATACCATAGTTTATTATTACAAAAACAAAAAGGTAAAGATTTATTAACTATAATTAATAACATAATTAAATTATTTAGATTACAACAGTACATAGAACAAAATTATGAAGGTGATGAAATAGATGAAAGATTAGAGAGTTTAGAAGCCACTAAATCATTTGTAAGAAGTAATACACTTGAAAGTTTTCTTAGATTTGTATATACTTCAGAAACTACTAAAAAGAAAACTAAGAGTAATGAAGTACAATTAATGACTATACATAAAAGTAAGGGATTAGAGTTTAAAAAAACATATGTACTTGTTAATGATAATGATTTTCCAAGTAAAAAAGCTTTAGAATCTGATAATTTAGATGAAGAGGCGAGAATATTTTATGTTGGAGTTACTAGAGCTAAGGAAGATTTAGTTTTTAGTGTTTTAGATAATAAAAGTTTATTTGTAGAACAATATTTCAATTAAAATGTTAAAATAAATTAAATAAATGATTGATTTATTTTGGATTTAGTATTATAATAGTAGATGTAGAAGGGAGTGGTAATTTGGTTGATATATATAAAATTCAATTCTTCAAATCCCTATAGATAGGGTTCAAGGAATGAGGATACACAGTCCAATAGATTAACAATCCATGAAGAATGTTCCGTTTAGGTGTATAGAAGTAGGTAAAATTCTAAAATAGTAGCGTTTTAGTATGTTAAAACTAAAATATGGGTAGCCTTTAGAATTACCTTTACGATGTGTAGAAACATTGTGAAGGTGAAAGAATTGAATTTAGTATTTAAAGAATTTATAAAATTTTTAGAAGATAAAGGATTACAGGTTAAATTAAAGGAAGGATATTATTGGTTAGATAGATCAATAATAAAAGCTTTTGACAAAGAAGGAAATATACATAAAATATTAAGACTTAACGTAGATAATGATTTAAATATAGAGTTTAAAGAATATAGCAATAAATCATTTGAAATTGAATCATGGGAAGATACAGTTAATAGAAATTTAAATAGACTTTTAGAATTAGAAAACGAAAGTTTAACTTTAATAAAAGATTCTATAGCAAAATATCCAAATAGAAATATTGCTAATTTAACATCTGGAGGAAAAGACAGTAGTGTTACTTCTTATTTAAATAGAAAAGTATATAAGAATGCAGAACAGATATTTAATAATACAACATTAGACTGTGCTGATACATATTTGCATATAAAGAAAGAAGAAAATTTAACAATAATTAATCCCAAAGAAGGGTTTTATCAATGGAGAGAAAGAAATAATTTCGTTGGTAATAGATTAGCTAGAGCGTGTTGTGATATATTCAAAGAAGGGGCTATGATTGATTATCTTGATGAAGACAGTAAATATTTATTCTTTATGGGAATGAGAAATCAAGAAAGTAATACAAGGTCTAGTTATGGAGATGAATGGAAAAACAATAAATGGGGTGAAAGAGAATGGAATGCTATATTACCAATTAGAAAATGGAGTGAATTAGATGTATGGTTATATATCATATGGAAAAAAGTTTCTATAAATCCTAAGTATAAGAAAGGATATAGTAGAGTTGGATGCTCCGTGAGTTGTCCCTATTATACTAAGTCTACATGGGTATTAGATAAATATTGGTATCCAAAAGCTTTTAATAGATGGCATGATATACTAGAGAAAGACTTTATAGAAAATAAGAAAGCACCAATATTAAACTGTACATTAAAAGAATATCATATGAATTGGAATGGAACAGGTGTAAGAGATGAAGCAACAGAGGAAGTAATCAAGGAATTTTCAGATACATATAATTTAGACATTGAATTAGCTAAGAAATATTTTGACAAAAGATGTATATGTTGTAATAAGAAATTAAAGAAAAATGATATAGCTTTAAGTATGAAATATTATGGAAGATACATAGAAGAATTTAAATGTATTAAATGTCTTGCTAATGATTTAAATGTCAAACCAAAGGTTTTAAAAGAAAAAATCAAAGAGTTTAAAAGTCAAGGATGTAGTTTATTTTAGCAAATGTTGAAATAAATTAAAGAATTAAGTTAAATTCGTGATTTTAAAGAGAATGAAATGGGAGAAGGAGAAGATAAACAATGATAAAAACAGATAAATACAAATTATACAAAGGCGATTGTTTAGAATTAATGAAGGATATACCTGATAAGAGCATAGATATGATATTGTGTGATTTACCATATGGGACAACATGGAGTAAATGGGATAGTATTATTGATTTTAAAAAATTATGGGAAGAATATAATAGAATTTGCAAAGGAGCTATAGTGTTGTTTTCATCTCAACCTTTTACTACCAAGCTAATAAATAGCAATATTAAAAACTTTAAATATACTTGGTACTGGATAAAAAATATAAAAGGAAATTACCTAAATGCCAAAAGACAACCTTTGAGACAATTAGAAGAAATAAATGTATTTGATAAACATAACTACTATCCTCAAGGCATAAAAAAGGTTAATAAAATATCTAAAAGAGGAAGTAGTGCAAAAACAACTATGCAAAATTATTCTAATGAATGGGTACAGGAAAATGAAGGTTATCCAAGTAATATTCTTTATTTTGATTTAGATAAAGAGAAGTTTCATCCAACTCAAAAGCCAATAGATTTGCTGCAATATCTAATAAAAACCTATACAAACGAAGGAGAAACAGTATTAGATAATTGTATGGGTTCGGGATCAACTGGCGTAGCTTGTTTAAATACTAATAGAAAATTTATAGGAATGGAGAAAGAGGATAAATATTTTAATATAGCCACAGAAAGGGTAGAGAATATATATAAAGAATTGAACAAGGAAATTTCGTAAACACATATTATTAAAATAAATTAAAGAATTAATAAATATAATAAATGCATACATAAAGGAGAATAACAAATGAGAGCAGAAAATACATATATATTAAATTTAGAATCAGCATACATATATAAAGCACAATTAGAGGATGATAAGATAGGATACAATACAAAGAAAAAGAAAAAAGATAAAGATGGAAAGGATACAAAAGAGTTTTTATTTACCAAAGATGTTCTATATTCAGCAACAATACCTTATAGTCTAGAAACTATAAGGGCTAATGAAAAATATCCTAATGAATGGAGAGAGGAGGATGATAAATATTACACAGATTTATTTGTTAATGTTAACTTTACAAAGCATTATAAGGTTGATGGTAAGAAAGAATTAGATGTTAAAAAGATAAGAAAACATCTTTATACAGAAGGATTTAAAATAAATGGAATAAAATATAAAATGTTTAAGAGAGGGGGAAGTAAGGCAAGAACTGCAAGTGCTATATTTATAAAAGAGAAAATGTATAAAGATTTATATGATAGATGCTTATTGGGATTAGAATTTCCTATAGGAGATTATTGTGATTTAACTTCTAAAAATGCTTATATATCTTTAATAATGTCTGGAATAATAGGGACAATTGATATAAAAAGAGAAGAAATTCTTATTATTGATGATGTAATGGGTAAAGAAATGAAAGTTAAAGCTTCTGTTACAGAAAGAAATGAAGATAATGAAATAGTAGTTAATCAATATGAAGATTATCCAGTACAAAATAATATGACAGATGGACAAGGCTTATTGGATGAATCTGTTTTTGAAAAAAATGAAATAATTAAAGGACATTCAGTAGCATTATTAAGAAATGATTTTACTAAGTGTGCAGCTTTTAATACTAAATTACAACAATATTATAGAGAAAACAATATAACTAAAGTTTATGATATGTATAGAGGTTGGGTAGATAGTAAGGATATTAAATTAGTTATAACCCCTTCTAGTTGTAAATTCTTAAAGTTTGCCAATAAATTTAGTTCTAAGAAAGAATGTTATTTACATTGGTGGTCACATATAGATTCAATGTTTGGCGTGGTAAAAACAGATCATATAGGCAACTATGGTTATGCTAATAGATTATCTTATCAAATGATAAATTCATTAGAATTAAATTATGATGAAGTTAAAGAAATAGCTCAAGAAGAGATTAATTATATTAAAATGTTAAAAAATAACTGTTTAATTGAAAATGGTGCAATAGGTAACAAATTAAGTAAGAAACAAAGAGAAGAAATAACAAAGAAAAAAAATGATATGACATATTTTATGCATTATATAGGTAATAATAGTCTTGAATTATCATCTGGTGAAATGATTAGTGATTTATTATCTGTAAATAGTGATTATAGATTTACAAAAGCATTTAAAGATTATAAATCAAAACAAATTAATAACTACATAAAAGATGTTAGAACTGGTAAAGTTAGAATTACTAATTCATTATACTCTATATTATTTTCATGTCCATATACTATGCTAAAACAAACTACACAAGAAGAAATGGTTACAGAGAGTATAAGTCATGGGTGGGAAGTATATTGCCCTAGATTTGATAATAATAAAGAGTTATGCATGATAAGAAATCCACAAATAAATAGTGGAAATATAGCTCATGTTACCAATACATATCATAATGAGTACAAATGGTTTAATTTAAGTGATTTTGTAGTTGTACTTAATACATATGATGTGGATGTAATGAATAGACTTCAAGGATGTGATTTTGATATAGATAGTGCTTTATTAATAGAACAGCCCACAATAGTCTCTAAGGCTAAGGAATGTATGGATAAATATTATACACCTATTAATGCTATAAAAGGGAAAACAGATTTAAAAAGAGATACACTTGAAGAATTAGCAGAATTAGATAATTACTTAGGACAATCTACAAGAACAATAGGACAAATAGTAAATAAAAGTGCTATATGTAATGCTTATATGTGGCACTATATAGCCAACAATGGCGATAAGGAACTTATACAAAAACTATATGATGCAAGTTCAATGTTATCATCATTTTCTCAAATAGCTATTGATATGGCTAAAAAAAGCTTTATGGATAACAATGGTAAGAGAATGTCATTATTAATGGAAATGCAAAAAATAAATAAATGGAGAGTTAATAATAAAAATATATTAGATTTTGATAAAGAAACATTAAAAGATGAAGATGGAAAAGAAAAAATAATTAAGAAAATGATAGTACCTAAATTCTTTGGAGAGATAGCGGATAATAAGTTTAGAACGTTAAAACATTTAGATTGTGGAATGGATTATCTACAAGATGTTATGGATAATGAATTGGGAAAAACTTTATCTACTAAATTAATTAATGTAAAAGATCTATTGGTAAAATATTCTGAACTAGGAAAAGGTGAACCAGATAAAAAAGGACAACAACAAAAAATATTAGATATTATAGTTAAGTGCAATAGAACTATTGGTTGGTGTAAAACATTGTCTTGTAAAGAAAAATATGGGGAGAAGGCTAGATATACAATTAGCAGAAACGCTAAGAAGAAAGCTTTAGAAGAATTAAGAACTATAAAATTAAACAATCATACAGTAATGTTAGTATTAAGAAAAGCTTTTGGTATTATTAAAGAAGAAACAGATAAAAAGTTTTCAGATATGACATCTTTAGTATTAACATTATTATATAACAATAATGCACAATATGTCTTGAAGTGTTTTAAAAGCAATAATATTTTAGAGGATAAGATATTAATAGAAGATAAAAATGGAACAGAATATATATTTGGAAATACATATAAAATAGTTAAAAAGTGTGAAAAATAGGCGAAATTTACCCCTCTTTTTTAAAAAATAAAAAACATAACACCCTTCTAATCTAGTCATACCAACGGTTGTAGCGTTTTTGTGAAGAACCCTCTTAATAGCCTATTATGGTAGAGTAAATAAAAACTTGATTTTATTAATACTTCTACCGTGTGGTGAACGGAAAACTACACTCCTTTATGTATTATAACATTTTATTCTCTCTTTAGTTTGGGTAGCTTCTCTCATGGCTACCCTCATTAAAGAAAAATAAAAAATATAAATACATAAATAAATTAGTAATTAATAGCCGTAAGGCAAAACATATTTTAAAATAAATTAAATAATTAAAAGAGAGAAAAGGAGAAATGTAAAATGACAAAAGTAGAATTAATAAAAGGATTATCAGAGGAAATGAAAATATCAAAGAAAGAAGCTGAAGCTATGATAGGAAACGTAGATACTGTTATAGAATTTTTAGCTGGACAAGGATATGAAAAAACAAAAGTAGGTAAATTTATTACAATTTCTAAAGTGCATAAAGAAGAGAAAAAAGGTATAGCTATGGGAAAAGAATATGTAACACCAGAACATGATGAACTTATAATAAAAAGAACAGCAACACTTAAAAATATCTAATACATATTAAGTTAGGGTAGCTTAATGTTATCCTAACTAATTTAGTTAAATCAACAGTTTTATTTAAAAATAAATGATATAAAAGAGGGATTATTTGTGAATAAAAGACAAATAAAAAAGTTAATGAAAAGAAATCAGATTAAATTTAACAAAATAAAACTAAATAAAGATGATGTTTTGGTAATAGATTTTGGAAAAGACTATTTTAGCGATTCGTGTATGCAAAAAATATGCAGTTGGATTCATGATAGTATATTCCCAAAGAACAAAATATTACCTTTACATGGAGGAATGTCTATAGGCGTAATAGAAAGAGGTGAATTAGATGGCAGTAAGAACTAACTCTATTAAATTTTCCAAAGCTTCTATATCTCAAAATGAAGAGGGAGAATTTATTATAGAAGAAACTAAAAAAGATGAAATTATAGTAACCAACTTTACCAATGCATTATTAGAATTTGCTGGAGTAGATGGTTTAGAAATATCTATTGGTAAAAAATCTGAAACTGTTTCAGAGGAATAATACATATAACAAGTATTGTGTTTTCTTATGTTTGTATTATATAATAATATATGATATAGAAACTCATTAAACACAATAAGATTACATTTAGACTGTTACAGCAAATATTTATTTGGTGATATATGTTATAAATTACAGTCTAGTTTAAGACACATACAGCAATTTTATAAAGTTGTAAATAAATCAAGATGATATTAAATGAATATGTTAGTGTCTAGAAAAGGAGAGGTTTTTATGTTAAATGAGTTAAAGAAAGAATTAAATTATAAATTAACTGAAAATGGAGCTATTACACATAAAACAAGTAATAGTTATGTATTAGATTATTTTGCACAAGGTTCATCTTTAAGAAATAGAGATAAACAAGAGATAATCCAAATATTTAAAAAATCTTTTTATCAAGATCCATTAATTACTATGAAAATACTATTCTATAGTAGAGACATAAGAGGAGGACAAGGAGAAAGAGACACCTTTAGATATATAATAAAATATTTAGCAGACAATCATACAGATATATTAAATAAAAACATACATCTTATATCTGAATTTGGAAGATGGGATGATATTTATGCTCTATTTGACACAAAACTTGAAGATAAAGCGATTGAATTAATGAAAGAGCAACTAAATAAAGATATTACATTAGAACAACCTTCTTTATTGGCTAAATGGTTAAAATCAGAAAATACATCCTCTAAAGAAAGTAGAAGATTAGGAAACATAACTAGAAAGAAATTAGGTATGACTCCTAAACAATATAGAAAAACTTTATCTGAATTAAGAAAAAGAATAGATATAGTTGAAGAAAAACTAAGCAAAAAGAAATATGAAGATATTGATTATTCTAAAATCCCTACAAATGCAAGTTTAAAATATAGAAAAGCATTTTATAGAAATGATGAAGAAAGATATATAGATTACTTAGATTCTTTAACTAAAGGAAAAATAAAAATAGATTCAAAAACACTTTATCCTTATCAACTTGTAAGTAAAGCTTTAAAATACCCTTCTGATGAAGAGAAACAATTATTAAATGCTATGTGGGATGGTTTACCTGATTATATAGGAGATAATAATGAAGATGCTATAGCTGTAGTTGATACAAGTGGTAGTATGTATGGGACACCATTAGAAGTTGCTATATCTTTAGGATTATATTTAGCTGAAAGGAACAAAAGTGCTTTTAAAAATCATTTTATAACATTTGCAGATAATCCAGAGTTAGTAGAAGTTATAGGTAAAGACTTTTGCGAAAAAGTTAGTAATATATCTAATGCTAATTGGGGAATGAGTACAAATATAGAAGCTACATTTGATTTAATATTAAATACAGCTATTAAAAATAAATTAAAACAAGAAGAATTACCTTCAAAAATATTTATTATTTCAGATATGGAATTTAATCAAATAGAAAATAGTGGATATTATTCTTGGAATAGAAAACAACAAAGAGATGATAAAACCTTATTTGCTAACTTAAAGAATAGATTTGAATCAAATGGATATAAAATGCCGAATTTAGTGTTTTGGAATGTTGATAGTAGAAATGATAATATTCCAATGACTATGGATGAAAATGGTGTACAATTAGTTTCAGGAGCTAATCCAATATTATTTGAAACATTATTAAATAATGAATTTGTTGGTGCTTATGAAATAATGATGAAAGAAATAGGAAAAGAGAGATATAACTGTATTACAGTTTAACTTTATATTTTAGACTTCAACCGCAAATTTAATTTGGGATGTTCTGTTAAAGCATAATTCAATATATGGAGTCTAGTATTTAGATACAAACAGCAAATATAAATATTGATAAGCTAGTGGATTTTATTTATTATATTGTATCTAGTAATTCAAGAGATCATTAATCTTATAATTAATGGTCTCTTTTTATATTATGAATACATAGTTCAAAGGTAGAACGGTTGGCTGTTAACTAATGAGAGTTCAATTCTCTCTGTATTCGCCAAATATTATTTATATACATTCCGCTACGTTGGAAAATGTATATATTTTTACAATTAATATTATAACAAAGTAAAATCAATAATTCAAGAGAGGAAAGATAAAAAAATGGGAGAAAAACATACAAATAAAAGAAAATTTTGGGATTATATGTGTACAAATCCTAGTTGTAAGAAAAAATATTTAACTAGTGAACTAGAAGAAATGGGATATATAGATCATATTAATTTAGGTATTGTTTATAATTGTCCAAGTTGTGGTCATTCACATTTTGAACAAAAGTAAGTTAACTAGGAGAGGATAAAATGGGAGAGATATTAAAGAGAAGAGATAATGAAAGTGATTTAGAATACACTAAAAGAATTGTTTATGCTAAATTAGTTGATAAAACTACTGATTTAGATTATTCAGAATTAAGTAATTTAATATATGATAAACCTTACAGCTCAGATGTAGCAAGAAGAATGTTCTACGGAATGAGAAAAATTTTTGAACTTATGGATAAAGAAGGTATAAATTCTATAAGTGAGAATGAAATATTAAAGAAAATAGAAGAAAAATCATTAGAATTAGATTTACAAAGAAAGAAATTACAAGCAACTAAGCTTGAATTAAATAGAAACCAAAGAATTAAAAGTAGAAGAGAGTTATTTTATGAAAACATAGGAGAAGAAATCGAGAGACTACCCCTTCCAGAGTTTGAAGAATTACCTATTAAAAAAGTAAATGGAGAATATTTATTATGTTGGGCTGATTTACATTATGGTGCAGATTTTATATCTGAAAACAATGAATATTCGAGAGAAGAATGTAAGACTAGAATGCAAAGATTGGCTTCAAGAGTTAAAAATATGTGTATAGAAAAAGGTATTGACAAACTTCATGTTATAGGTTTAGGAGATGATATTCAGGGAATTCTTAGAATTTCTGATACTCAAATAAATGATGTACCTGTTATGCAATCAGTAGTTGAAGTTAGTAGATTAATAGCTCATGTATTAAATACAATTTCAAGTGTTTGCAATGTTACATATTATCATACAATGGCTAGTAATCATAGTCAAACTAGACCTTTAACTGCTAAACCTGACTTAATTAAAGAGGATTTAGAGTTTGTTATAGGTAATTACATACATGATTTAGTAGAAAATAATGAAAGAATAGAAGTTAAATTATCTGAAAAAGATTATCATTCATTTAATATAGCTGGTCAACAGATATTAGCTTTACATGGACATCAAATAAAAAATATAAATAATGCAATTAAGGATTATTCAATGCAACATAGAAAGTTTTATGACATAGTTCTCATGGGACATCTGCATGGTGGACAACAAATGAGTGTTGGTGAGAGTGAAAATGGTAATAGTGAATTAGTAATAGTTCCTTCTATAGTTGGTAGTGATCCATATTCAGATACCTTAAAGAAAGGTTCCAAGTCTATGGCTAAGTTATTTAAATTAGAAGAAGGTAATGGAATAACTGAAAATTATACAATAGTTTTAAATTAGGAGAGATTAATTATGTGTATAGAAGAAAAAACAAAAATTGAAAATCCAGAAGTTGTAAAGTTTAAACAAGAATACAAAGAAGAAATATTAAAACCAATATGGCTTAGTTTGCATGAGATTGCAAGTAATTGTAATACTGAAATAAAAGAATTGAAACAAATGATTAAAATACATAAACCTTTTTTAGAAACATGGCAAAAAACTGAAACGGAAACTGGAAAAACATTAAAATCATTAATGTTGAAAAATGAGACGTATTTAGACTGTATCATTGAAACAATGAGATGTTTAGAAAATACTGAATTTGGGGATGTGTTTTTAAAAGAATAATTTGAATGTATTAAATTAAATATAAAAAATTGAGAGGTTAGATAAATGAATATAGATTTTAAAGAAGAGATTTTAGAAAATGAAGATATAACTATAGTTGGTAACGCAGAAATGATTAAACAATTATTGTTTGATGTTACTGGAGAGGTAGAAGGTTTTGAATTAATTAGTAACGTTAGTATTTATTCAAAGTATTTATCTTTAACTAGATTAGAAGGTACTTTATTTATAGAAGATGTTCAAAATGCGAATGACGATTTTATTTATATGGATACTGAAATGTTATGGATTGACGAAGAAGTTTTAAATGAAGCTTATAAAAGAGGACAAGAGAGTGCATTCTTAGAATGTAGAGATATAGTTAGCATATATTAGGAGATGTTATTATGAGAAAAGTTTATACAACCGTAAGTGATTTTATTTTAAAAGGCGAAAACTCGAAAAATAAATCCGAAGTAAAAATTGATACTGTACAACTAGTAAAAAAATATAAAATAAATAACAAAAAATACATATATATTAAGATAGCTGTTCATCAAGATGATTTGGAAGAATTTTTAAATACATATAGTATTTTTGATATTGAAATGATTTCGCCAATATGTATAATTGGTGAAAAAATGAAAAGAGAATTGCAAACAGAAACTTTTAAAAATATGGAAGTTGCATATGAAGATACAAGGCTTGAAAATGGATATGTTGATGGTTTAACTTTAATATTATGCAATGAAAAATCAGAGTTTAAAGAAATACAGTTTATATTAGATGATATTAAGCATATAGAGAAAATAAACATGTTGGACAAAAGAAATAAAAATGATAGAGATTTGTTACGTCAAATTGAAAAAATAAGAGAAACCTTAACGAGCTTTGATGAATTAAAGGAAGAAATAATACAAAAAATTAATGAAGAGAAATCAGAAGAATCGTTATCAAGTTAAATTTTGGATTTTATTTAAAATAATAAAAATAAATAATTGGAAGTCTAGGATTAATTTCTTAGGCTTCTTTTTATATATTGCAATGGTGTTTCTTTCTTAACACCTTTTCTTATTTTGAAGTAGGTAAAGATGAGTGGGAGTAGCTACCCACTCTATTTATCGTGAGATAAGAAAAGTAGAAACATGATTGGAGTATATAAGTACTTCAAAATAAGAATTAATTAAAAGAAAGGATGAGATTTATGAGAAAATTTCAAAAGACAATTAATGGAGTAGTTTATAAAGGAGAAAAGTTTGAAAGGTTAGATATTATTAATAAATTTAATCGTACTGAAGAAGAGTGGAATTTAATAGAACAATACCAAAATACATTTCCACAATTACTATTAAAAGATGTACAAGGGTTTGTCATCGATGGTAGGTCATTATGGGAAGAATTGTGTAAACCTCAAGGAGAATTTAATAAATTTATTAAAAAGAAAGTTTTAGAATGTGATAATTATCAAGAAAATTTTGATTATATTACCGTCGAACAAATAGTCGATGGTAAAAATAAGGGGAAATTTAAAGGTATAGATTACTTATTCACACTAAATGTTGCCAAAGAATTAGCACAAGGAATAGGTACTACTAAGCATTCAAGTAAAGAAGTTAGAGATAAAGGTCATTTAGTAAGAAGATATTTTATATTAATAGAACAAATACTTAAAGAATATGAAAGTTGGACTAAAGAAAGAAATCCCGAAAAAGAAGGATATAAAGAAATGAAAGTTGCAATACATGATTGGTGTATGAGAAAAGAGTTTGATTTCTTGAATGATTATTTTTATATAAGGGAAGCTAATATGTTAAATATAGTTTTAACAGGACAAAAAGCTATTGATTTAAGAGCTTTAAAAGGAGTAAAAGATAATAAAACCAGAGATAATCTTGATATTGAAATTAATAAAGCTTTAGCTGATTTACAAAATAATAACATGATGTTACTAGCTAATGATATGGATTTTGAAATGAGACAACAATTTTTAGAGAATTATTGTAATAGAAAATATAAATACATAAAAGAAAGATTTAACTAAGGAGTGTAAAACTTATGGATAATAAATATATACATAAACCAAATAAAATTGAAGCCATTAGATTTGATGGGCAATATAGTAAATTAAATGAAATTGAACAATTTTGTAAACCACTTAAAGTAAAACCTATAATAAGCGCTAATGGAATTGTGAAGTTGACTATAAATGAAATATTAGATGTTAAAATGGGAGAATATATTGTCAAATTTAATAAAGATTTTGAAATATTAAAAGAAGAAGAGTTTATAGAAAAGTATTTACCGGAAAAATTTATAGGTAAAATAAGTGATGGTTATCATACTTTTGATGAACTTTATTATCATAGAATGATTTTATTCTCAGTAATTTGTAATACTTATAAAGATAAAGCGTGGAAATCTTGGAAGCATTCAGATGGAACTATGTTCGATGATTATTTTATAGTAGGAATAACTACGGATGAAGGAAATTATACATATCATTATCATAAGGATTGTTGGGATATGTTTAAGGTTAAGAATTTAGATTTTGCACCTAAATGGGATGGACATCAACCCAAAGACATAATCAGATTATTAAGCTTAGTAAAATAAGGAGATAAATATGAAGTTGTTTAAAAGATTATTTTGTAAACATGAATGGGAATTAATAGTACCTGCTTATGGAGATATGAAAAATAGGTTTAGAGGATATTTTAAATGTAAGAAATGTAATAAAGAAACATTAAGATAAATCAATGATTTTATATAAAGTGTAAGGTGAGAAAATGAGAGATGAAATAATAGTTTATTGTAAAGATCAAGAAGATATTAAAGAAACTTTCAAATACATTAAAGAATTAAATGTATTCAAGGAAAGTGTTATTCATAAAGATAAGGCTGAGTTTTCTAATTATACCAAAGATAAAAAGAGAGAAATAAGGATTAAATGTATAACCTTAAAAGAAAATGCTAGAGGTATAAAAGGTAATATAGGTTTATTAACTAAATCCTTTAACCAACAATTAAAGGACAATAAAGATATATATTGGTCAATTATTCAACCATCTATAAATAGTTATACCAATGGAATAATTGCACCATTATCAATATTAAAAGAAATAATTTGAACTATAGGACACCTAATTAATAGGTGTCTTTTATTGAGATTATTTTAGAAAGGAGGAGTTATATTTGGCTAAAAAAACAGAATATACAGATAAAGAAAAGGTTTATTGTACTGGTTGTGATAAAGAGAAATCACCAAAAGATTTTTATAAAAGTTTCGGAGCTACAACATCTGGTTTACTACCATTTTGCAAAGATTGTTGTTATGGAAAATCTTTAAATGGTAATAAAGAGATAGATATTGAAAAGTTTAAACAAATGCTTATGCAGATTAATAGACCTTATTTACATGATGTATTTGTAAAAAATGTAGAAAAATATAAAGGAAATAATAAGAGAATCATAGGATTTTATTTTAAAGATTTAGGATTAAAAGATTATAGAATATTACAATATTCAGATAGTGTATTTGATAAAGAAGATGATTTAGTTGAAGCAAAAGGAGTTAGTATAACTCCTAAACTCGGAATAAATAATTATGAAAGAATGAATTTAACTGAAAAATGGGGATTTGGATATTCAGACCAAGAATTAATAATGTTTGAGAAAAAATTTAATTTATTAAAGGACAATTACCCTTTAAGAACAGCTATGCATACAGAAGCACTATGCACTTATGTAAGATATAGAGTTAAAGAAGAAATGGCTACGGCTAATGGTAATGTTGGAGAAGCTCAAAAATGGGGAAGTTTAGCCGATAAAGCTGCACAATCAGCTAAAATAAATCCATCTCAATTATCTAAAGCAGATTTAAGTGGAGGATTAAATGGATTTGGTGAATTAGCAAGAGCTGTTGAAAAGGCTAGAGACATATTAGATATTTTACCAAGATTTAAAGAAAGACCTCAAGATAAAGTTGATTTCACTTTATGGTGTTATGTCAACTATGTAAGAAGATTAAAGAATTTGCCAGATGCAGAATATAAAGATATTTATAGATTTTTAGATGATAGAAAGAAAGAATATCAAAAAGAAGAAAATAAAGAGTTTGAGTTCGAGGAATAAAATATGAGTGGAATAGAAAATTTTAGACAAAATGATATGCACTCTAAAAGCAGAACGGATATATATAACCCTAATTTTCAAAGTAATGTATCGGCAAAAAGTAATAAGCAGCAAGGAACTTTTGAAAAAAATCTTGATAAATGGTGTGATTTTATGGTTTGGGCTAAATGGTTTCCAGACCTTTTTTTAGATTTAATAACTCCAGAAGAAGGAGGAATTAGATTAGATTTAGATCAAAGAGTGTTTTTAAGATGTATGATAAGATTTGTATCTATATATGGAACATTTCCTAGAGGATATGGGAAAACTTTCGTTGAATTATTAGCAATGTACATAACGGCAGTGTTATTCCCAGATATAACCTTATCAATGTCCGCACAAACTCGTGAAGCTAGTGCAAAATTATTTAATGAAAAACATAGAGAAATATTAAAGTTTTACCCTTTATTAAAAAATGAAATAGTGCAGGCTAATATCTCCAAAGATACCGTAGAGATTACTTTTGCCAGTGGAGCTGTAATAACCAATTTAGCAAATGCTCAATCAAGTAAAGGATTAAGAAGACATAGGTTAATTTTAGCCGTTCAATGTAGAAATATATTGAATAATAAGTGAGCAAAATCGGTGAAATCTAAGTCTGCAAAGATATGATAATACCGAGGTAAGATTATAGATTGCGAAAGGCTATAATCCACCGTAACGCGTAGAAGGTGAATAAATATAATCCTTCCAAGAGTGTTCACCATCTTAACAAGTAATGTTGAAGATGAAAATGTACGCTGAACTTATAGGAAACTATAAGAACATAAGGATAAAAAGCCTTATGGGTAACAAAATTGTAAATATTGAAGAAGCAGCTCTACTTAATGATGAACTATTCCAAGATGCACTTGAACCAATCCCTAATATACCAAGAAGAACTATAGGTAGTTCTTTAATTAATCCTGAAGAAATGAATGGTCAAATGCATTTCTTGACAACAGCATATTTTAAAAATACTGAATATGAAAGAAGTTTAAGAATGCTAGATGATATGGCAGACTTAAAAGGGAAAATTGTTATAGGTTCAGATTGGCAATTAGCTTGTGAATATGGTAGAGGCGAGACAAAAACTCAAATATTAGCAAAAAAAGAAAGATTATCACCTATTTTCTTTGCAACCAACTATGAAAGTAGATGGGTAGGTTCAAATGAAAACTGTATAGTAGATGTAAATAAACTATTGGAACTAAGAGTTTTACCAAAAGCAGAATTAAAAGGTGATGGAAAATCAGAGTATTATATGGCTGTCGATGTAGCTCGTTCAGCTAAAACAAGCAATAACCAAACTTCTATAGTTATAGGAAAAGTAAAAAGAGATAAAAATGAAAGGGTTAGAAATGTTAAGTTAGTTAATATGATTAACCTTCCAAATGGAATGAACTTTACCGGACAAGCTATTGCTGTTAAGAGATTAAGAAAAGCGTTTAATGCGATTATGATTGCTATAGATATTAATGGTTTAGGTATAGGCTTATTAGATGAATTAATGAAAGTTCATATAGATCCAATTACAGGTGAAGAATTAGAAGCTTACGATACTATAAATACAGATCACGAAAGCGATGAGGCAGATGCAAGAAAATGTGTATTTGGGGTAAATGCTCAGGGTATTAATACTGATGTTATAGTTAATTTTATGAATATGGTTGAAAGTGGTAAGTTGCAATTATTAGATAAGGTAGACCAAGCAAAAGTTGATTTAAGTAATCAAGATTACATGATGAATAGCTTTTTACCTTCTATACAAACAGACTTTTTCATAGAAGAAGTTGCGAATCTTTCATTAAAAACATTGAATGGGGGAAAATTAACCGTAGAAAGAAACACTAAGACAATGGATAAAGATAGATATTCAGCGGTAGCATATTTATTATATTATATAAAAACATACGAAGATAAACCAAAACAAGAAGAGTCAGAGATAAAAGCGGAAGATTTATTCTTCTTTAAAACACAAAAGTTTGGGAGGTGAGAAAAATAGGTAAGAAAAAAGATTATAAAAAAGATGCTTTTGATAATAAATCTACGGAAGATAAAGCTAGGGAAATATTAAATTTTACTAGAAAATTATATCCTTTTGGACAAACGATACAAAATGAAGTGATGTATAATTTAAATCTTGCTGGAGAATATACACCTCAACAAATAAATCAAATGATTAACAATCCAAAAAGTTATCAACAAGAATTAAGAGATATATCTCAAAATTTAATGGGTACAAGCCCTCAATATCAAAATTTAGTAGAAGCTATACCTAGAATGTGTTTATTTAGGTCAGTAATAATACCAATACCTAATAAAGATGGTAAAGAATTTAAGGTTGATGATGTTAAAAAAGCATACATAAAAGCAAGTAATAAACTATTAAAAATGAATATAGAAGAAGAATTTTTAAAAGCAACTTTACAAATGAGTAAATATGATATTTTTTACGGATATGAAGTAGAAAGTACAAAGAATTATTTTATCAAAGCTTTAAATCCTAAATATTGCAAGATAACTTCGTTTGATAGTTGTTTAAATTTTGCATTTGATTTTAGTTATTTTATGGGTAGAGAAGATTTATTAAAAACATCTTATCCAAAAGAATTTACTAATAAATATGTAATATATAAAAATAGCGGATATAATGCAGATTATCAATGGCAAGAATTAGATCCTTATAAAAGTATATGTGTAAAATGGTTTAATGATGAATTGGATTATTGTTTACCTCCATATGTAAGTTTGTTTGATGATTTATATAACTTAAAAGATTATAAAGGATTAAATAAAGATAAGGTTAAAGCAGATTTATTAAAAATGCTCGTATTTAAGATACCTTTAAATAAGAAAGGTGAGAAACCAGATGATTTTCTTTTATCTTTAAATATGATTCAAACATATATGGAATTATTAAATGAACAATTACCAGATAGTGTTGCAGCAGTAACAACTCCGATGGATGCGGAAGAAGTAAAATTCCAAACACAGGGAGTCGCTAAAGAAGATGAAATTTTAAAAGCTGAGAAATTATTATTTAGTTCAAGTGCTTTTGCACCCGCATTATTTGGGGTAGATGCTACAGGAAGTGCATTAGAATACTCTACAAAATATAACTTAGGTAAATGTTTTTCTTTATATAGACAATTTGAAACATGGTTAAATAGAAAATTTAATAAATTATATGGCGGTAAGATATACATACAATTATTAGATATAACTACTTTTAATGAAAAAGAAGTTCAAGATAGATATTTACAAGGTTCTCAAATGTCAGCACCATGTAAAACTTTATATACAGCTTCTTTAGGTTTACAACCAGCAACTATAATGGGATTAAATTTCTTAGAAAATGAGATACTTAAAACTCATGAAACATGGAAACCTCTTAATTCTTCACATACTCAAAATGGTAATGAAGATAAGGGGAGACCAAGGAAAGATACTGGAGATTTAACAGATGCTGGAGAAACAACTAGAGTTAGAGATGATAATAATAAAAAGTAGGTGTTTAAGATGAATTTTATAAAATGTACAGATGAAAAAACTAAAGAAATGTTAATTAAACAAGGATTTAAGTTTGTAGGAACTGAAACTATAAAAGGTGAAAAGGTGTATTTATTTACAAATCCTAAAAATTTAAAGATGTCAAATAAAAATGTATTCCAATCAAATAGATTGCATTTTTAAATAAATTAAATAATTAAATAAAATTATCCTTTTAAAAGGAGGTGAGAAATTGGAAAATAAGATATTTTCAATACCAATTAGTAAATTTACTATTGATACAAGTCAAGATGATTTAGCCCCATCAAGAATTCAAGTTTGTCATGATAGAGAAAATCCCAATGGTTTATATTTTGAATTAGATTCATTTACAAAAGCTGAAAATAGTATAAAAAATAAACCTATCGTAGCAGCTTATGAAATAAATGAAGATAATGAAAAAGAAGATTTTAAAGGACATGAAGTTGAATATAAGATTGTTAATGCAGATGGTTCTATAGAATTTAAACCTATTTACATAGAACAACCAATAGGGGCTGTACCTGAAAGTTGTGATTATTCTATTGAAGAGATAGATGGATATAATTGGGTTTGTGTTAATGGTTATCTATATAATGTTTATTGCAGTGAAGCAGTAGAAATATTAAAAAATAATGATGGAAGAAAAAAGATATCTATGGAAATTGAAGTCTTAGATGGTTATGAAGATGAAGTTGATGGGTTTTATCATGTAAAAGACTTTAAATACTTAGGTATCACTGTTTTAGGGGCTGAATATCCTCCAGCAATGGGAAGTAACGCTGAAATATCATTATTTACTAAAGCAGAACAAACAAAAGATTTTACTATGAAATTTAGTGAAATACTAGAAGCAATTAATAAAAAAGGAGGGAATGAAATGGGAGCAAAAACTGTTAAAAAAGATTTTTCTATGAGTGTAGAAGATTTAAAAGATAGACTTAGAGAAAAATTAAAAGAAAACACTTATGAATACACATATTCATGGGGTGAAGTAGAAAACTATCCAATGTATTATTTTCAAGATGTTATACCAGAAGAAAATCTAATAATAGCTGAAAGTAGTCAAGATTGGGGTAAATTCTATGGAATACCTTATTCTTTAGAAGGTGATGAAGCCACTTTAAAATTTGATGAGGCTACAAGATATGTTAGAGGAGATTGGAGAAAATTTAAAGGAAAAGAAGAATCAACTTCTGAATCTAAGGAATATTTCTCATCTATCATAAATAAAGAAACTGAACATTATCAAAAAGAAATAGAAGAAGTGAAAAAGTCTTTTGTAGCGACCGAAACAGAAGAATATAAAACTTTAAAAGCTGAATTTGAAAAAGTTGAAAATGATAAGAAGGCTTTAGAAGAATTTAAAGTTGAATTTGAAAAAAAAGAAAGAAATAGAAAAGAAACAGAATTATTTGAGAAATTCAAAGACTTAGAAACAATAGAAGGATTTGCTGAAATAAAAAATAAAGCAAGTGAATTTAGTTTAGAAGATTTAGAAAAAGAATTCTATGTTTTAATAGGCAAGAAGAATTTTTCTATGAAAAAAAATGTTAAAGAAAAAGACGATACTGTATCTCTAAGATTAGAAGGCGATGAAGGTAAAAATGAATTATCAGAAGCCGAAAAAAGATATGGTATAGGTATTAAATAATAATATGAAAGCGAGGAAATTTTAATGGTACAAACAATAAGCAAAGTAAAATATGGAGTTTGTAATACTTCAAACGTAAGATCAACAAGAGTGGGACATGCTGCATCAGTATTAGCTGAAGCAGAAACAGGATTAGAAAACGGAATGATAGTTGCCGTTGGAGATTTAGCAAAAGGAGAAACTGATATAAGAAAAGTTGGAGATCCAACAAAAGGAGGAAGAATAGGTATAATTGCTTCACCTGAAATTTTCCAACACGTTCCTGGTAGAGCAGAAATTAATGGATTACAAGATTTTTATATACCACAAGGAAAAGTAGCTGATGAATATGATTTAGCAGTAGGAGATAACTTTGAAATCTCAGATAACTTAATAACTTTAGATAGTGGAGTTTCAGATTTAAGTAAAGCTAAATTCTTAATACCACAAGCAAATATGAAATATAAAGCTGTAGCTACACTTCCACCAGAAAATAACGGTATTGTATTAGAAGTTATTAAAGTTAGACAAGCTTTTAAAGACTTATTCTATTTAAATAAATTATCAAAAGTACAATATCAAATGGTTAAAGTTTACGTTAAATCATTATAAGAAAAATAACAACGAATGGAGGAAATAAACAATATGAATTTTACAGAAATACAATCAACATTAATTAAATTAGGTATAGATGAAGCTAGAGGGGTAAAAATAGAAAACTTTTCTAGTGAAGATAGAAATAATGCAATAAGAAAGAAAATGTTTGAATTATTAGGTACAGACAAACCTTCTAAAAAACAAATATATTTCCATAGTAGAGAATTAGCAGAAGTATTCACAGAAGTATTAGAAGATGATTTATTAAGACAAAAGAACAATGAATTATCTGATTTCCAAAGAATGTTTGTTGAAGAAAGAACAGTTGGAGAAGATGAAAAAGTAGAATACGATATAAAAAATGATTGTTATTTTACAGTAGGTAAGGTTTCAGGAGATCATTGGGACTTAGATAGACAAAGAATTGATAAAGGTGGAAAAGTATCAGTTGATACAGATGCTTATTACATAAAAATGTATGATTACTTAAAGAGATTCTTAACTGGACAAATAACTTGGGCTGAATTACTTGCTAAAGTTGCAGATTCTATCAAGAAGTTCAAACAAGACTTTATATCAACAAAATTTGCAGAAGCAATAGATGGTGTACCTGGTATGTTCAAATACTCAGGGGCATACAACAAAAATACAATATTAAATACTGTAGCAAAAGTTGAAGCTGCTAACAAAGGAGAAAAGATTTCTTTAGTTGGTACTAAAACAGCATTAGCTAGATTACAAGATATGCAAGCTGCTTCAGATAAGCAAAAAGATGAAATGAATGATAATGGTTACATAGGTAAATGGTATGGATACAACTGTGTAGCTTTACCAAATGTATTCAAAGAAGGAACTACTGATTTTGCTTTTGATGCAGATACTATTTATATTTTAGCATCAGAAAATAACAAACCAATAAAATTAATAAACAGAGGTAGTGTAATGGTACAAGAATGTACAAATGGAGTATCTAACATGGATATGACAATGGAATTTGCAACTATCTGGGAAATGGGAGCTGCTGTATTATTTACTACAGGAGTTGGTTTATTAAAAATTACTGACCAATCAAAATAATAAAAGATATAAAGAGGGGTTAAATACTCCTCTTTATTAAATAAATTAAAGAAATGGAGAGATAAAATTAATGCCAAAAAAAGATGAAAAACAGACAATAGACTTAAATTCAATATCACCAGAATTAATTGCTTTATTAACAAATCAAATAAAAAGTGAACTTATGAATTCTATGCCTACTAATCAAGCTGATGAAGAAGAAAAGATATTAAATAAGAAAGTTAAGGTTACTTCAATTTCAAGTGGTTCTATAGGGGTTTATTTATTAAATGGTAGATTTGTTAAATGGGAAAAAGCTGGAGACTCTATTATGTTAAAGGTTGAGGAATTAGTTAATATGAATAGCGTTAGCGAAATATATTTAGAGCAACCATTATTAATAATAGAAGATAAAGAAGTAATTAAGTATTTAGGATTAAAAGAAAAGTATGATCTAATAGAAAAAATAAAAGATGTTGATAAATTTTTAAAACTAGATAGAGAAGAGATTGCTACTGTTTTAGATAGTTTATCAAAAGATATGAGAGCAGATTTATCTATTGAAATAATTAGAAAAATAAATGATGGTTCAATTGATAGTAGAGTATTAGTTGAATTTTTAAAAAGAAAATTAAACATTTAGAAGAAAGGAGTTGTTTTAAATGGAAACTCCTCAAAATACAAAATTAGAGCAAGTTTATAGTGGTTTTCTTCCAAAAATAACTTGTTATGAATATTTACAACCAAAATTCACAAAAGAAATGTTACAAATAACTTTAGATGGATATATACAATTCGTATTAGGAAAATATGTTATAGATAATAAACTAGAAATTAATTTTGAAACAAGAGAGTTTAATAGGAGGTTATCTAATACAGAAATAAACATATTTATATACGGATTAATAACTGAATGGATTACTCCATACATGAATAATGCTCAATGGTTAAAACAAAATCTAAAAAGTTCAGAGTATAACACTATATCAGAAGCAAATCAATTAAGAGAAATAATGAATCTATATAGAGAATCAGAAGAACAATTTGAATATTGGATGACTAGATATTCACATATGAAACTTCAAAACGAGGTGAATAAATAGATGGATTATTTTGATTTATACAAAGCAAGATGTGAATTTGTAGGAACTTCTACATCTGAAAATAGGGTTATTAATATGAAGGATAGCATAGAAAGAGATTTTCAAAATGATGCTACATATAGAAAAGCATATATAAATTTTGATAAAAATAACACTATAGATTGCAGATATTCCGAAGATGATGCAGATTTGTTTAAGAAATATTTCTTATTTAAACCTAGCGATTCCGATAGAGTTATTAATGGAATGTATATTACTACCAAAAAAGGAACATTTTTAATAAGCGAAACAAATATGAGTGATATATATAAAAAAGCAGAGGCTTATATATGTAATGTTGTTTTAAAGGTTAAAGGTTTACCAGATATGCCTTGCTATGCAGATAATACTACTTATGGGGTTAAGGGGTTAAAAGATATTTATTATTATAAAGAATCTGATAAAAAATTAAAAATAAAAGTTCAAGCAAATAATGTAACGTTAAAATATTTTGAAGGACAAAGATTTTTATTTGGAAGTAATAGTGAATTTATTACTGATATGGATGTTAAGAACGAATGGGTATGCTATAACATAACATCAAAAGATTTTATAGTATTGGATAATCAATATGTTTTAGAACTAACAAAAACCGCATTAATGCCAGGAAAAGATGATTTTATAAATGGTGTTGCTTGGAATGAAGAAAATAGTGTGTTAAATAATTTAGAAAAAGAAGAAACAAATAAAGAAGAAGTCGTTGAAAATTCTCAAACAATAGAACCTCATATGGATTTAAAAGTAACTAAATTACATGGTGGAGAAAGTTTAGAGATAAAAGTAGAACCCAGTAATGCAGAATTAAAAGTAATTGGTACAAGTGTTAAATTAGAAAAAATGAAAGAGGGTTTATATAAAATAACGGCTAATGTTGTTAAAAAACCAGAGGTAATTAAGGTTTTATTAATATTGAATGATAAAGAAGTAATCAAAAAAGGAATTCTAATTTATTAGAAGGGAGGAAGATGTTTTAGTGAGTTATTATGCAGAACAATATAATAAAGATATTCCTTTTTCTAATAAAGCTATTATGAGTATGAATATAAAAAGATATTTAGTAGATAGAATTAATAAAAATCAAGATATAGTAAGATATTGCAGATATTTGACTAAAACACCTTTGTTAGAAATGGGAATTGATTATAAAGACAAAGTTGTTGAACAACCTGATTTGGATTGTGGTTTATTAGAACCTTTAAGTGAACATAGGGATAAAGAGGGTAATTATACAGAATATACAGGTGTCGAGACTAGAGGGAAAATTCTTATTCCATATGCTTTTGATAGTAATTTAATGGTGAAAGAACAGTTATTTATATTTGTATCAAATAGTTATGCTGCTTTTAGTAATGTTTACAATACAGGGGAATATACCTTCGATATAGTTATAACCTATAGCCCTACGTATAATGTTTTAGATCCATATGGAGATGAAAGAAGTTTGATGATAGTAGACAGAATATGTAAAATGTTTGATGATATGTATCCAGAAAATAGTGAAACTGCTGAAGATATAGGAGATGTTCAATTAAATGTCAGAGCTATTGAGGAAAGAAAAGTAGGAACTAATGGAACTATGGCTAGAGTGGTTAAAATTGTAGCTAAACCAATAACTAATAGGGAGTTGGTTAACAATGCTTAAAGATTATTTTGGACAAGCTGATTATATAGAAGGTATTGGAGAAATATATCCTATTAAAATAACAGAATATCAAGAGTTTCAAGAATTAGCTCAAAGGTATATAGCTATAGATAAAAGAGCATTAGAAATAGAATTAAAAGAAAAACTTGATATGAGTACGTTAATGTTAATTTTAAGTCAAATTAAAGCATATGAAATAGCTAATAATGATGATTATTTAGCATTAATGAATCCTGATGATTTGGAACAATATCAAAGATTGAAAGAAGCCGAATATAAACTTAATATTGATGATTTTATCAAAGTATTAAAAATGGTTTTACATAAAAATGTTATTTATGATGAAGAAAATGTGAAATTCAAAATACAAGATGAAAATGTTTTATTAGATAGAGAAATAAATGAAAGTAATTTCGATGATTTTAAAAATGTTGTAATGAGACAGAATTTATTATTTACGTCTCTATATTATGAAGATCCAATTCTGCAAAGTATCTTAATGAGTTTAAGAGAAAATAAATCACAAGAAGATGGTTCTCAATTTGATTTAGAAACAATATGTCAAGTTGTATCTAATGAAAAGAAAATACCACAATATGAATTGAAAAATTTTACTTATTACATGATTATTGCTGACTATACAAGATTAAGCGTTATAGATAATCACGACTTAGGTAAACAAATACAATCAAGTGGTTTTGCTAATGAAGGTTTTAAAATACCAAAAAGGGATGAAATTATAAATCTTTATAAACATCCAGAAAGTACGATGATTGAGTTTAACTCCGAAGTTTATGACAAAGGGGATAAACTATAATTAAAAATAAATTAAACAAAAGAACAAAAGGAGGAATTTATTAATGGCAAATGCAACTCAAAAAGATTTATTACAAGGGTTAATTTCTACAACTACTGGAAATATCACTCTTATAGACCATGAAACAGGAATTCAATTATATTCCAAAACTTTACAAGACATAGGTATAGATATAAAAGAAGATAATAAAAAACTACAAGGTGGTATAGGTAATCCGACAATATACTCATGGGGTGAAAATAGACAAATTGAAATTTCATTAGAAGATGCTACTGCTAAATTAGATTTTACAGCAGCTAAATTCGGACAAATGCTACAAAAGGGAGAAGTTAAAGCCTTTCAAGAAGCACTTAAATATACTGCAAAAGGTGGTAAATTTGATTTATTACAAGAACCAGCTAAAGGTGTTAAACCACAAATGTTTGATATGAAAACAGGTGAGTTAATACCTGCTGAGAATATAGCAATAGAAGGTAAGGGTGTAACTATTACAACAACTGTAACAGATGGTGATGTTTATGTAAATGGTTACGATATAACTGTTACAGATGCATTATACTTTGATATTGATGCTAGTAAATTCGCTAAGACATTTGAAGTTATCATATCAAATCCAGTTGTTTTAAGACAAGCAAATGGAACATTCAAAACTACATATATAAGACAATATAGATTCCCAAGTGGAAGACTAGAAGGTTCTATGAAAGATGATTTAAAATCTAAATCTGATGGTGGCAAGGTTTCTTCTAAGATAGAAATATTAAAACCTGAAAACTCAGATACAATGGGTAGAATCATGCTATTACCTTTAGAAACTTTTGGTAAATCTCAATTACAAGCTATGGGATTTGCAAAATAAAAAATATAATTGGAGGTGAAATATCCTCCTTTCTTATTAGAGTAATTATTCTTATAAGAAATACTCTTAAATGATGATTATTGTAATAAGAAAAATAAGTTAAAAGAAGGATTTTATTTAAATTAAAAATAGAGGAGAGGATTGTAAGTGTTAGAAAATTTAATTGCAAGTGAATATTTATATAAGAATGAAGAATTTAAAATCAAAATAAAGAATCTAACCGAGAATGAAAAGTTAGAATGGTATAAGAAAATGGAAGAAATGAAAGAAGCTAATGATGGTGAATTAAATAATGAAGAATTACTTTACGATATGTATAGAGAATTAATAGTATGTGAAGGAGAAATGAATTTTAAAGAAATGTCTTTTGAAAATTTCTTAATATTTATTAATTCTGATTTCTTAACAGAAGTAGCTGAAGACATAAATAGATGTATGACTACTTTATATACAAGCATAATGAAAACTGGATTATTGAATCAAAAGTCTAAATTAGAAGAATTAGAGATGAATATGGCATTATTATTAGTTCAACAAAAACTTAGTGATTATTTATCTTTAGTACAAGAACAAACAAAACAAGAAAAATGGGTTAAATCAGAATTAAAGAGAATAAGAAATATAAAGCCACATCCTGAACTAGATGAACTAAATAGGGTTAGTAGATGGGCTATATTTAAAACTAAATGGAAATTAAATAGAGAAATAAGAAGAAAAGAAAAATTACAACAAGAAAAGGATCAATAATATTATGGATATTGATATAGAAAATATAGAAGAATTTATTGATAAGTTTAATGGTGATTTAGAAGAAATTTCTTTGTCTGTTGGTGAAGATGTAGGAGATTTGTTACATAAGAATATCAAAGAAATGGTTTACGAAGGAGAATTTCAACCTCATTATTATGACAGAAGAGGAGAAAATGGTGGTTTTGGAGATAGAAGAAATATAGTTGTTACCCCTGTTGGAAGCGGAGTAATTACTGTTGAAAATATAGCAAAAGGTAATGAAAATGAGCCATATGCAGATGCTAAAGGTGAAAGACTAGATGAAATAATTGAATATGGTGAAGATTATACATGGAATAGACAACCTAATGCAAGACCAGTGTTTGAATTTACTAAAGAAGAATTGGAAAGTGGAATATTAGAAGATATGTATAAAAGAAAATTAAAAAATATGGGTTACGATATAGATTAAGCCATAATATTATATGCACTTAAACATTTTTTTGCGACATATTTTTTTGAAAAAATACAATTGTTAATAAATTATTCATAATTATATGTTATAATTTTGTTAAATGAAGAAGATATTAACAAAATTTGACCTATGAAATTTCTTTAAATGGACAAGCTTTACATGTTATCATAAAAGTAAATATATGGTAATAGGGTGATGGTTATGATTATAAAGAAATGGAATGGTAAAGCAAAGATTAAATGTAATGAAAAAAAAGGAAGTAAGTGTAGTGGTGACAAGGAGGAAGTAAGTATGGGAGTATCAATGGGAATATTACAAACATTGGAAGGAAGAGTGGCAAAAGAATTTTTAAAAGAATCAGAAAAAGCAAAAATAAGTAAAGATACTATTAAAAAATGCTTGGATTTAGTAAAGGATATAAAAATAAAGTAATATGGAATTAGTTTTAACTAAGCTAAATCAATCATTAGAGCATTTAAGATTAGTAGGAGATTTTGAGTGCTCAGATGAGAGTATAGAAAATTTTTTGAAGAATGATGCTCATAATTATGATTGTTCTGGTGAAGGAAATACTTATATATTAATAGATGAAAAAGACAATAAAATAGTTGCATATTACACTTTGAAATGTAATGGAATCCAAGTTAAAGATGATAATTTACATAAAGTTTTGCCAGCATTAGAAATAGCAAGATTAGGTGTAGATATTAATTATGAAAAACTTGGTTTGGGATCAAAAATGTTAGCGATGGCTGTTAAAGTTGCAATTCATTTAAAGGAAGAACATGTTGGTGTGAAATATATCCATTTGTTTTCAGTTCCAGACTCCGTAGACTTTTATATGAAGAAAAATAAGGCTGGATTAAAATTTCATGAATATCCAAAAGGATATAGTTTCTTGAAAGAGGAGAATTCTCAAGAAGGATGTAAAGCATTATATGTCACTTTAAATGAATGTGAAGACTTATATAAAAAAGAACTTAGTAATTAATAAACTAGGTTCTTTTTTATTTAGAATTAATTGTTAACATTGTGTAAAAGTGGTATAATTATCTTAATAAATAAGATAAGGAGATGGAATTGATTATGGAAACTTTAATAGATTTTGCTATAGTTATTGGTATCATATTGATTATGTGTTTTTTGATAAGTAAAAGTACAGATAAAGATATTGCTAAAAGAAAAAAAGAGGAAAAAGAAAATTATAAAAAACAAGGTTTAAACTTAGTGAATAGTTATTGGATTAAACTATATTCTGGATTTAGAGAATATGGAATAAAAGAAGATGTTAAATTAATGTTATTTAAAGATAGGATTATATTTAAAATAGATTATAAAGTAGAAAAAGAGATATTATTTAAAGATATAAAAGATTATAGAATTCAGACAGAGTCTCAATTAATAGAGAAAGCTTCTTTAATGAAAGTAGCTTGTTTTGGAGTTTTCGGTCTTGGTATGAAAGGAAAAGAAAAAGAATTAAATAAAGAATATGTCTATATAAGAGCCATTTATGAAGGAGAAGTGGTCAATATTGTGTTTGAAAGAGGTATTGGTGAAAACGAAAAAATTGTTCAAGAACTTCATAGATTAATGAAAGAGTATAAAAACATAAATATAGTAAAAAATGTTGTAACTGAATAATAATATATGTATTAAGAAGCTATTTACTAGCTTCTTTTTTAATGTAATTATTTATTAATTTCTTTCTTATTATGAAATACTGGTTTTCTTTCTGACCTATCTAACTCTATTAAATCAGTTAAATCGCAATTAAAATAGTCGCATAAAATATCAATATGTTCTCTAACTATATGTTTATAGTTGTTACTAGCATAAGCACTTATTGTAGCTTGACGAATTCCTGTTGCTTTAGATAATTCCTTTTGAGTCATTCTATGTTCAGCTAATAACATATGCAATTTCATTCTCATTAATATCACCTCAATTGTATTATAGCTTATTTTAATAAAAAAATATACGTTTTTTTGAATTTTAATCCGAAAAACGTATTGACTTATACGAAAATCGGATTTATAATTAAACCATAGAAACAAATTAAAATAAAAAAAATACATAATATGAGGTGAGTACATATGATTAATTTTAAAATTTACGATGAAATATTTATAGATCCAGAGGAATTTTTCAGTAAGACTAAAAATAAAGAACTTAACCTAGAGAGATTTGTTTATGATAATGAATCAGTTTATCTGAAACAACATATGAATGGATATGATTTTAGATGTTTACTGTCAGGGATTATGGAAGATGCTGAAGCGGAGAAAGAATACATAACAATAGCAAAAGTTAATGATGGAATTATGATAAGACATAAGGTTAGAGATGAGTTTGAGGATGAGCTTATAAATGAGTGGATGGTGAGAATGTAATGGGTAAAAAGAAGACACATGAGGAATTTATTAAACAATTAAACGAAGTACATGGGGATGGAGTTTATATACCGTTAGAAAAATATATTAACAATAAAACTAAAATACTAGTTAAACATAATGATTGTGGATATGAATGGAGTGTGATTCCATATAGCTTGTTAAACAATGGGTGTCCGAAGTGTGCAGGGAACATTAAAAAGACGACTAAAGACATTAAAAAAGAACTTTATGATAAATATGGAAATGAATATATTGTTTTGAGTGAATATGAAAGTTGCAAAAGCAAAATAAAAATAAAACATAAAAAATGTAATAATGAATTTTATATATATTATAATCAACTTATAAAAAGGGGATGTCCATCTTGTAACAAAATAAAAGCCATTAATTCTATAACTAAAAATAATGAGCAATTTTTAAGAGAATTAAAAGAAAAATATAGTGAAGAATATACACCATTAGAACCATATATAAAAGGTGATATTAAAATTAAACTAAGGCATAATAAATGTGGCTATGAATGGAGTGTTAAACCTGCTTCACTTTTACATGGTGCTGGGTGTCCATTATGTGCAGGCAACCAACAAAAAACACACGAAGAATTTGTTAATGAAATTAAAGAGAAATATGGTAATGAATATGAAATTTTAGGGGAATATATTAATGCTAAAACTAAGGTGCTAATTAGACATAATAAGTGTGGCAAATCTTTTTATATAGGAGTTTCAACAATATTAAAGAAAGCTTCTTGTCCTCATTGTAACAAATTATTCCTTAAAAATAAATTTATAAAAAAACAAGAAACTTTTGAAACAGAATTACAAACTTTATATCCGAATGAATTTAATGTACTTAGTAAATATGAAGGAGCTGATAAAAAAATTCTATTAAGACATAATAGTTCAAATTGTAATTTTTGCGAATTTGAAACTACGCCATCTGTTATATTAAGAAATGGTAATTGTCCAATTTGTTTTGGTAAAAGAGTTAGAGTTGGTATAAACGATATAGCAACAACACATCCATATTTAGTTAAGTATTTTGTTAATAAAGAAGATGCTTATAAGCATTCTCAGGGAAGTAACAAGAGGGTAGAAACAATATGCCCAGATTGCAATAAAATTAGAAAAAGAAAAATATGTGATCTAACAAGAAGAGGATTTGTTTGTAAATATTGCTCTGATGGTTTATCATATCCAGAGAAATTTATAATAAATCTATTATTACAATTAAATATTAAATACAAAAAAGAATATTCCCCAAGTTGGATAAAACCAAAAAGATACGATTTTTATATCCCTAAGTTTAATATGATAATAGAAGTTAATGGTAAACAACATTATTCAGATATATCTAATTTTTCGTCTACGGGAGGAAGAGATTTAAAACAAGAACAAGCTAACGATAAGTATAAAAAAGAAGTAGCATTAAAAAATGATATAAAGCATTATATAGAGCTTGATTGCAGAGAATCAAATTTAGAATGGATTCAGAACAGTATATTAAACTCAGAATTAGCTGAATTATTTGATTTAAGTAATGTAAATTGGACAACATGTCACAAAGGTTCTATAAAAAATATAGCGAGAGAAATTTGTTATATGTATAATACACGAACCAAAGATGTTCTTGAAATAAAAAATATTACAAAAATTAATAGAAATACAATTGTGAAGTATTTAAAACAAGGAACAAGGCTTGGTTGGTGTAACTACGATATTTCTATTAGTAAAAAAATAGGAAAGGATAAAAGTAGCAAAGCAAAAATGAAAAAAATACTATCAATAGAGAACGGACAAATTTTTGAAGGATGTAATGCTTTAAGCCGAGATAGTAAGAGAATATTTAATGTATTTTTGCAACCAGCTTGTATATCTAATGTTTGCAATGGTAAACAAAAACACCATAAAGGTTTTACTTTTAAATATGTAGAAGATTTAACACCGGAAGAACGTATTAAATATAATATTGATGAGAAACTTAAAAAATTAGAAAATAAATAAATAAAATGGGAGAGAATTAAAAAAATGAGAGTCAAATTAATAAAAACATATCGCAATAGAAGCAATTCAAGAATTTATAGTGAGGGTGAAGTTTTAGAGTGTGAAAATCTCTACAATGGAATACTAATGATTAATAAGAGTAAAGATTATATATTAAGACAAGCTGTAGAAGTTGTTTGTTAAGGAGTTGATAAATCATGACTGATAGTAAAGGGTTTTCTAAGAAGAAAGATAAAATTGAAACAGTTGAAACTTTAGAAAAATGCAAGGAATTATTGAATACTAAAATTGAAAAAGCTATAAGAATAGCTAAAGAAAACACTAAATATAATGAGCAAGGCTATGCCGTTATATCAAAAGATGATGAATGGCGAGAAGATAACGAGTGGAATAGAGATTATGATGAATACGATAGTGTGTTTACTAGACCTATTGAATTAGATGAAGAAGCTACCAAAAGATTTTTTGAAATAGTGGAAAGACAAAGTAAACAATCAAATGAAAGTAAATATGATGATTATGATATGCTAATTAAAAGGCTAGAAAGCAAAGTTGCGTTAAACAAATTATTTAATGCAACTGATAAAAAAGAAGGAAAAGAAATCATTCCAGACAAACGAGATTGGAGTGTAATAGAATTGATGTTTAGAAAAATTATTGAAGATGGAACATCTAAAGATGAAATTAAACAAAGAGTTGATAAGATTTTAAAAGAGATTTGAGAGGAATAATAATCATGGGTAGAAGTGGTAATATAGGATGGGGTATTTCAAATTATTTTGGACTACCTAATAGAAAGAAGAAATTATTAACAAAGGAATTTCTAACAGATTTCAGAGACGAGATTATAAGATTAGATAGAGAAGGAAGAAAAAAGTATAACGAAGAAGAAAGAGATTATAGTAAAGAGGATTATATGACTTTTTATGGTCAAATTGAAAGCACAATGTTGTTTTATGAAGCCTTAAAAAATGCTTGTAAGAAACATAATTTAACCAAAGCTATTTATGAATATACTCAAAATATGGAATGGTATGATAGTGATTATTTTGATGATGATTTAGTATTAGAAATGGTTAATAAAGGCGTTATAGAATATAATACAGGTTATTGGAGTGAATTAATGGATAATGAATGTGAGACATGTAAAGAAATATTTCCCAATAAATATAAGTTAGTAAGAAAATACAAGGGATATAACGTTGTTAGATATGACAGTTGGAGTGAAGATAAGCAAGGGCTAGAAGAAATATATGATGATAAAAACGAAGAAATAATATGGTTAGATTAAGGAGTTGTTATCATGAAAAAAAATAGAAGGAAGGGACAAGGGCTATAATTAAAAGGAGTCAATATAAATTAGAGAAACTGATTAAATAAGCAGTTATATTTTACCATTAATAACTAAAAATATAAAATTAATATTAAAAATATTTATTGTTTGTTAACTTTATTCAAAAGTGGTATAATTTTCTTAAAATATAAATGGGAGGAATATACTATTGAGAATAAAACATTTAAACACTGATGAAGAAATAAGGCAAACTTTGAGACAAGTATTAGATGAATTAGAATATAATATTGTTGAAAATTTAAGTGTCAAACAACAAAAAATATTAACTTATTGGCTCAATGATTGGAATGAGCGTTTTTTGTCAAAAGAACAAGAATTTAATCCTAAAGAACTAATAAGGTATAAAAAAGGAAATATAGTAAAAGTGCATTTAGGGTATAATATTAGTTCTGAACAAGGTGGATTACATTATGGGTTAGTAATGGATAACAAGAATAATAAAAATTCTAATGTTGTGACAATAATTCCTATACGTTCATTAAAAGATTATGAAAATGAAGAAACTATTAATAAAAGATTTGAAGTTTATTTAGGTGAAGCTTTATTAACAGATAAAATAGATTATACCAAAAAAGAACTTCAAAAAATTGATCGTGATTTAGAATGTACTGATACAACTTCTTTAGAGTTTTCCAATTTAGAAAAAAATAAGGCTTTTTTACTTAATGAATTAAAAAATTTAAACAAAGGTTCGGTTGCTATAGTTTCGCAAATTAGAACCATAAGCAAGATGAGAATATACGAGCCTAAAAATTCAAAAGAACCATTATCAAAATTTGTATTAGATGATGATAATATGAAAAAAGTCGAAGATTTATTTTTAAAATTATATATAAAAATGTTGACAAATAATAATTAATAGATTATAATTAACTCATAAGTTAAAAACAATGTTGCGTAAAAGCAATCGTCCTTTAATTAGGATCAACAAAGACAAGTTTAGTAGCCTAGCTTAATTGCTAGGCTGTTTAACGTTTATAATCAAATAATATATTGAATTTGCGAACTTAGTAAATGTATAGCTAGGTTCTTTTTTATTATATAAAAAATATTATTTTATTAACATAACATACTAATATCTAGTTTAGTGTAGCTAAATGGAAGATAAGACAAATGCTTTTTATGTAATAATGAGAAAGAGATAGAAGTTGCAGTAACAAAATTATAATAATTAAATATGAAAATAATGATAAAGAACTTAGATTTTAATATCTAGGTTCTTTTTTTATGTAATAAAACGGGGAAAGGAGGAATTATATGTCTTTAAATCTATCATTCGGTGGGAAATTAAATAAAGATAAAGTATTACAACAACTTGAAAAAGATATTAAAAGTTTAAGTAAAAATTTAGGGGTTGAATTAGAAAAAGTATCTTTAAAAGATATTGATAAAGCTACAAATCAAATACAAAAACAAATAAATCAACTTAGCAAAAATATTGATTTAAACATAAGTAAAATTAGTTTAGGTAATAATGGAGCTTTACAAGATATTCAAAAACAAATTAACTCAGCACTCAAAGGTGAAAAGATAAATCTTGAAGTTAAGAGTGATTTAAAAAGCGTTTCTGGAGACTTTGAAGATATACTAAAGAAAAGTAAAAGTCTTGAAAATGAGATACAATTATTAAATGGTAAGATGGCAAAGTTATCTACTGTAATGGATAAGAAAGGTAATGTTAAGAACACTACTTTAACTTATCAATATGATGAAGGTAGACAAGCTGTAGAAAAATATGGATGGACTGTAAAAGAGGTTGAAGGCGAGTTAGTTCGTGTATTTGATTTAGTAGATAAAAAGATAGTTAATAATAAATCAAAGTTAGAGTCGGCTAATTTAAGCCAAGAACAATTTTTAATTCAATTAGAGAATAGACTTAATAAAATAAAAGCATTAAGTGAAACTCAACATCTTAAAAATAGTAATTATAATAATACAGGACATTTAGAATCTGTACAAAACATTCAAAATAAAATTAATGAAGCTAAAGCTAAGAGTAATAGGTTAACTCAAGAGGAAAAGAATTTACTGTCTCAAGAATTAGTTAAGTTAGACGCTTGTATAAAGAAAGAATCTAGTAGAAGTGCAGAAATTAATAGAAGTGCTAGATTCTTAACATCACAATTAAGAACACTGGAGAATTTAAAGGTGAGAGTTGATAATCGTGGTGGTAAAAGTAGTGAACAAGTAAGAATTAGCAATGAACTCGAAAGACAAATTAATCTATATAAACAGTTAATAGCTCAGAATGAAATATTAGGCTCTGTAGAGAGAAATAGAATACAAAAAAATGTTAATGATTTAAAAGTACAAAGTCGTGAACTTGTAACAACAAGTCAATTTAGTAATATATTTGCACGTATGAAGGATTATTTCATTGGAGGATCAATTATCGGAGCTTCCATTGGAGTTTTAAAAGAAGGTTTTAGTACAATCGTAGAAGTTGATAACTCAATGAGAGACTTGAAAAAAGTTACAAATGAAGTCTCTCAAGAATATGAGGCTTTTGAAAATCAAGCAAATGATATGGCAAAAGCATTGGGAAATCAAACTAAAAATGTAATTGAAGCAACTGCTGCATTCGCACAGATGTCATATAGCTATCAAGAATCAAAAGAACTAGCTCAAAACTCTATAATTTTTTCTAATGTCGGTGATATTGATTCTGAGAGTGCGAACAAAGGTTTAATTGCAACAATGAAAGCATACAATATCCAAGCTAAAGATAGTATGGATATTATTGATAAATTAAATAACGTCAGTAATCATTTTAGCGTTTCTGTAGGCGGATTAAATTCTGCCATCATGCGAGGGGGATCCGCCCTCTCAACAGCCAATAATGATTTAAGTCAAAGTATTGCTTTAATCACAACAGCCAACTCAGCTATACAAGATCAATATAAATAAGGTCGTGTTAAGTAGAAAATACTTAATATTATAAGAGAGCAAAATCGGTGAAATCTAAGTCTACAAAGATATGATAATACCGAGGTAACAGGTTTTAAAACTAGATTATGGAGACATAATCAATAGAAGTAAAATTCTACTGTACTGTAACGCATAGAAGGTGAAACTGTTATGTAATATAACAGAATATAATCTTTCCAAGAGTGTTCTCCACGATATATTAAAGATATATCCTAATTGTTTAAATTAGCCTAACGTTAAACGAGGGTGAAAATATATGCTAAGCTAATCATGAATCAACATGATGTAATGGAGGAAACTCCTAGAACTAGAGGATAAAAAGCCTTTAGGATAATATACTGCCTGCTAAAGTTGGTAATGCATTAAAAACAATCTCAATGAACATGAGAGGTATGAAAGAAAAAGGCGGAGAAACATTTCCTAAATTAAAGAAAATGTTAGATGAAACAACTCATGGAAGTGTTAAATTAACCCAAGTCACTAAAGAGGGTAAAGAAGAATTTAGAAGTACATATGATGTTATTAAAGATTTATCTATGGTTTGGGATGATCTTAATAATATGCAAAAATCCATGATTGCCGAAAAATTTGCTGGGAAGCAAAATGCAAACGTTTTCTTCTCTTTGATGTTAAATGCAAAAAAGGATTTAGAAAATATAAAAAAAACAGCAGATAATAGCTTCGGAAGTGCTGCACAAGAACAAGAAGCTTATATGAATTCTTTATCAGCTAAAATTAATAGTTTAAAAGAAGATATAAAAGGGTTATTTTTAGATTTATCTGATACTGATTTTTTAAAAGGCATAATAAGTGGGATAGATAGCGGAGTTAGTGCTTTAAGAGGATTAATTAAAGAATTTGGCGCGATTCCAAGCGTTGTATCATTGGCTAGTGCCAGTATGACAACCTTAAATACGCAATTTAGAAAAATGGCTATAGATAAAAATTTATTTGGCATTGGGAAAATTGAAGAATTATTTATTAGTAAACAATATGGATTAAACAATAAGATAAAAGAACAAAGAGAATTAATCAAAGAAATAAAATTAACAAAAAATGCGCAGTTAGGACTAAATAAGGCTACTCTTTCCTATGGAGTTAATTTGGGGAAAGTAAAGGGGAGTATAATTGCAACAAAAGTAGAACTTGGATTATTAAGGGTTGCAGCTACAGCAGCTCAAGCAGCTATTTCGTTTGGAGTTGGACTGGTTGTTTCATTTGCAATTGAAAAATTAGTGACTTTTATCGATAAACTTCACACAACAAGAGAAGAGTTAAAACAATTAAATGCAGACTTTTTTAATTCTTCAAAACAAGCTAATGAAACAATTAGTAAAGCAGAAGAAAAATACTCAAAAATAAAAGAATTACAAAATCAGTTAGCAAATACAAAAAATGAACAAGAAAAAATAGAATTGCAATCCGAATTAAATAAACTTCAATCAGAGATGGTAACTCTATTGCCTCAAACTAAAAATGGATTAGATTCTCAAAATAATGCGATTGCTAATAATAATGCTCTTATTGAAGAAAGTATAAGATTAAAGAAAGAGGAAAGAGAAGAGTCAGCTAAAAAAATAGCACAAGAAAACAGTAAACACATGGATGTTTTTGATAAATATTTTGAAAATAAGAATAATTATCAAAAAATGTCTTCGTCTAATTCTACTGGTTTAAGTAAGTTTCAAAAACTACTTTTAATGGGCACTGGGCATAATAGCGCTATTAAAAAAGCTGATACACAAGAAGTTAATAAAGAACTTCAAGAACAATTAGCAACGATAACAAGTATTAAACAAGCTGTAGCTGATATGAAAGCTTCTAAAATGTCAGATATTGAAATTAAAGCACAGTTTGGTGGAGTTGATGTTTTTGAAAAAATTAGAGAATTTGATAATTCACTTCAACAAACTCAAACTACCGCTGATAACACTAAACCATCATTAGAAGGATTAACTAACCCACTTGATGCAATTAAAGAAAGTGCGACATCAGCAGCAGATGAATTAGATAAATTAGGTTCAAAATTCAATAAACTTACTGGAAATATTGGCTTAGTACAATCAGCCATGTCAGAATTCCAAAAAACGGGAACGTTATCAGCAAAAACAGTAGGTTCTATGTTAAATTCTGGGGATACTAGAGTTATATCACTTTTGGCTGATAAAAATAAATTCATGGAGAATAGTATTGCTTTAGAAAAAACATTAAGAACTGAAAGTGATGCTACATATAGACAAGCAATACAAAATTCACAAAATCTATTACAACAAGGGATAAGTGATTTATCAAGTAAAGAAGCAATTGAAACACAAGCTATGAATCATAGTGTTGGTTTATCAAATCAAGAAACACAAGCTAAAATGAATAACTATGCCAATGATACTAACGCTCATGCAGATAGTGAAAACACAAAGGTAGCTAATGGTCAAAATGGAGCAACCGCTAGAACCGAAGCTTCTTCACAAGAAACAAACAACAAAGCCGAACACTACAAAACTGATAATACTAATCACACCAATTTAGTTACAAGCAAAAGTAAAGCAGCAGTAGATGGTGCCAACGCCATACAAGGAGCTAATAGTCAAATGGTCGGTAATATGGCTGGAGCATACAAAACCGATGTTAAGAATTTTGATAACGCATGTAAAACTAAGGCTTTATCAGCCTATGAACTTGCTAAAAAACTTCAGGAAGTTATGGCTTCAGTTGGATTAGGCTATGATGAAAATGGTTTACCTAATAGTCTTAAACCTCAAAAACCACACGTTCCATTAGCACCAGGAGCAGAATGGAAATGGAATGGAGTACAATGGACTGCTTGGAGTGAACATAGTATTGATCCAATATTGCCTTCAAATAATCCAGTACAGGTTGACTATTCACCAGAAGCTAATGGACACAAAGGCAGTGGTAGTAAAGGACATGGAGGTAAAGGTTCTAAAAATGGCGAACATGTAGATATCAAAGATATCGAAGACAAAATCGATGCTTACAAATCTCTTACAGATGCTATAGATGATGTTAACAATGAATTAGAAATTACCAAAACTCTTGAAGAAAATGCTCAAGGTGTTAATAAGCTTCAATATATGAATAAAGAAATAAATCTTTATAAACAAAAGAAAGATGCCATAAATAATTTAATAGCTGCTAAACAAAATGAAGGTAGATATTTAGAAGGTGTCTTAAAAAGCAATGGCTTTAATGCTTCTAATGGTAATATATTTAACTACTATGATAGATTGAAACAAATAGAAGATGAAGTTAACGCTATGGATAATTCCAATAAAGCTAAAGAACAAGCAATTAAGAATTTCAAAGATTTAAAAGAAAAAGCTGATAAATACTTTGAAATAACTTCTAAAGAATTACCTAAACTTAATAATGAATGGTATGCACTAACCAAAACTATTAAAGAAGTTTCTGAAAAACAAGTTAAGTTAATGGGTGATACCGAAAGAGAAATGACTAATGTTGTTAAAAATCAAGTAGAAGAACGTAAAAAAGCTTTAGAAGATGAAACTTCTAAAATAAAAGAAGAATTAAAGAAACAAAGAGATGAGTACAACAAGAAATATGACGATGAAAACTTTGAGAAAAACCTTAAAGAAAAGCAAGATAAGTTAAATAAACTTAATGCTCAAATAGATTCTGTTAGAAGAGATATTTCATCTGAAGGACAATCTAAACTTAAAGATTTGTTAAAGCAAAAAGATGACCTTGAAAAAGAATTAAATAACTTCATTAGAGATAGACAAAAAGATCAAGGTAATAAAGCTTTTGATGAACAAATGGACAAATTAGATAAACATAAGGATGAGAAAATTAAAGAAATGGAAAAAACTTATACTGATGAAAAAATAGCAGAATTAGCAAAAGGTATGATTCAAAAAGGATTTATTGAAATAGAAGGTCACGTTATAAAACTTAGAGATGCTTTAAATGATTATTATAAGAAGAATGGAGAAGTATTTGCAGATAGTAGTCTTAAAATGCAAGAATACATAGATAACCTTGAGTTAACTAAGAAACTATATGGTGAATTAACATCTATTAATAATAATCTAGGCGTTTCAAGTTCTAATATTAGATATAACAGTGGTAATAATGTTGTACAAGCTATTCCAAAGGTTGCTTCTTTTATGGCAATACCTCAAGGTAGTAAAAAAGCTAATATCAACATCAACACACATTTAAATGTTGGTTCAGTAAATAATGGTACAACAGAGGATATCAAATCTATGCTAGATGAAAGAGATAGAAGAATTATTAATGAGATTAATGAACAGCTTAATAGTTATTAATACGTTTTAGTGGTGTACGATAACACCACTTTAATATAATATTTTCTAATTTAAATATTTTTATACATATATGGTATAATATAACCATTGGGAGGGATGGTTGTTATGCCAATAAAACAAAAAGTATTAAAAGAAAAATCAAAACGAAAGCTTGAATCAATTAAGAAATTTTATGAAATATCAGAATTTGATGAAGTAGTTGCAAATTCAGGTTATGTGGTTGAATATGGATTAAAAGCTTCAGTATGTAATACACTGAAGAAAAAGGAATATCCAGATGACAATAGAAATTATAGAACTCATGATATGCAGAAACTTATTAAATTAGCCAAGCTTGACAACCTTTTAAATGAAGAACTAAATAACAATATGGATTTCTTCATACATTGGTCATTATTAACAAAATGGGATGTTAATTTAAGATATAAACCAGTCGGTTATTTTAGTAAAGAGAGTGCAAGTAATCATATAAAAGCGTTAGAAGATGAGAAAGGTGGTGTATATACTTGGATAAAAGAGAAAACTTGGTAACAGAAATTAGAGAATGCTTGAATGAATACATAGAACAATATGGAAATGTTAATTTGGCTATATTTCTTAAAGATAAAGAATGTGATACCTACACCTTTATGATTTCAAGTCCATTTTTAAATCTTTTAAATGAATATGATGCAATATCATTATTGGCAAGATACTTTTTTGAAAGAATAAGTATAGATGCACGAAGAATAATCTCAAGAATTAATGTTATTGATACAAGAGATCCATTATTAATTAATATATATAGTAGTATGAAAGTAAGAGGTGGAATTTCTTATATATATGATTGTATATTTCAAAATTTAATGATTGAAGAAGCTATATTAATGGAGTCCCATGAAGATTGACATTATTATAGAAATTAAACATAGAGAGCTTAGATTGAATCTAGGTTCTTTTTTATTGTAAAAAATTAATTAAAATTGTGTTTTTAACCAAAAATTGATGTTATAAAATGCCGAAAAACCTAGTGTTTTACAACATGAGTTTTTATAAAAATACTCAAAAATATATGAAAGGTGGTGGAATAATGCAATTTAGAAAATTCTATTTTGAATTCGATGGGAAGAAAAGCAAAGATAGAAATTTGAAAATGGTTGTAATTGATAATAAAAGTGAAGAAGATAAGTTTGGTGTGGAACAAGAGATAATTGAAGAAGATAACGGCACTGATACACCACTTTTTCTAGGTGTTAAAAGAAAACCTCAATCTCTTAAAATTTCTATTATGAAAATGAACAAATATAGTAGACCGTTGCCATATACAGATAAGGAATTAGAAGAAATATGTAGGTGGTTATTTAAAAAAGAGTATAAACCTTTAAAAGTTTATGACCAAACAGATTTAACATATTATGTAATATTTACTAAGGGAACAGATTTCTTTAATTGTGCCAAGGAAGGTTACATTAATCTTGAAATGAGATTAAACGCCCCTTATGGATACAGTAATCTATTTAATAATGATTATAGAATTAAAGGTGAAAAAGTAATAGATATTTATAATGGAAGCGATATAGATAATTTTATATATCCTGACATTGAGTTTGAATTAAGAGATGATACAAATAGTTTAACTATAAAGAACCTTTCATTAGGTGAGACTATAGAATTTAACAATCTTGTTAGCAATGACCATATAATGATATACAATGAAGGATTAAAAGATATGGTTAGTTTAAAAGATAAAAGCAGAAATATATTTCAACATAGTAATAAGAAATTTATTAAATTACAGTATGGATTAAATAGAATACAAGTCAAAGGAAATTGTAGGATAAGATTTTTATATCAATATCCAATAGGATTTAAATAAGGAGGTGATATTTAATGTTTAGAGGTGTAAGTATAAATCCAAAAGATGATGAATCTAAAGCTGTACTATATAAGAACAGAAGAGAAGAGTTATGTGAAATTCCAAATGAATATATAGAATCTGTAGAATATAAATTAAGAGATTGTTTCACTATGACTTTAAGTGTTCCTTCTAAAGTTCAAAGAAGAGGAGAAACAATCGATAATCCTTTATTTGATAAATTTAAGCCTAAGAGACAAATCATATATAATGGTGATAGATATGAGATATGTGGAGATTTTAAAATAGAATCTAATAAACACATTAAGAAAAAGAAGTTTACAGCTAAATCTTTTGAAATAAATCTAAACAAAAAAGATGTTGCCGTACAAGAAGGAACTTTTCAATTATATAAATCTAAAGGAGATAAAATTGATGTTGAAGAAGGTGTTTTAAATTGGCTTGAAAATGAAACAAGTTGGAAAGTTGGATATATTGATCCTAATGCAAAATCAACTATTGGTTTATTTAATGAAACCATAGATATAGATTTATATAATAATTTAAATGTTAAAGATGTTCAAGTAGATAAAGTTTTATTTGATAAAGATATCTATATTAATATTCCTGATGAAGTTCTTAATTTTAGTATCAAATATAATAACATTGTAAGCACAGATTCTAAAAGCAATGTAACTAAAACGGAAAACTATGAACATAAGTTTGAAAACTTTGCAGAGGGAATTAGACATATTAAAGCCTCATATAGCATTGATAATAGTTATAATACTGTAATAAGATATGAATTTACATTAATTAATGGATTTATTAAAAAAGAAGTTGAGAAATTTACATATTTACAAGGATTAGATGTTAATTTTAAAGATATTGTTTTAACATATGAGACTGGAAATAAAGTAGAAAAAACTAAGACTAAATATAGAAGTTTTGAAAAAGGAATTCATCAATGGTTGCCTTTTTTAAGAGATATGGTAGAGAAAGCATATGATTGTATATTCCAATTTGACACTATAAATAAGCTTGTAAATGTATATGATAGACAAACTATGGGAAGAGATAATGGATTTTATCTATATTATGACCAATATCTAATGAAAATAGATAAGGATTTAAAATCTGATGACATAGTAACTAGGTTGGTTGTAGAGGGTAAAGATGGATTAAGTATAAATGGTGTTAATCCATTAGGGACTAATTATATAGAAGATTTTACATATCTTTTAAAACAAGGAAATATAAGTGATGAATTACAATTATCTTTGCAAAGATATAATAATTATATAAATAAGGTTTTTAATGAGTGGGATTCATATAAAAAGAAAAAAGATGAGAAGAATAAACAGAGTATTTATATAGAATCAAAGCTACAATTAGTTAGGGATCAATTAGAAGTCAAAAAATCTATAAAAATAGCTTATATAAAAGCAGGAGAAGATAGAAGTTTTGAACAACAAATGGAATTTAAAAAACTTGAAGCAGAAATAGAAGTATTAAATAATGATTTAAATAGCCTTATAAAAACTTTAAATATATTAAAGGAAGAAATCAAGCAATTAGATATTAATATGGGGAATTGTAATAATGCATTAGATAAAAAAACAGCTAAAGATGAAATAGGAGTAATTTTTGGCGAAGAAGATTTAAATGAATTAGATGAATGTATTTATTCTCTTAGATTATCCGATGATTATTACACAGATGATAAAGAATTATTTGATAATGCAAAAAGAGTATTAAATGAAAGAAATATGTTACCCATTGATTTTACAACAGATGTGGTTGGGTTAACAAGACATCCTAGAGGATGGAAAAATATTGTTAAGCTAGGTGATGTAGCACATATTATGGATGGGGAAGAGGAAATAGAAGGTGGAGAAGTTAGAATAACAGGATTTAAATATACTCCTTCAAGAGAAAATTCTCAAGCCAAAATATCTAATGTTGAATTTAATAATTCTAAGTTTGTATTACATGATTTAAAAACAATAAGAAACATAAGTTTAAACAAAATAAATAGAAGTGCTAACGCTATAAATTTATATAGAAATACATGGGTAGATAGCTCTGTAGCAACTAATAACTTTAAAAATATTCAAAAGTATGGGATTCAAGCTAATTCCATTCCTATAAAATGTAATCAAAATATAAATGAGCTAGATATTACTGGTACTGGTGTTTGGTGTACGGACAAATCAGATAAAACTAGAAAAAAACAATTTTATATGGGTGCTGGTTTTTTTGCAGTAACTAATGATAATTGGAAAACTTGTAAAACTGTTGCAGATGAGAAAGGATTAGTTGCAAAAAGTATTATGGGAACAGCAATATTAGGAGAAAGAATGAAATTAGTTAATCCTAACAAATCTATAAAGATAGATGATTATGGTATTAGTGTGTATGATTCTGGTAAAACACTTAGGGCAAGAGTAGGTATATATAGTATAAGAGGAGAAAATAAAAGTAGCTTAATTCTATATGATAAAAATGGGAAGATTGTATTATCTGGAGAAGGTATGCTACAAAACGATAGTTTGAATTTCTGTGATAATATAGATCAAGCTCATCCTATAGAATTTCCAATATATCTATATAAAAACATAGAATTAAGAGAAGCAAAATTATTTTTACATTTATCTAAATATAGAGTTGGGTTTGAAGGTGTTGAAGCTGGTGGTGCTATAATTAAAACCACAAATATGAATAGTGGAGTTTTTACTTACTTATCTAGTGCTTCTAAAACACAGATAGGAGGAGAAAATATAACGATAAATAAAAATGATATAGAAGATTTGCTAAATAATAAAAAACCTTCTATTCAAATAGTTAATAAACACTATCATTTAGAAGATAATCATAAGCATGGATTGCCAAATCATAATCACGTAATTCAGCTAGACAATCATAAACATGAACCAAAATATAAAATAATTGAAACCACAATGCCAACTTCTATAGGCGTTTATGTTAATGATAAATTAGTTACTTCAAATATAAATGAAGATTGTAATATAGAAATATCTAAATTTTTAGAAACAAATAAATTAAATATTATAAAGATAACAACTCAGACTAATGGTAGAATAAATTGTTTGCTGTCATTATCTGAGTTTATTAATTTTTAAGGAGGAATTTATTAATGGCAGAATTAAAAGTTATAACTCAAAAGTTAGAAAATAAAAATCACAACCTTATTGGAGAGGTTAGAGGTGATGTAGATGTTAATATGGAAGCTTTAAACTTTCAAATAAATATTTTTGATAAAAACAAAGCGTTGTCAGATAAAAACAAATTAAGAAATACAATAAATGATTTTTATTACAACTATTTTAAACCAGCTTTAAAAGGAACTGAATGGGAATTCTTAGTTTTAGAACCTATATCAATTACTGGTGTTAGTAATACGGTAATTAAAATTGGAGATAAGTTTGATAAAAAAGAAGGCGTACTAGCTATTAGTGCTATAGATGGAGACATTACTAAAGATATTAAAATAACAGGGGAAGTAGATAGTAATAGAGTTGATAATTACAACATTACTTATGAAATAAAAGATAGTGTCGGTAATAGCATGACTGTAATTAGAACCGTTACTGTAAGAACTAACAATCCTCCAATAATTAAAGGTATAGAACCAATGACAATTCAAGTTGGAGAAAACTTTAATCCAAGATTAGGTGTAACAGCAGAAGATACCGAAGATGGAAATTTAACAGATGAAATAAAAATAACAGGTATAGTAAATAATCAAATACCTAATGTTTACAATGTTACATATGAAGTTACAGATAAAGATGGTAATTTAGTGAGCAATATAAGAGCTATTACAATAGAAGAAAAGAAAAAAGAAATAGAAGAACATAAAGAAGTACAAGTTCTTCCTGAAAATCATGAGATGGCATAGTGATTTAAATAATATGCTATGGGAAAGGAGGAAAGAATTTGAATAATTTAGAACAAATAGTTTGTCAGTATTATAAAGATAAAGACGGCAATCCAATGTCTTATCATATACGTAGAAAGCATCAGATTTCACCTAAAAATTATCAAATACAACTTGATGGTATTCCAGATGAATATAGAGGAGTTGAGGTAATTGAACCAATAGGATTATATAGAGTTTATAATGCTGATGAAATAACAGAAGATAGTTATTGGGTTAGAGATGATGGAAATGTTTTCTTCCATGAATCAAGAGCCTGTCAAAATGTTATGCTAGATTATTATAGTATAGGACTTCCTGTCGTTGGAGCTGGTAGAATATATACTCTATTAGATGAAGAGGGGAATGTAATTGAAACTCTTGAGGATATATTAGAAAAAGGTAAAACTGTTATTGAGGCTTTAAAAACAATGAGTGATGTTATAGTAGCAATAAATGATTTAAAAACATCAACCCATGAAGCTATAAAAGTTATTAGTACATTGGATGATACAATAGATAGGGGATATGAGTTATTAGCTAAGTTAAATGCTGTAGAATATATTCAAAGACCAGAGTTTAATAGAACGGTAACGCAAATTAATGGAGATATTAAAAAAAATAAAGAAGATGCAGATATCAATATAAAAAAGATAAATGACAATATTTCAAATATCAAAAAAAATATGAATAAACAATCATATATATGTGACAATGAAGAGGATATTGGAGAATGTGTTAATAATGCTATTGCAGCGGGATATAAAACAATTAAAATTCCAAGTGGACAATATAATTTAAATACTTCAATAGTTTTAAAAAGCAATGTCGAGTTATTTGGAGATAAAGATACAATAATTACAACAGATAAAAACATTCCAATAATTACAACTTCAAAAATAAAAAATGATTGGATTAACACTTGTTATATTCATGATTTGTGGTTAACTAATCACAATGAAGATTTACAATTTTACCATATGGATCTCTGTAATGTTAATATGACAAAAGTTGAAAGAGTTAGAATAGAAACTGATACTACCAATTCAACACATAATGTAGGAGGTATTACTGTATATTATAATGGAGATTATATAGGAGAAGGCGGGGCATATAGTCTTTGTATAGATAAGTGTGATTTAAGAAGTTCTTCTATATATCTAGGGATCACTGATTGTTACATAAGTAAAACTAATATATGGGGGAAAAATAGAGATTTTGCACTATGGATAAATTCATCCTCGCAACAAATATCAGATTGTCAATTTGTTGGCGGACAAACATATGGTGCTATATATATTAAGAATCAAAATGATTATGATGTAGAAATATTAAAAATAAATAACTGTTATTTTGATGGGAGTTATGAAGGGATTCAAAGTGGAATAGGATTAAATGCACATAAGATGAGAAATTCTAATATTTCAAATTGTAGTTTTTGGCATCAAAAAGATAGTGCTATGTATTTAAAAGATTGTTTTGGAGATACAATAACTAATTGCAACTTTAATCAAAATGGTAGCAATAATAAAACTCAAAATTCTAATAATGTACAAGATGGTATATATGATATTGTAGCTGAAGGTTTATTTCAAGCTAATATTATATCAAATAACACACATAGTTGTAACGAAAGATTTTACATAAAACCTAAGATGTATGACTTCAGTAGAGTAACAAAGTCTAGTGAATGTGTATTTAGTAATAACATTATATTCAACAATGGACTTTATGATTCTGATAACCCAATTAAAGATGTTGATAATGTTAGAGGTAACAATACTGTATTCTTTAATATAGGAACTTATAATAGTTGGTATGACATATCTTTACCTACCAATTTAAGTATTAATGGAGAATTTAAAGGTTTAGGAACATTAAATAATCTTAATTTTGGTGTAAATATAGAGCCTTCTGTAACATTTTTTGAAGGATATACTGGATTACCCGTAGATAAACATATTTTAACTAGCCAAGGGTATATAGAAAGGTTTGCTGTATTACTAGACAAAAGATTAGAAGTTGGAGACGCTGTATTTACATTAAAAGTAAATGGACAAGATAAAGCAAGTATGCGATTGGGAAATTATCAATGGAATATATCCAATTTTACAAGATTCCATGTTAATGCTGGAGATGTGTTATCTTTAGTTTGTAATACAAGTGGAGTAACTCAATCTTATAAGTGTAATGTTGTAGTAACTATAAAACAGTAGTTTAGTTAAAACATGTCTTTTAACTGAACTTAAAATATAAAAATTGTAAGACTAAGGATTAATTTCTTTAGTCTTTTTTAATGTAATAAAATAAAAGGAGATGTTTTATATGTCAGTAGAAATGAAATATAGATTTGATAATGACGATCATTGGGTAGGTACAAACAATCCTGAATATATTGTAATTCATGATACAGGAAATTATGATGATACAGATGAAGGTAACGCAAATTATTTTTGTACAGGACATAGAAGGGCTTCAGCTCATTATTTTGTTGATGAAGATTCTATAACTCAAGTTGTTAGAGAACATGATAGTGCTTTTCATTGCGGTGATGGATATGATAGATATGGTATAGGAAATAGAAATAGTATAGGAATAGAGATGTGCAAAACTAAAGGTGATATAGCAGAACAAACTATCGAAAATACTTTATGGTTAGTTAAAGATATTCAAGAGAAATATGGAATACCTAATAGTAAGGTCGTTAGGCACTATTAATAACATGGTAGCTTTACGTAGCGATACGTATCGAAAAACCTTATATATGCTGGAAACTCCTAAAGCTTTAAGTACCAAAGTGTAACAATTTTAAAGATGTAACAATGGACAATCAGCAGATTAATTATTGTTTGTGATAATATATAATATATGGAGGTGAAAATAAGATGGGAAAACAAAAAGAAATATCAAAAGAAGAATTAATTTTAAAAGTAAGAGATTTTTATAACAAAAATAATAAGATAAATATTAGAGATTTTAAAAATTCTAATAATTTACCGTCTATTCAATATATCTTCAAAAAATTTGGTATAAAGTCAATTGTTGATATATATAAATTTTGTGATTTAGAGTTAAATAGCACCAAAATCAATTTTGCTAAAAGGAAAAAGTATAAAATAGAAGATGTTGAAAATATTTTTAAAGAGAGAGGTTGCAAATTATTAAGTAATGAATTAAAAAATGGTGTTTTTTCAAAGGTAGAATATATTTGTGAATGTGGTAATAAATCTGAAGTTAAATTAAGTGATTTTATAAATAAAGATATCAGGTGTATAAAATGCGGTATAGAGAAAAATGTTAAACAAAGGCGAATAACAAAAGAACAAATAGTTAATGTTTTTGAAAAACATGGATGTGAGTTATTAAGTAATTATGTAGATTATAAAAATGGAGCAGGCTTACTAAAATTTAGATGTAAATGCGGAGAAATAGATCATAAAAGTTTATCTGCATTTCAATTAACTCCTCACTGTAAAAAATGCAACAAAACTATTAAATTAGAAAATCACTATTGTTGGAAGGGTGGAGTTACGCCTTTACATGAATATTTACGTAGACATTTAAATGAATGGAAAAGAGCTAGTATGAAGGCTTGTAATTACAAATGTGATATAACAGGCGAAAGATTTCAAGTTATCCATCATTTATATAACTTTTCAGATATAGTTAAGGAAACATTAAAAGAAGTGAAATTAGATTATAAAGAAATTGGTGAATATACTAAGGAAGAATTATTTTTATTAGTAGAAACTTGTAATAAATTACATAATAAATATGGATTAGGTGTGTGTTTAACGGAAAATTTGCATAAAGAATTTCATAGTATATATGGAATTGGAAATAATACACCAAAACAATATTATGAATTTAAAGAAAATAAATTAAAAATAAGCAATAATTAATCTCAACGACTATCGAAACCACGTAGAAATACGGAAGGGAGTAGAGTACAGCCAAGTGGTAAGGCAAAGCCGTAATTAGGTGATAATAAGACCTTTTAAATGGAAACGTAAGGCATCTCAAAATGAGATGATGATATAGTCTCGTCTTATAGTGAAAGCTATAGAAGTTCATAAGAGAACTGCAAGAAATTAACGACTTCTTGTGAAGAAAACGGATGCAAGTAGAAAGAACTGTCCTCAAACTTTTTCACCTAACAATTGGGCTAGATGGTATGACTTTAAAGCAAGATTAGAAGGTAATAAAGTTTCAAGTATAACAACTATCAAAAAAGATAATCCTTATTGCTTTTACGAAAGTGATATAACTAAAACCAATGCAACTATAGTTGGTGAAGGAAATATTCAAGTATTAGATGATAAATGTAATCCAATAGAAGGTAGATATATTTCTAGCTTAGATAAAATATTTGTATTAGGAATATATCCTTCAAGTAAATTTATAGAAGTAATTTATCCTAGTGGAGATAAAAAATATCATGCTTATATTTCTATAGAGAATTATAATAGAATATCTTTTGATTATCATATGGAGTATCAAAATGATGATGGAGATACATATGTATGGTGGAGTTCAGAAAATGTAAATAAAACAGAACATGATGAAGTGTTAAAACCTAATAAAAAAGCTTCTCCTATGTATAGAGAAAATGGATGGTTGCGTATAACATTTTATAGAGAAGACGGAACTCCAACAGATGGATATGTTAGATATGAAGGACAACAATCAGAAAGATTCTATGAAGAGGCTAAAGTTAAACAGGGCATAGTTAAAGTTAATAGTTATCTTAATGTTAGAGATGATATTGATGGAAATATTATAGGAAAAGTATTTAATAATGAAAAAATTACTATAGTATGGACTGAAACAGGGTGGTATTATATAGAATACAACACTTCTCATGGCAAAAAAAGAGGATATGTTGATGCTAAATACGTAGAAGTGGAATAAATATTGGAGGATTTAATATCCTCCTTTTATATATGGAGGTTATTAATTTATGACTTTAGAAGAAATTATACAAGAAGTTGATGATGGTGGAGTTTTTATTGGAGAATATGAGTATATAAAAAAACTTTTAAAATATATAGATAGTGAGATAAATGTTCCTTTTTCACTTATTCATCATAAAGCTATAGAATTTAAAAAAAATAACAATGATTATGTTATTAATTTATGTAAAAAATAAGACAATTATAAGGAGGCAATATATGGGAATATATTTTATAAATGACTGCTCTGAGGAAATGAATGTTAAATTACAAAAAAGTTTAAAAGATGTAAATGATTTAGTAGATAAAAACAATAAAAGTTTAAAACAAGCTGTCGAAATAAGCAATAAATATAACGAAAAACTTAAAGAAAGTACGGAGAATATAGAGTTACAATATGCTTCTAAGCTTAATAAAGTTGATTTTAAAATAAATGAGGTAGCTAATAAAGGAACTACTGTAGAGGTTATAGAAAAAGCAACTAAAGAAGAAATAGATAGACAGATACAAGATGGTACACTTGCAAATATGACTGTAATAGATAAAAGTATAAACAATGCAAAATTAAGTAACGGAGCTGTAGATATGAATATTCTTTCTGAAGGAATCTTTGGTTCAGATTGCTATTCTATTTTTGGAGAAGCTGGGAAAAAAGAATTTATATTTAAAGGTACTTATAAGGAATGTAACGGAGATAATAAAATAAGGTTTTTATGCTATACAGAGATAAGCACACAGGCGGACATAATTATCTTTGCTAATAATTCTGGAGATAACGCAGGATTTGAGAATGAACAATATAGAAAAACTATACAATTAAATAAAGGATATAATTTAATAGAAGAAAACTTATCTTCTTTTATACAAAGTGGTTTTTCTACTTATTTACTTTACTTTAATTGTACATTTAATAATTCTAAAATGTATTTTAGAAAAGATATTTACATTGACGGAATACAAATAAATGAATTAACTCAAAGAACAGTAGGTTCGAGCGTATCAAATACTGACTTCTTACCTAGTTATTTAATAACATCTAAAAACTTTACAGAGGAGATAGAGGGGGTTAATAAACAAATAATAAATTCCATAGAAAATCATTATTCCGATGAAAATAAATCTCTACAAGTAGACTTTAAAGAAACTGGAAAAAATACTTTTATACTCACTTTTGATAGTTCTGAGTTAAAAAGTATACTAGGAAAAGCAAAAGGTGAAGTAATTACCACTTTAGAATTTAAAGATACACAAGATTTAAACTATTCTGATGTAATGATTTGGTACTCTAATGCCTATTCAGGTGGCTATACCGCAAATGACGGTGCAGGTAAAATAAAATCAAATATAGTTAAGCATGGTATAAGAACTATTATTACTAAATCACCAAATCCTTGTGATTTAAATGAACATCCTTACTTAAAACCTTTTATATCTTTTAATGTAAATAAACCATGTATTCTTGATTTGAGAATAAAAATAGAAATAGACGGTATAAATATACTACCTAAACTTAAAAAAGTTGAGCAATGGGAGGGAAGTCTTACTACAAAGGAAAGAATTAATCCAAATTGGCTTATTAATCAATCAACTATAGATAATTTAAAACAAGAAATAGATAATAAAATTTCTAGTTTGGGATCTCCAAGTAATAGGTGGGCAGGAAAAAGATATTTAGCATTAGGGGATAGTATAACTTTTGCAGATGGAAATAGCGAAGATAACGGTAAAAGGCTTAAAGGATATCAAAGAATTTTAGCAGAAAAATTAGGTATGGAACTAACTACTTTTGCAGTAGGTGGAATGGAGCTTACACATGGTCTACGAGGATATTTTTCTAGTGATTACTTACAAAACTATGTTAAAAATGCAGAAGTAATAAGTATTTTAATAGGCACAAATGACTTTGGTACTAACCAACCGTTAGGAGATATTACTAAATACAATTCTATTTCTTTTAACGAAGAATATATAGGTAGCTATCAATATATGCTTAAAAAGATCTTTGAATGGAATCCTAAAGCAACAATAATAATATTAACTCCTACTCATAGAAGCAATGGAGAAGATCCTAATACACAAGGTTTAACATTATTAGATTATGTTAATGCAACAAGAAAAGTAGCCGATTTTACTTCTTGCAAATGTATAGATCTGTATAGTTATGGCGTTATAAATACATTAAATTATAATGAATATACAATAGATGGGTTACACCCAAATCAAGTAGGACATAACTTATTAGCCGAAATTTGTTATAAAGTCATGATGAATTATTAAAAAAGAAAAGTTTGTATTGAAATATATAAAAGGAGAGATATTTTTATGGAAAATAAAACAGTATTAGTAAAAGAAAGATTAAAGAACCCCGCATTTTGGTTTGGTATGCTTGGTGTAGTTTTTAGTGCATCAGGAGTGGATTTTAATACTTTAACTTCATGGGGACTACTAGGAAAAGCACTATTAGATATATTAGAAAATCCAGTTGCTATAGTTGCTATACTTATGGCAATGTATGGTATATGGAATAATCCAACAACAAAAGGTTTTAAAGATATAAAATAAAAATATAAAATATATAGGGTAGAAATACAACTACCCTATTCTACTCTATATTTGAAAGGAGTGATTTTATTTGAGATGGAGTAATGGGAAAATGGTTTATACAGATGCAAGAATTTTTAATACCACTACTACTCTACAAAGGGAATCTATAATATTAGATAAATATTTTGATAAGAAGAAAGAAAATATTGGAGCTATGACAATCAAAAGTAATAAAGATTGTGATATTACTTTAGTTTGGCAAGACAAAGATAGGAATAAAGAAAAACAATATCCAAAACACTTAAATGCTAATATAATATATACTTTTGAAGATTTAGAAAATTTCAATGATGTTATATATGAAGGTGAAATTGGAACAATATTTAATATAGCTTTATCAATATAATAATATCTATTCTGTTGAATTTTTAAATTTTAAATCGCTTTTATATTATAATTTACTAGATTGTATTGATTTTAAAATTTGATTTTTCAACAGAATTCATTTACATCTCATTAGGTAAATATTTTACAATTTAACTTCGTAAAATATAGATTTTACGAAGAAAATATGTTATAATATAGTAAATTAGAGGTCAAAATGAGGTGTTTTAAGGTGATATATGAACAAAATGTTAATGAAATAATTTCAAATAATATATTTAATAGTAAAGATATGGATAATTTAAATGATATATATAATAATTATGATAGTTTAGGAGTTGCTAGAGATTATGAAAATTACATAGAACATATTTATATTTTTTACAATAAAATGAACATGTCTGTAGATGAAATAGCGAACATATACAAAAAAAATAAAAGAATTATCCAAATGTGGGTTGAAGAATTAAAATTAGATAGCTTCAATTCTGATGAAAAAATGAATTTGAACGATAATTCAAACATACAATTAGAGTTGAATAAAAAAGTTGAAATTAAAAAAATAGAGGAAAACAAACTACCTAAAAGAGTTGATGATTTTGTATCTTATTTAAAAAATATCAAAGAACAAAGTCCTAATACTATAAAAAATTATACATATGACTTAACATTGTTATTTAAGTATCTAGTTGGAAGAAATCAAGATGTTGAGGAGAATTATGATAATGTTGACATAAGATATGTTGATGATAATTTTATAAGAAATATAACATTATCTGATTTATATGATTTTTTAAATTATGTAGAAATAGACAGAAAGAATAGTGCTTATGCAAAAGCTAGAAAGGTTGCTACTTTAAAATCTTTCTTTAAGTTTTTAAATGTAAAAATGAAAGTAATAGATGAAAACCCTACAATAGAATTGGAAACTCCAAAAATAAAGAAAAGACTTCCAGTTTATTTAACCTTAGATCAAAGTAAAAAAGTTTTAGAATCTATGAATAAAGGAAAGAAATATTATAGTAGAGATTATTGTATATTTGTACTATTTTTAAATTGTGGAATGAGATTATCTGAATTATGTAATATAAAATTAAAGGATATAAAAGAAGATACTATAACTATTATAGGTAAGGGAGATAAAGAGAGAACAGTTTATCTAAATGAAGAATGTATAAAAGCAATTAATAATTATTTAAAAGATAGAAAAGAATTAAATAATTACAATGAATATTTATTTTTATCAAAAAGAAAAACACAGATAACAGCAAGAGCGGTTGAAGATTTAGTAAAAAAACACATAGAGAACGCAGGATTTAAAGATAAAAAATATACTCCTCACAAACTTAGACATAGTGCAGCTACAATGTATTTAAAAGAAGGGGTAGATATAAGATTTATCCAAGAGATATTAGGACATGAAAATATATCTACAACTCAAATATATACTCATGTAGATGATGTAGAATTAAGAAAGATAGTGAATGATAGTCCATTATCAAAATAAAATAAATTTGAAAATTATTGAAGAATCAAGATTAATTTCTTGGTTCTTTTTTATTTATATAAAAACTATTAGAAAGGAAGCGATGATTAATGGCTTTAAATATGGATAGGTTAAATAAATTTTTAGATTATTTGGAATTAAAATGTATAGATAATATTTCAAAGATTAAAACATATAGTACATCTGACAAGATTTCATTTCAAGATAAAAATGGATATTTGTATTTTCTTAATATTCAAAATTTATCAACTTTATATAGAAGAAAAACTAAACCTGCAATATTTTTTCAACATAATATTTATACTTACAATAATATTAATAATTATTTAAAATTGAACAATATTCCTTTAAAGTTAATAACTAAAAATCCTCAAAATGCTACATATAAAATGCAATGGGAGTGTTTGATACATAATATATTTTTTCAAAGAAGCTGGAATGTTATAAAAAATGGCTCAATTCTTTGTCCAGAATGTGAGAAAATTTCATTTAGGGAAAGTAGATGTAATAAGATTAAAGATATAATTGAAAAAGCTTTAAAAGATTATAATATTCAAATTTTAGCTAATAAATACATCAACAATGAAGAGAAATTACCTTTTATATGTAATAAACATAGAGATGAGGGTATTCAATATAAAAGTTGGGGTGGAATGATATCAAAATCACATCCTTGCATTTATTGTTCTAAAGAAAAACAATTATCTAAAATTAGATATTCACATGATGAATTTATAGAGAAAGTAAATAAAATACATGGTGATAAATATAAAGTTATATCTAATTACATTAAAGGTAGGGATCATATCAAAGTATATTGTAACAAATGTAATAGTATTTTTTCTATTCGTGCAAGTCACTTATTAGAAGGACACGGTTGTGGATTATGTACAAAATCTATTGGTGAAGAAACTATAAAAAATATTCTAGATAGACATAAAATAAAATATAAAAGAGAATTTAGATTTAATGATTGTAGAAAAAGTAAACCTTTACCATTTGATTTTTATTTAGAAGATTATAATTTATGCATTGAGTATCAAGGAGTTCAACATTATAAGCCAGTTGAAATTTTTGGTGGAATTGAGCAATTTAATAAACAAAAAGAAAACGATAGCTTTAAAAGAACTTATTGTAAAACTCATAATATAAATTTGTTGGAAATACCTTATTTTGAAAGCAATATAGAAGATATGCTATTAAATAAAATAAATACAAAGGAGGAATTCTAAATGACAAAAACTAATATAGAAAAAAATATGGTACGTGAAAGAGCTTTAAAGTTACCTGTGGTCACTGATGAAATGTACAATGAGTGTAACTATGAAAACAGAGAAATGGTGCAAGAATTTTTTGAAGTTAAGTCTCAATTAAGCAAAGATACTAGAACTCAATATAAATCTGGATTAAGACAATTTGTATATTGGTTACATACTAGCTGTAATGATAAGCCTTTTCATAAAGTAAAGAAAAGAGATTTTGTAAGATATATGAGTTATTTGGTTAATAGAGGGATGTCAAGTAGTGCTTTAAAATTTAAAAAATCATCTGTATCATCTTTATGTGGATATATAGAAGATGTAGTATCAGAAGATGATGAAATGAAAGAATATAAATCTTTTAGAAATTTTACAAAAGCATACAAAGATATACCTAGAAACTATGTTTATGAAAAAATTCCTATATCAGAAGAGGAATATAAAATATTGATAGATGCATTAATTGATGATGAAAATTATATGGGTGCTGCATGGGTTGCTTGTGCATTTAATTGTGGTGCAAGAAGAGGAGGTATTAGACAATTTGAATCATCAATAGCCGAACAAGAAATACCAGAGGGGAAAACTTTTGTTTATTCTAATTATGTAAGAGAAAAAGGTCGTGGTTCTGATGGTAAGAGAGTTCATTATATGGTTAATGAAGAAGCTTTAAGATATATTAAGTTATGGCTAGAAAAAAGAAGATATAATCATAAGTACATATTTACATGCAAATATAATGGAGAAATTCATATGATTAGCAGAGAATGGGCAAATGAATTTTGTGCCAATACTTTATCTGATATATTAGGTAGAAGGATAAATGCACATTTATTTAAAGGTTCATGTATAACAAATCTTTTATCAAAGGGTAAAGATATAAAAGTTGTATCAAAATTTGTAGCGCAACACAATAACATCTCGACTACGTCATCATTCTACGATCTTAGAAATAATGATGAGGAAGCAAACCAATTATTTAGTTAAAACCTTCTAATCAAGTAATTTATATTTGACTTGAGAGGAGGTGACAACAATGGAAAAAATTATAATGGAGGCAATAGATAAACATGGTTTTCCTATTGTAATGTGCCTCTTAATAGGATATATAGCTTATAAAATAGTAACAGATAGAATTAAAAAACAAGATGAAAGAATAGATAAAATGGAAAATCGTAATCAAGAAGATAGACAATGCTTTTTAGATGAGATTACAGCTTTAAAATTAGAAAATAAAGAAGATAAACATATGTTTAAAGATGCCATGAATTTATTTAGAGAATCAGTTAATGAGTTTAAAAGCTTTAATAAAGAAATAAATTCAAAAGTTGATTCCATTCAAGATGATGTTAAGATCACTAAAGATGACATTACAGAAATAAAGCAAATCATAGAATATAAAGCTAAAGAAAAATAAATTAAAAAAGAGTAGAAGAAAACTCTCCTACTCTCAATACAACAAAAGACAATATAAAAATTGTCATATTTATTATAATATTTTTTATTGTTAAAGTCAAGGGTAGAATTATTAAATTAGTTCTACCCTATTTTTTTGCCTTTTTATTTAGTCTTTCCTGTAGTACCAAATCCTCCCCTATTTTCATTATCAAGTCTTTCAACTATATTAAACTTTATTTCAGGCATTGATTTTTGAATTCTAAATTGACCTATTTTATCCCCTTTTCTTATCCAAGTACCCATGACAGTAACTTTATTATCTTCAATATTAACTTTTTCTGTTGTTTTTGCTATTGTACATTGTACTGGAAAATGCCATTGGTCATTATCTCCTATAAACGTATCATCCACAATACCAACGCTATTAGTTTGTATAATTCCCCAAGTTTTAAAAGTTGAACTTCTAGGTGCTAAAT